CAGATATACCGCTGAATCCACTTGTACCACTGAATCCACTTGTACCGCTGAAGCCACTTGTGCCGCTGAAGCCACTTACACCTGATCCACTGAAACCACTGAAGCCACTTACACCGCTGAAGCCAGATATACCGCTGAATCCACTTACACCGCTGAATCCACTTACACCGCTGAAGCCACTTGTGCCGCTGAATCCACTTGTGCCGCTGAAGCCACTTGTGCCGCTGAAGCCACTTACACCTGATCCACTGAAACCACTGAAGCCACTTACACCTGATCCACTGAAACCACTGAAGCCACTTACACCGCTGAAGCCAGATATACCGCTGAATCCACTTACACCGCTGAATCCACTTACACCGCTGAAGCCAGATATACCGCTGAAGCCACTTGTGCCGCTGAAGCCACTTACACCTGATCCACTGAAACCACTGAAGCCACTTACACCTGATCCACTGAAACCACTGAATCCACTAACACCGCTGAAACCACTTACGCCACTGAAACCACTTCTACCGCTGAAGCCAGATATACCGCTGAATCCACTTGTTCCACTGAATCCACTTGTTCCACTGAATCCACTTGTTCCACTGAATCCACTTGTACCACTGAAACCAGATGTACCGCTGAAACCAGATGTACCGCTGAAACCACTAAAGCCAGATGGACCTTGTATTGGTCCAACATTACTCCAAGTATTGTCTCCGTTACTTACTGCTCCATCACCTGCATTGTATCCGCCACCTGAATTAAGAATGACATAAAGAGTTCCTATCGGAGTACCATTTGGTAAATAAGTATAATCTATTACTGATCCAGCAAGAGTAACAGAATTACCACTAAATCCACTTACACCACTGAATCCACTTACACCACTGAATCCACTTACACCACTAAAACCGCTTCTACCACTAAAACCACTAACACCACTGAATCCACTTACCCCTGAGCCGCTGAAGCCGCTGAAGCCACTGAATCCACTTACACCACTGAATCCACTTACGCCACTAAAACCACTTATACCTGATCCAGTTGATCCACTTACACCACTAAATCCACTTACACCACTGAATCCACTTACACCACTGAATCCACTTACACCAATCGATCCACTGAAGCCAGATGTACCGCTAAAACCAGATCTACCGCTAAAACCACTAAAGCCGGATGGACCTTGTAATTGTCCTATATTACTCCAAGTATTGTCTCCGTTACTTACTGCTCCATCACCTGCATTGTATCCGCCACCTGAATTAAGTATAATGTAAAGTGTTCCTGCCGGGGTACCGTTTGGTAAATAAGTATAATCTATTACTGATCCAGCTATTGTAACTGAAGTCCCACTGAATCCACTTCTGCCACTGAATCCACTTATACCACTGAATCCACTTGTTCCAGATACCCCACTGAATCCACTTCTGCCACTGAATCCACTTACACCGCTAAATCCACTTTCACCAGCTGTCCCCGAAAAGCCACTTATTCCAGAAAAACCGCTAGATCCACCTAAACCACTGAATCCACTTCTTCCACTGAATCCACTTTCACCAGATGTCCCTGAAAATCCACTTACGCCACTGAATCCACTTGTACCTACACCACTGAATCCACTAACTCCACTGAAGCCACTTACACCGCTGAATCCACTTCTACCACTAAAACCACTTACACCGCTAAAGCCACTTACACCACTGAATCCACTTTCACCAGATGTTCCAGAAAAACCACTGAATCCACTTGTACCTGTACCGCTGAATCCACTTACGCCACTGAATCCACTTGTACCTACTCCACTGAATCCAGATGTGCCACTAAATCCAGATGTGCCACTGAATCCACTTCTACCACTAAAACCACTGGTACCACTGAATCCACTTGTTCCGCTGAATCCACTTACACCACTAAAACCACTAAAACCACTTTCACCAGATGCCCCTGAAAAGCCACTGAATCCACTTGTGCCACTAAATCCACTTGTGCCACTAAATCCACTTGTGCCGCTGAAGCCACTTGTGCCACTAAATCCACTTCTACCACTGAAGCCACTTACACCACTGAATCCACTTTCACCAGATATCCCTGAAAAGCCACTTAACCCGCTTAGACCACTGAATCCACTAGTACTTGCGCCACTTTCACCACTTACGCCACTGAATCCACTTATACCTAATGCACCCGAAAATCCGCTTGTACCGCTGACGCCAGATGGTCCTTGTATTGGTCCAACATTACTCCAAGTATTGTCTCCGTTACTTACTGCTCCATCACCTGCATTGTATCCGCCACCTGAATTAAGTATAATGTAAAGAGTTCCTGCTGGAGTGCCATTTGGTAAATAAGTGTAATCTACTACTGAACCTGCTAGAGTAACAGAAGTACCATTTAATCCACTTATACCACTGAATCCACTTGTTCCACTGAATCCACTGAAACCACTTATACCTGAACCACTAAAACCACTGGTACCAGATCTGCCACTGAATCCACTTCTACCACTAAATCCGCTTATACCTGATGCTCCACTAACTCCGGATGGACCTTGTATCGGCCCAATATTACCCCAAGTGTCGTCCCCGTTACTTACTGCTCCATCACCTGCATTGTATCCGCCACCTGAATTAATAACAATATAAAGTGTTCCTGCCGGAGCACCATTTGGTAAAAAAGTGTAATCTGGTACTGTACCTGCAAGTGTTACTGAGGTTCCATTTAATCCACTTGTACCACTGAAGCCACTTATACCGCAAAAACCACTAATACCACTGGTACCTGATGCACCACTTGTACCACTCGCACCTGATGCTCTTAAATACAACTCATCAAAATTTTGTTGGGTTTTTTGGAAAGCTGTGCGTATAGCATCAGCGTTGATGTCGTTTGGAAATGAACCAAAATCAATATTTTGTTTAGCCATGCTTATATTTATCTTTTGTAAATAAAATTATCTTATGGTAAACCCAGCAATGTTGCTGGGTTAGTTTCTAAATTTAAATAGAATTATCTGAGTCCTGCTAATTTTTTCCAATCACCAATAGATTCATTAGTAGAATATCCCATTCTATCGTTTTGTCCTGCAATTACAGGGATAGTAGTTTGTCCTGTTGATTTAGGTTTATTCAAACCACCTGCAATTGTTTGGATCATGAACTCATCATCAGTTGTGAATGTTTCTTCTTTGAACTCTTCAAGACTTTGCCCTGCATCATTTGCCCATTCATTCAACTCTTCCTCTACATTTTGAGTTGCTAATGCTTGATCTTCGGCTGCTTCGGCTTCTTCATCAGCAGTAGTTTCGGCTGCATCTGTATCAGGAGGATTGTCTTCACTTACTTGAAATTCACGTTGTTCGTCATTTTCAACTTCATCAACTTGTTCCTCGTGATCACATCCACAATCACTTTCATATTCACCGCATGAATCACAAGTTTCTTCCTCTTCACCTTCTTCATCAGCGTAATCTTGACTGTCAGATTGACCTGTTAGTTTTTTCATGATTGACATCATTCCATCATGATCACCTACCACTTCAATATCCCCATGTGATTCTTTACCTTGATCACTTGCACCATAATCACTAGACTGTTGATCGCCGAACAAGCCTAAACCAGCAGTTTTAATCAAGCCTAAAAGTTGTTCAGCTTCCGCATCTTGAGCAGTAACGCTTACTGAGTCAGGCATTCCTTGTTGACCTTTGCTTATAGAAACAGTCATACCTTCATCAACTTGTTCACTTTCTAAAAGTGCCTGTAGTTGATTATCTAAACTTTCAAAGAAACTATCAGTTTCTAATACTTCTGTGTCTTTGAATGTTTGTCCAAATGCCTTGAATGTATCACCTGGTGTGGTGCTTGCCTTATGTCTCATGTATTCTGTTCTATCCATTTCATACATGTCCATTTCGTCTTCTAGTGTAGGCATTGCTGCACTTGCCATTCCAGAAACTGTTGCTGGTGGCATTGCTGGTGCAGTTTCGTATACACCCTGACCATAGCATTCATCTAAACCTTCTTTGAAGCCTTCATGATATTCTCTTGCTTCATCCATATCTTCATAACGGCAATTGTATCCTTCTTTTGCTAGTGCGTGTGATTTACCCATTAGTCTAGCAGCAGAATGTCTATGTGAACTTTCAGTAACTTTTTTCTTTTTCTTGTCACTTGCTGCTTTTTTCATAGATTCTTTTTTGTTTTTATCTTTATCAATATCTAAGAAATCAGGCTTAGCTTTTTTGCCTTCAAACGTTTTATCGCTTCTACCGGCACCTAAACCTGCACCCATGTCCATTTGATCAGATGGAATGTCTGCTTCCGCCACACCTTGCTCTTTATATTTTTTAGAAGTACTTGGATCTTTTACAAAACGATTGAAGGCACTTTGTGGATTACCCTTGTCACTATTCTTAATATCGAGATAACGTGTAGCACCATTCTTCATGGTAATTTTTATTGCCCCTGGTCCAAAATAATCATTAGTAGTCCAACTTGCAGTACCTACTACTTGACCTGTTTTGTTATTAATAATTTCGTAATCTGTATCTTTTCGTGTCATATCAACACTGCCGAAATCCTCTGGATCACCTGGATGAAATGTTTTTTCAACATTAGTTTTCTTTAGTGAATAGCCTTCCGCCACACCTTCATTGGCTTTTCTTAGATTTTTAAGAACCGCACCTGCAACACGTTCGCCTGCTGCCTTTGAACCATAACGTTTGCCTGCACTTGTAGCGATCTTACTGAATTGCTTACCTGGCTTACCGATATCTTTTCCTGCTCTTGCTTTTTTAGCAGAATAATCACCTTCTTTTTCCTTCATTGGTTGTGTTCCAGTTGGTGCTTGACCTGTTGCACCTGCAGCTGGTTGAGTTGAAGTTTGTGCAGTAGTTTGTACAATTTGTACATCTTTTGGATCTATGCCACCTAACATTTTTTGAACTGCTGGATTTTTGCTAGTTAAAACACCTGCTCCAACTTGTTTGTTTTGTGGATTCATCATAGCTAGAGGTTTCATCCCTGGAGGTACATTTTCTGAAACAACTTTCATCCAATCTTTCAATGAAGATTTTTTATCAGTACCTTCTGCTACACTTTCTTCTTTCATAGTATGTTTTACACTGGCTTTACCAGGTAATTTCTTTGGTTTATTACCAACAATCCAACTCTGTAGTGTATCAGTATCCCACTTCTTTACCTCACCAGTTTCGCTATCAGCACCTTTCTTAGGACGACCACGACCACGTTTTGCGGCTGGTTCAGCTTTCTTTTCATCGTCATCTTTGTCAGGGTTAGTTTCTGGATCATAGCCGCCATAACGTCCTGGTTTGGCTTTGTGTTTTACACCTGTCTTTGTTTCTTCTTTAGCCTCAGACAATTGGTTTAATTGGTCTAATAATGATTTAAAATCCATTTTATTTTCCTTTAATTATCATGCCATAGCGCCTGTCTTTGGCTTAGGCGGTCTTGTAATTGTGCTCATTGGACTCTTTGCACCTTTAACATCTTGTGGTATAGCTTTAAATGGGTCAAAACTATCAGGTGTCTTTTTACCTTCATATGGAATATCAATCTTACTGTTCTTACCTTGATCTTTAATTGAATTCAAATAACTTTGACTATAAGCTTTACTAGCTTCTTTGCCATTATCAGCCATTTCTTCATGAGTAAGAACTGGACTTTCTTTCATTTGATTTGCAAATTTATCAGCTTCAAGATTGATACTATCATCAAAATCTGTAGATATAGCACGTACCATGTTTACATTATAACCACATAACTGTGCGATTTGTTGTATCATAGGTTCAGTTGCTGGATATCTAAAATTAGCTTTGATTATAGTTACACTTTGATTTTCTAATCCAGGAAAACCATAAGGTGATTTTTGAATAGGAGTACTAGACGGGCTACTTATTTCAATAGGATCGAACTTGTTTAGATTGTATTTAAACAAATCCAAAAAGTTTTTATCCACATCACCGGCAATTTTAATCGTGTAATTGTATGTTTTAACACTTTCGGTTATAAACTGTTTTAAACCACGCATAAGAATCCTTACATTAATATAATAGTATTTATCACTCTTACTAAGATTTTGAGGCTAACATCTTAAGTAACTCATTGCGATCTAATGCTTTACCTTCACCAACTGGAGTAGATTCAACTTCTTCTGCTTTAGTTGCAAGCTTTGCATCTAGCATAGCTTTTTTTAACTGCAACTCAATTGTTTTTAATTTTTTGTTTACTTTTGCTGTTTTAGCAGTTATCGCATGACCTAACATATTGCTAGCTACACCAAATATCTCAGCACTAAATCTACTATCAACTTGCATACCTAACTCATGCAAGTTTTTATAACTCTCTATAGCTAAATTAGCTAAGTTGTCAAATTCAGTATCACTAGCTTCAAGACCTCTAACTTGCGGCAATGCATTTTCTATTTTTTCAATATTAGACAACGTTTCTGCTACATTCTCTCGTTGTTCTTCAACAATAGGAGTCAATAATGAATTTTCTTCATCGGTTGGTAATTCAAATAATTCAGCTAATTTTTTAGACATCTACTATTTATTAACAATTTAAAGTTTGGGTAAATTATTTTCTACCGTTATGAAACAATTGATCTTCATTCAAAACTCTAAATCCATAGCCTTGACTTTTACAATATGCTGCTGCTGACTGCCATTTTGCATGATTAATTGCAATTACGGCTCTGTCTTTTACACTCATTGCTTTATTTTCCATCAAACTTTGTTTTTTTGGTTTTATTTCAACTATCTCAGCTAATCTTTTTCCGTATTTGTTTTCATAGACTACGAAAAAATCAGGTATATAATTAGCTGGTTTACCTGTCAAAGGATGTTTATAAGGTATAGTTATGCTTTCACTTGCCCAATACAATATGTTATTGTTAGAATCTAAAAAATTCATGAATGCCATTTCCCAACCAGAACGATAACGAGGTTTGTGATTCCCTACATATTTCTGTGGGTTTTTAGGAGTGAATATACCTTGTGCCCATCTAGTCATAAGACTACATTTCTTGCTACAGGTTGAACTGGTTTAGGAATAACGTTTATACCGTATAAAGAAGTTTTAGACTTTATACCATTTAAATAGTAACAAATTTTTGCGTTCATCTGCAATTGATTATTAGTACCTTTGATTTCTCCTAATAAATCTAAAACGTTAACACCGGTAACACTTGCAATTCTACACAATATCGCAGTGAAATTATTAGCTATAGTTTCTGAAGGACAAACGCCAACAAAATAACTACGCACAACATCATATTGATTCGCTGAAACAGAAATATTTGAATTGTAAAAACTATCAAATATTTTTATAGTTCTGTCTAAAGAATTTCTATCTTCGGTTATAGTTGCCATAATTAAGTTATATTTTGAAAGCCAGCGACTGGTTCAAAAGTCACAGGTCTAGGTCCAATCACAGTTCCTGCTGTAGGAGATCCTGCTGCAGGATTGGGAGTAGAAAAATTTATAGGGAAAAGTGAGTTTACATTTCTGTTAAGTTGAGTATTATCACGCTGTGTTAATGTAAACCCTAAAATAGACTGCTCCTTATTTGTTTTAATCAAATAAGGATTTTTTTGATAATTGTATGCTACATTTGCTTGATTGTTGTTCATTTTATCTTTGTGTAATACTGTCTATTATAAATCCACCATTAGCAGGTACAGTTCCGTCATTCATTTGAACTAATCTATTTTCACCTGGTTTAGTTATGGGACTTAAAGTTTTGTCGTAATTAGCTTCTAATCCAAATCCTGTTACTATGTTTTGTGGATCTTGACCATCCATTGCACCTTGATTATATATTACAGTTTCATAACCTATGTTCATACCAATTTCCATTGTTCCCCCACCTTCACTATAATTATATGTATCATGATTTAATCTATTGATTATAGGATTTACTAATGTATATGAGGTAAATTTGTGTTGATTGAATCCAAAAATTGTAATATATTTGAAAAACGCTTTTTTAAAGGCCGATTGCGTTGTTGTTTCACCGATATAACCCCAACTTGTACTGTCATTTATATCAGGTGAATAAATGTTTTTTCTACTTTCAGGAGTTGTAGTTGCACTTTCAGGTGGAGTATATCCTCTACTACCAATGAATTGCATATTTTTATAATTCAAACTATCTTTGTAATAGTATGTGTAATACTGATTCCATAATCCTGTTATTAAATTACTACTGTCGTCATGGAATATAATATCAATATTTTCGTATTTTATTTTAGTTTGTACTATTCTTTTGCGGTTATATTGATTTAATTCTTGTGTAGTTACTTGAAAACTAGGCAATTTAACTGTTTTTACTAAAACACCAAATGGCTGGTCAGACGCTAAAGGCCCCAGTGTACCGTTGTTGTACGAATTTTCATTTAATGCAAAATATACATGAAATAAAAATTTAAGTTTGGGTGCCTTAGCATAATTACCGCCCCTAAATATTTTAGAGGCGTGTGTAAAATCACGTAATGTAATTGTCATTATTTTGTAGTGGTATTAAGCCCCGTCACCTGTAGCAGTACCTAAATCAGAACCTCTAGCCGGTTGAAATTCTTCACTTATTCCGCCGCCTACTGTTTGTATTGCATTATCATATTGAACAGTAAGTGCAATAAGTACAGCTTCACTTGTACCATAATTTACTGTGTTGTAGTTAACGGCAGTCAAAAAACAACCTTCAAGATCCCATTCTTCAAGTACGCCTGGATTAAATGCACCATTTGCACCATCTAGCATTTGTAACTTGAGTCTAAATTTATAATCCGCCCCTGCTCTTGCACCTGATTGCTCTAACATATCTAACTGTGCTTGAACCTGTGCACCTACTTGTTTAGTAACTCCACCTTCAATATCATCACGTAAGTTTATTGACATGGTAGCCCATGTATGTTTACCTGCTATATAAACTGTAGAGTTATAAACTGGTAAATTAATTGTCTGAAAAGTTAAACTGGGTCTAGAACAATCAACTACTTGCCTTGTCAATACTGCTGTTTCTCCGCCACCAAAATTTTCAAAAACAAGCCTAAACCTATATTGTAATTTAGGCATCAAAAGAGTTTGATTGCCGTCACTGCCAACTGATAAATTCTTTAAATTTGCCATATTAGTTATCTCCTAATTTTATTTATCACATATAGAATGGGCTGTTACGCCCATTCTATTATAATGCTGCTATTTCTCCTGTGTTGAGAATTCTTACTGGTATGTAAATAAATTCAACAGCTTTAACCGGTTCAATTGCAACATCTACCCACAATTCATTTCTATCAATTCTTGCAGGCGTATTGTTTGATTCATCGCATATCACCAAATAATCATAGATACCACGTTTTGATTGTGTATCTAACATTAGAGTTGATATAACTCCTGAAATTTGTCCACGAGTTAATGAATCATTTGGTTCGAAGATAAACGGTCTTGCAGCAATAGTCAATTGTCTTCTTAAGTAAGCAATCAATCTTGCAACGTTTGTTCTATCCAATGCACTCTGTGAGTTGAAACTGGTCTTGTTGCCAAAATTCAACAAACCTTGACCAGTAAAGAATACTAATGGGTTGATAAAGTTTGTATACAATACATCTCTGATTCCCAAACTAGTTCTTACTACCTGGAATTCACCAGTTTGACGATTGACATATCCAATATTTGTAGCATTGTCAATTAAACCTCTACGTGTACCTGCTGCTGCAAACCAAGGATAAGCAATACTGTCATTTCTGATGAATGTTCTTAACATCATATGTGATGCAGGAACAGCAACTAAATTACCACTTAAATCACTTGCTATTCCACTTGGATAGAAGAGACCTAAATATGTATTTCTTGTTACTAATCCATCTTCACCTGTACTTGTTGCACCAGCAGTGTTATTAGCCCAAGCAGAAATTGCAGTTGCGTTATCAGCTAATCCCATTGGGGTATCGCCGATAATATAACCTGTTTCACCTCTGTCAGCATTCAATACAACCATGTTAGGTTGAAGTTCTGGATAGTTAGGTGCTGCTAGTAAGTTGAAGAATACATCTTCATCTCTAATAGTAACGTTAGTATCAATTGTTGCTCTCATTGCTTCAACAACCATTGCTCTTTGAGCCTTACGACCCATATAAGGAGCACCATTAGATTGTAATCCACTTACGCTTACCCATGTGTATGGGAACTCAGGTAAGTTAGCAGTATTAGTTGGATCACCTGCATCAAATGCACCTGCGTCAGGGAAGTTTGCATTGTTGAAATAATTTGAGTTAAATTCTTTCACATTATAACCTGATCTACGTGTGTTGAATAACAACATTCCAGTTGGATACAAACTTACATCTAGAACATCTAAATCAACATAATCACTTGTTAGCAAGCTTTTTATTGTTGGGATAGGATCATCTACTGGATTTATTGCACCAGATGATGACCAACGTGCATCAGCAAATACTATTCCACTTGGATTAGTTTGGTCGGTATTATCAATTAAAACCCATTGATCTACACCATCAGCTTGTTGCCAACGATAAATGATTGGATAGTTATCTAGATCACTTGTATCAATCCAAATATCACCATATACCAAATCAGTGCCATCGCTCTGTGTTGTTGGTGCACTTGCAGTGACAATTGGACCGTTAGGATCTGTGCTGTTGCTTCCTGTTAATGGGAATCCATTAAGGTCATAATCTTGATTTCTATAACCTCTCCAAGCGCCATCAAAATTTATCATGATGTCAACTTGATCTACTTCGCTGTAGAACCAATTTGTACCATTTGATGGTGTATTGACTGGTGCACCTTCATTTGCAGTATAAGCAAATTCTCTCCAGTTGCTTAGTTCTACTGCATAAAGATTATCTGGAGTACCACTTTCAAATGCGATACGTTGTACGTTTCCAGATCCACCTACTTGTAATACTGTAGCTACTAAATCATTAGTAGTAGTTTCACCTCCCAAAAGAGATCCATCTACAGTAACACTATCACCAACTACATAACCTGAACCAGCAGATCCGAAAGTATTTGCGTTAACAGTGTAATAACCATATCCTGATGCAATCGCAGTAATTGTTAAGCTACTACCAGATCCACCTGTTGTAGCTACCGCAGCATATGTTGTATTAAAAGCATTATAGTTTTTGACACCATCAGTAGTACCAGCTACGAAACCGGCTAATTCTAATAATGCACTTGATCTACCTATTCCAGCACCACTAGTAATCTTATCACTGAGGATAATAGAACCACCTGCAGTATGTATCAACTGTATTGCACCATCAGTAGTTACATTTGCGTCTGTATAAGGAATACCTGCAGCCAACCATTGTGTTACAAAATCAGTTGCGTCACTTATTCCAGCAAGACCAGGAACAGTATATGTTGTAGATAATGAAGAAGAACCTGGAGTTGAAACTTGAGCGGTCAATTGATATACAGGTTGTGCAACACCAGTTCCTGAACCAGTAGCAGTAGCAACGAAAACTGTGTTTAGGTTGTTATCAGCCGCACCGCATGCTGTCCATGTTGTAGAACCTACTGTAGTAATTTTGTATGTTCTTCCGATTTCCAAATCAGCAGGAGCAACTGTAGCTAAGAAATCTGGATTTTCTACTGAACCAGTAATTACTGTGTCACCAGATGCAAATCTTTCCCATAGATAAACAGGAGCAGTTGGGAATAAATTGTTGTTGAAATTGTATTGACCGTAAACTGTACCTGCTGGTATAGCCTGTCCACCGGTCGAATCTAGCGCAGCAGTAGCAGCAGCATCGCTTACTGCTAAAGATACTGTTTTGTTTTGCCAAGAAACTAAAGTACTATCCCATTCAGCCACAACTGGAGCTAAACCAGATCCACCTGCTTTTAACCAAACTGAGCCGTTTGGTCTAGAATATGTTTGACCTGTTTGCCATAATGGTTGTTGAGCACTTGTTCCCCATTGAACAATTGGACGATAATAGTTAGTTGCAGCAGTAATACCCAAAGTAGCTAGTGGTGTACCTGAAGTGTTTGCAAAACTTAAATATCTTGGGGTGCTTACAGGAGATCCTGATGTTGGGGTATTAACTTCTGGGTAAGTCAAGAATACACATAACTTACCATCACGAACTTCTGCTGTTAGATATGTCACAGCGAGGTTGTTAATGGCTGTAGCAACGGATTCGATATTTCCTGAAACTGCAACTGATAATGAAACATCACCTGATAAACTGATAGTGAAAGTACCTGTTATTGTTCCAGTTGGAGCTTCAGTTCCTTGAACAGTTGGAACATCTACAGCCCAATCATCAGATCCTAAAACTACCCAAACATTGTCTGTAGTCTTGTAAAAATATTGTCCTGCTTGTGCTGAAGCTGGAGCATATTCATTTATGTCTAACGCATTTACCGCATAATCACCGATATTGCCGATGCTTGCTATAGGTACACTGCCTGATAATGAACCGCTATCAGTAATTACTATTGGGCTTTGTAGTGTAAATTTACCAGTAGTTTTGTTCCACTGATATATTCCCCATGTTGATGTAGTAGCATTTAACCAATAACTACCTGCATCAGGAAGACCTGATGGTCTGCTTGTTTGACCTACTAAACTTGCCAAATCAATATCTGCTCTCAAAACAAAGCAACGATTTGTTACGCCTAACAATGAATATGCTGCCAATAGACCATACTCATTGAGTTCATAACCTTGAATAGGTGTACCATTTGATGTCTGATAGAAAAATGGTGTACCATATAGTGTTACTAGATCACGTTGACTAGTTACTTCAAAAACTCTTCCTGCATTTGCTGCGGTTGTAGCAGCAGCAACACCCACACCATTGGGGTCTGCTTTATCTTGTGCAGTAGCAACTAATACGAATGGTACTGAATTTGTTGGAGCTGGTAAATATTGACTTTGGTCAATTACACTAACTTCTACGCCTGGTGATGTAAGGGCCATAATTATTTCCTTTATGTAAAATTTTGAGGTTTACTACCTGTTTGTAATGATATTTATTTGTTTATTACAAAAAGTCGGTATTACCGTGCCTTTTAAAGGTTTTACATAAATATAGAATGAATCTTAGGCCTATTTGCACAATCTGTAATAAAAATCACTGTGCTGTAAATTATCATAAAAATGATAAAACATATTACAGAAAAACTTGTGATGGTTGCGGTAGAATTTCAAAAAAATTAAAGGCAAGAAAACCCACTTGGACAAAAAGTGGGTACAAGAAAAAATCAAAATGTGATCTATGTGGGTTTAATTCATTATTTACATCACAGATTACAGTCTTTCATGTTGATGGTAATTTAGAAAACATCAACCACACTAATCTTAGATCAGTATGTTTGAACTGCATTGAAGTTATAAAACGAAAAGAAGTAAATTGGAAACGAGGAGACTTAGTAGTTGACCAATGATTCTATCTTAGAATAAAGGTCAGTAATCGTGCCATCATTATTGATGACATAATCATAAGGTAAATAAACACTACTAAATTCACTGGTATGGATATTTAGCTCAGACAACTTTTGTAAGTTATCTTGATTAGTCAAATCTTTTGCATATTGATACCAATTTGGTTCTACACCACGTTCAATTCTAACTGTGATCCCATCTAGATTTTTTAAACTATAAAACTCATTTGGAAATCTACAATCAGTAACAACACAGTTTTGTGTTTCGTTCTTGAGTTTGTATTCTAAACTTGCAACCCAAATCTCATCACGAAAGTGTTTTCTCAACACATCAGTTGCGATATGTTGCATTGCAAATCTAGGAGAAAAATTTTCTATACATAATCTTTTAGACCACCAAACATCAGGTTGTTCTCTAAAATTTCTACTCTCTACAGTATAGCCATTAAGTAATTCACGATCCCAACCAAATATTAGTGACAGACAATCTTTGACTACTCCTGCATAACTGTATCTTTTAAAGTCATGTTGTTTTACCAAATAATCAGCAACAGTATCTTTGCCGGAACCTATTCTTCCAGATAAACCTATTATCAATTAAACCTCTTATATTAACCTTGAATCCATGCAAGTGGTTGTGACCCATCAACATAACGTTTCAATTCATCAATTAAACGTTCTTGATCCGCTTTGCTTTCAGATTTCATAGCAGCACCATTTAAGGTTGTTCCGCCACCAGGACCAGCGATAGACCCAAACTTTTCACGGGCTTCACCTATGATTCCTTTTAATACAGCAAAAGTATAATCACCTATCCAAACACCTGCATAAGGATCTTGCAACAACTCTATTACTGGACGTTGAATATCAGCCCAAATCAAAATTCGCTCACCAGTACCTTTGAAATCTCGTACAACTCTTAATACTTTGGTAACTGGATTAAACGTGTAGTTTACATAACCACCAAACATACGTGCAGCCAATTCAACGTATCCAGCATAAAAATCATAAGTTGCCATACCACCTGTATAGTTGTAGTTTAACAAATAGGTGTTCAATATTGCACTACTAAACGGGTCAAAACTAGTTGAACTTGGGCCAGTTTCTAAACCCACTGTTCTTCTAAACAAGGATCTTACATTAATAAATTCTTCCGGTAGGGTATAAGTATCAACGTTCTTAATTACCGTCATCAAAGTATATGTTTCAACTGTGGCATTTTGCGCTCTTTGACGATAAATCTTTATGGCATAATTTAATGCTGCTTCATAATGTTGTGGATCTAGTTCAAGATCAATTATATCCTGACCTAATCTATAACTTATGTTATTGAACAATGCTTGTTTTAATTCATCGATGGTAAGACCAGATGGAGTATTTAACGGACTAGCAATAGAACTTATTGTCATGTGTTTTCACCTATATCATGTATTTATTCAAATGATATCGGTATTATCGGTATTTCTTATTTGTTATTCTTAGGTCAAGGCGAGTAGATAGACCTACTCAACCTAAAAAAATATTCTTGAGGTACGTTTACGACGATGAATTCAGTTATTAAAATGGAGGATTGCCTATGTCTCATCAACCTATTTCTAGGAAACTGTCATATTCACTGTTATATCAAGACATTATTCATCGGATAGTCTTGAACAGTCCGGACCCTCTATCGCTATTACTATGATCCGGCAGCATCAACCATTAAGATACAGGAAATGTTTCTGTGCATTGGACAGACATTTATGGCATCCCGTAGGGTAGTCCTGTAAATTGATGTCAGTATTCATCATCTACCGTCACACCACAATTGAGGACGGATTATAGCCACATTTACAGGCTGTGGGTCACCTACATACTGAAGAAGATTTTACTTATTCAAAGGTCGTTTTCTTTACGATTCTCTGAATAGTAAGGATCAAAGTGTCCTCCCGGATACCTTGATTCCAACTTCTTCACATTTTCTGCAACAACATCATTAGGGTCATATCCGAGTGCCCTACAAGCATTGACCCAATACCAAATAATGTCGCCTAATTCACGCTTCATATGAAAACGATTTTCTTCATTAAAGGGTTTACCCTGAAAAACCATCTTCTTTACAATCTCACTGAACTCTCCACCCTCACTTGCTAGACCAATGCTAGCGGTCATCAATAGACTGATATTAAGATCGGGCTCCTGAGATAGATCGTGTAGACGCTGAATCAGTACGGCAACATCCTTGCTAGGCTTACTGGTAACAGCTTCTACGAAGTGCTGATATTTATTTAAGTCAATTTGCATAATTTCTCCACAAAAAATAACCTCTACATTTTACTGTAGAGGTCGTTGATTACCAAGCTTTAAGGATAATCATGTTTTCGTTAGTACGTCCATTCGGTGTAGTTGCTACAGCACGAATATCACTGAAGTACTTACGTCCTGCAGGCTTACCCAACTTCAGAATTTGTGCAATCTGTTCAGCCGGCTTACGCAGTGTTTTGGTCTGACTCTTGATATTGTCGAACCCAAGCAACGTAGTGCCCTTCACTGAGAAGGTCTTGCTGTACTCATCGGCAACCATGTAAATCAATTTACGCTTGGCTGTATCGTAGAGATAGCATTCACTGGCTCCATGAAGTTTGACAGGGTGCAAACTTACCAAATCCAGTTTTGTTGCAGTGTCCTTGAATTCCTTCAAAAACTTCATCTTAGCAACCTGCTTCTCGATAGGAACTGCCTTACGCTTACGCGGTGCCTTTGATGCCTTCTTGACGCTAATGTAGCTATTCAAATCACCCAAAACTTGATCAATAAACTTGGAAATGTTTTTGAGTTGGGTACGAGTAAAATGATTATAACCCTGAACCAATTGTGCATCGGTTCCCTTCAGAACTTCTTCAAACTCAGTTTGCTTTTTCTTCCAAACATCACTGATAATGGAAATGTGTTGAGGAAGAACATTAAATTTTGCTACGGTGTCAATCGGGCGCAGAGTATGCGTTGCCTTTGCACCAGAAAGAATATAGTCGTCCAGAACACCTTCAAGTTCTCCAGCAGCCTCACGGGCACGTTCACGCATAACTTCTTGCACGTTATGCTTGGGAGCTTCTTTGACTTCGGGCTTTGTGCCCCCCGTCTTAGAAACTTTTGCTTCTTTCTTGACGGGTGTGATCAATGCATCAATTTCTTTTTCAATCATGTCCGATTCTTCTTTTGACAGAACCAGACCGCGCAGGCTCATGCGAGCAAGCCACGCTGTAGTGATAGTAATATCACGTTCATCAACCTTGCGAAACAACTTTGCCTTGTCAATTTTGTCAGTAAGGTCAAGATATTGGCAAATCAGTTCTTTAGCGTCTTTACGCCCGTAGAACCTTCCATACCAATTGAAGCCTTTGACCAGGCTAATCTTTCGCGTGGCTTCGTTAGGCTGAACAGTAAACAGTGGTTCTTCACCCATGTACTTGGTATCAGGATCTCTGGGATCAAGAGCCTTGACAACTGAGGTATCGACTTGTTTTGCTGCTTTACGAGGCATTTTTACTCCGTTTTCTAACGTTTAAGCTTGATTGTATAACACCTGGTATTTATTGTCAAGAGTCTCAGATAAATACATTATGCCAAAACTTAGCCTGTATAGACAAAATAAGCAAAACGATTATCGTTTTTTTGATAGAACCATTAGTGAACAATTGACCGTTGGTGGAACCGATCTGTATATACACAAATATTTGGGTCCTACTAATCAAGGTCCATCGATAGATTATACACAACCTGACTACGCTAATCTTAGTCCTACTAACATTCAAGACCTATTGTTTTTGGAAAACCGTGATAGAACTTATGATGACAACATTTATAGATTAAGAGGGCATTATAACGTACAGAATTTAGATTTTGATTTAAGTCAGTTTGGTTTGTTTTTGAACAACGACATCCTTTTTATCACAGTTCATTACAACGACATGATTGATATCATAGGTAGAAAGTTGATGGTCGGTGATGTTATTGAATTACCGCATTTATTAGATTACAACCCATTAAAAGAAACCATACCTGTTGCACTAAAACGTTTCTATCAAATAACAGATGCAAATTTTGCAAGTGAGGGTTTTAGTCAAACTTGGTTCCCGCACTTGTGGCGTATAAAATGTGAGAAATTGGTTAATAGCCAAGAGTTTAGTCAGATACTTCAGCAGCCAGTTGAAACCGATAACTTCTTAGGAACATGGGATTCAACAAAAACATATCCTGCTGGTTATACAGTAACGTTTGGAGATAAGAATTATATTTCTATTGCGGAAGTTCCAGCAGGAGAAAGTCCTCCTAATGCCACATATTGGGCCCTTGATACAGGTGAAACACTTAGTGATATACTTTCAACTTACAACACAAATATCTCAATTAACAATGCTCAACTAGAAGAAGCAAATAGAATTGTACCGTTGTCTGGGTATAACAATACAAACTTGTATGTTGTGCCTATTTACGGTGAGTGGGAAACAAATACACAATTGTCTGGAAAGATTGGACAACCGGCTCCTCCTATAAACTTGACAATTTCAAGTGATGGACCACCTGGGGTTGTGATGATGATGCACAATCCTAAATATAAAAAACCTAGTCCTGCAATTAAAGTTCCAAAACAAACTTTTAAAAACATCTATGATATGACGGTTGATATGGACATATCGGATAAATTAGATAAGTTTGTACATGCGGCTTTAAAAATCGCAGTTCAACCACCTGAAAGAATAGGCTCAAATTCAGGTGCGGTTGAAGGCACTTATATGATTAGTGTAAGATCCTTAGGCGCAATAACAGGACCATATGGTACAGCAGATAACACATTTGCAACTGCTGATCAAGATCCTACTGCTCCTGGGTTTACTGGAACAATAACTCCACAGATGGACTTTAGAGCAGATGCTGATCCTGCATTCCAATTTATAAGTAGATATAGTCCATTAAACTTTAATTATACACAAGGTTATTTAACAGGAGATGGAAATGCTCCTAACGGATTCCCTGTAGGTACAGGATTATCTTTCCCGCAAAACCCAGAAGTAGGTGATTATTTCCTTAGAATTGATTACAAACCTAATATATTGTATCGTTGGAGTGGTAGGTTATGGGTAAAAATCTCTGAAAATGTAAGAACTCCAACTGGATATAGTTATGACAGTAAAAACTTACTATCTACCTTTATCAATAATAGAGATCAGGTTACATTGACCGATGGATCTACTATACCAAGCAGACAAGCATTGTCTACGATATTAACACAACCATTTGATCCTATACCACCGGTTACTTAATAATTTCATAACACTGATAACTATAAATACTTTATTATTGAGGTGACAAATTGGCAGATTTCTTTTATGATTCCCAAATTCGCAGATTTTTGATACAGTTTGCGAAAATTTTTTCAAATTGGTATGTAACCAAGGGAAAAGATCCAGACGGCAATGAAATCTTAGTTCGTGTGCCTATTATGTACGGTGATAGCAGTAGACAAGCAGCAACCATTATTGCAAATAACAGTGCAAGTAATCTTCCAAGCGCACCTATGATTACCTATTACATAACTGGTTTAGAATACGATCAACGCCGTACCCAAGATCCCACTTTCGTAGATAAAACAGTAGTAAGACAACGTACATACAATAGCACTACACAATCTTATGAAACAACACAAGGTCAAGCATTTAGTGTTGAAAGATTAATGCCAGTACCCTACACATTGAGAATAACTGTAGATTTTTGGACTACAAACTACAATCAAAAATTAGAGTTGATAGAACAATTAGGTGCATTGTTTAATCCTGCTCTTGAAATTCAAAGTACTGAAAATTTCTTAGATTGGACTTCATTGTCTGTTGTTTTCCAAGACGGATTAACCTTTTCATCAAGATCGATTCCACAAGGCACTGCCAATCCAATTGATGTATTGAGTTGGAAATTCTATATGCCAATATGGATAAGCACACCTGCTAAACTTAAGAAGATGGGAGTAATTCAAAAAATTATCGCATCAATTTACAAAGGTTCTGCATTATTGGATATGAAAGATGATGATCTATTGTTAGGTACCAGACAAAAAATTACTCCTTATGGATATAAAGTATTGTTGTTAGGTGATAGATTACAATTATTACCAGAGAACGAACCCTTTGTTCCTCCTAATAGCACATTTGATTTGCCAACACCACCTGATACATCATTGTATTGGCATTCAAATTTAAACTTGTATGGTACAGTAAGACCGGGTATATCTCAAATATGGTTACAGAATCCATATATGGAATATGATATCGTGGGTACCATTGATTATGATCCAGATGATGATAGATTACTAATCTACAATATTGACCCTGACACATTACCATCAAACACATTAGATCCAGTAGATAGTATAATAAATCCACAGGTAACTGGTCCAGGGGCTGGATTACCGGCGCCTGTTAACGGAAAACGATATTTGATTGTTGAGAATATGGGTGGTTCTGAGCCAACTACAGCTTGGGGTGATATAGTTGCAAACGCAAATGATATCATTGAGTACAATGGCGGATTAGGAGAATGGGAAGTTTCTTTTGATTCTCAAGCAACAACTACAATTGAATATGTAACCAATCTTACTACTAACGTGCAATATAGATTTGTAGATCAAGAATGGGTTAAATCATATGACGGTTATTATGAAGCAGGTGACTTTAGTATAGTGATTTAAATGTCTTGTTTCAATGTGTCAGCAGGTGTTTTTTTCTACAGTAAAAACACAAATAGATTCTTATACCTTTTACGGAACGATAGTAAAAATTACTGTTGGGGGATACCGGGAGGTAAAATTGAAGACACCGAAACTTTATTTGATGGACTAGAAAGAGAATGTATTGAAGAATTAGAGTATTGGCCTGCTAATGCAAAATTAGTGCCGTTACAAAAGTTTGAAAATCATAATTTTATCTATCATACCTTTTTTTGTGAGATTCAAGACGAATTTATCCCTAAGTTAAATGAAGAACATTTGGGATATGCATGGGTAAATTTAGGCAATTTTCCTAAACCATTACATCCTGGGTTATTTAATATGATAAATTTTGATGTGGTGCAAAAAAAGGTAAATTACTTAGTAAAACAAGGGGAATGATTCCCCTTGTTGTTTACTTTAACAGTTTTGATAGAGTGTCGAAACCCAAAGAACCAATTACAATACCTGCTCCCATCATCATCCATCTCCACTTTTCAAGTGCTGATATTTTTTTAGATAATGATGAATGTGCTTCTTCACTAGCGTCTCTAGTAGCTTCAAGTAGTTTCATTTGTCTTTCAGAATTTTCCTGAATTGAAGCTTTTATTTCTTTGATATCATCTTTTACATCAGAAATTTTTTCTTCAATGTTTTTAACTTGCACATGAAGAATTGCAATCTCTGTTTCAGGATTTTGAATCTTAGCGGCGCCTATTGTACTCATGATATCTTTATTCCATAGTGTAAAGCTGTTTCTCGGCCATGAAAGCCTAAACTGTTCTTAAACCAGTTACTATTGTAACTTTCTGACCCTTCTATACTCCAGCGATGGGCTAAATCAATTGAGGGCCATTTACACCCATATCTTTTTTCTAATATGGGTCTATATGGCCCTGCAATAAGATTATCTTCACTTAACCCTTCTTTATTTCCTGGATTATAATAACGAAGTGGCAAATAAGGCCAATCTTCAATTAAATAACCAGGTTCCCAATCAATTAAAGCATCATACAGTTTACGACTTCTAAGACTGAATCCACCATTTCCAATCTGTTCTTCTAATGTACCCCACCAAAGCCAAGGAGCACCTATGTAATCATATTGTAAAAATTCTTCAGTCCAAGCCTTCTCATTGAATGCATAACCATCGCTTTGTACTATAATATTGAAATCTGCATCTACTACACTAGGAAGTAATCTAAGTGTAATCCTACTGTACCAGTTGTTAAAAACTTCTTCAGTAGGATCAAAATGACGAATACGTATCCAATGAGTTTCACAACCAAATACATCACGTGGTTTTTGATTGCTTACCCAATAGACCTTACTAGCAGGAGTACTTTTAAGTGTACTAAGAACAGCAAGTTCCGCAGCAGTATGGTCTCTGGTTTCAATTACAGCAATAGCAATGGTTTTATTCATGCTTAGGCGTTGTTGATTGTTACTATTGGGTAAGGTTGTCCGCCATATGTATCAGCAGCATATGCAGTATTGAATGTTGCAAACGCTGGAGTACTATTTGGCAATACGTTACCTGTTCCAAATATTTCAAGAGTATGATCACTGAGACTTTGTACTCTTGTTGTTGAAGAATTAGCATATGTTGCAATAATGCTCATGGTATTAGGAGTCAATGCAGTATTAGCAACGTTTGCAGTAAAGCAAGGAGCTGTTAAACCAGTTGTTGTACCTGTTACCAAATACTTCTGTTTACCTTTTTGACGAACGATATAACCTGCTTCATCGTTTGCATATGCATAATCTGCATTGGTGAAGTTTGCAGTAGCGTTAGCCGTTAATACAGCAACATCAATAGTTGCATTAGAAACATCAGTACCAGTTGTCAACTGAACTTGTGGTCCATATTGTGATGAAGCTACAGTAAATGCTGCTGCGTTGGCAATAGTATCAACGAAATATACAGTACCAGTTGTCAATCCACCTGTATTTGCATCAAATGTTACAGGAGCACCAACAAATAATGTTTCAGCATTTCCTGAAGTACCGATGATATTACCAGTAGCAGTTGTATTAGCTACCGCAACAGTGATATAACCAGTTACAGAACTGACAAAACCAATATCAACGTAGTCAGTAGAACCGTTAACATTTGCTACAGCGACTTGAACTGCTGATCCTACAGATAATGTGTTAGCTAAATCTGTATCTTGCCCGTATATGTTTGTGTTACCAGTGTCTCCGTAAATTGTTCCATTTCCGGTTCTACCAATTGCAACGCTTACTAATACTTGTTTACCGTAAATACTGGTGTTGCCGCCTACTACAGAATAAGTACTGGTGTTTGTCGCTGGATATCCATCACCACTTACTGGATTATTGAAATATGCATCAACTACATTTACTGTCAGCGCGACTGATTGTGCAGCAGTAGTACCTAAGTCAAATTTAGTAAAAGTTGGATTAGCGGACAAATCAGTTGCTGAAACTGTAAATGTACTGTTATTACCTGAATTTATAACTTCAAGAATCCAATATGTTGTGCCAGCTACTAAATTTCCTACGTTACTAGCAGGAATAAAAGTCATGCCAGCAATAATACCTAAATTTGTGAAATTTGCACTTGTTGTAACTACTTCTGTAGTACCATTAGTTGCGGTAAGTGTTACAACTGCTTGTGCTTTTGCGATTTTAAGAGGACGTCCCATTTGTTTTTCCTTTATTAAATATGCGAGTTCTAGTCGCTACGCAGTGGGTACTGCATAAATTCACCCTATGTGAATATATGCAGTATTTATCAAATGGGATAAAATTTACAGTCTTCCTACAGCTACTTCTATAGTACCTTCTGTTCCGTTAAAGTTTTCTAATGCTTTCCCTATTACAGAACCTATTGTAGGATTCATTGAAGCTCTAGCGAATCCATTCCCCGCACTAATTAACATATCGCCTTTTTCTATGTTACCTCTTACTTTGCATGGAACTCTTCCTTGTAACGCTATTGCAACTGCTAATCCAGGACATTTTGCATTCATTGCATAGGCTGGTTCAGTTGAAACTACTCCAGCTACTTTGTTTGTCCCGTCACTTGCTAAAGTAACATCAAACATTCCACCAAATTCTAATACAGTACCTGGCTGATAATAATCATCTGCCGAATAATATTCTGCTAAGTCCGCATATGTAGCTTGCAGTCTACTACCTGTTGTTAAAGTCCAATTCCCTGTTATAGTACCGGGGTTGGTATTTGCACCTGTTGTCAATGACAAATTGTTTCCTGTAATAGATTGAGCATTGGCAAATGTAAGATTAGTAAAAGAAGTGCTGACGCTTGTTACATTTGGCTGTGATGCAGTTGTTAGTGTTCCTGTCAACAAAGAACCTGAAACAGTATTTGCTGTGGTTATATTTCCACCAGATACATTACCAGTAGCTGAAACAACACCAGCAGTGGTAATATTGCCACCAGATACATTACCAGTAGCTGAAACAACACCAGCAGTGGTAATATTACCGCCAGATACATTACCGGTAGCATTTAAAATTGTAGTAGATAAATTTCCTGTTGCTGCATTAAACACTAAATTTGTATTACTATTCAATGCATAGTTTGCATTTGAACTTGCACTTACAAATACAGGAAAAAATGTACCTGTAGTTTGTGTATTGGTCTGTAAACTATCTGCATTTCCTGCTCTTGCAACATTTAAGTTTGTAACTCTAGTAGTACTGGTCACAGTAAGTGGCGCTGTACCAGTACTTACTGTTGATGTAAGTGTTGATCCACTTATTGAACTTGTTGCAGTTAAATTACCTACACTGATATTTCCTACCACTGTCAATACTGAAGTAGTTTTGTTAAATGTAAAGTTACTGTTTCCTGCAAGGAAGCTACCATCATTAAATTGCACCTGTGTATTTGAACCACCTGCACCTATTACGCCTCCACCTGTACTTAATACGGCAGTTGCAATACCTGTATTTGGAGTCGCTGTTAAGGTGGTAGTATTTAAACCTGTTGTTAATCCTGAATCAGTGTATAAACTTACATTTCCGGTTGTAGCAAAATCAACTGCTAGCTGTACATATAGTGTTTGACCATTTATGACGGTGTTTGCGTTAGTTCCTAATACTCCCGAAACGGTAATAGATTGTCCATTTGTATAAGGAGTAGTATTTGCTACGGTCATTATACCCGTTGCAGCACTAGAAACCGCTAATATATTTGTGTATAAAACACCTTGGGGACTAAATGACAAGTTTCCAGTACCGTCAGTAGTTAGAACATAACTTGCTGCTCCGCCTGTAATTTTTACATTTGATACATTACCTAAATTTATTAATCCGCCTGAAGTGGCTCCTCGATTAGTCCATTCTGTACCGGTGTATGTTAAAACTTGTCCATTAGCAAGATTACCTTGCACGATGTTTAAATTTCCAACAGAGCCATCAATCTGACTGAAACTAATAGTTGAATATGAAGTTAAAACTTCAATGTTTTCTACTGGAGTTTCTTTACCTATGTAAAGTTTTTTTACATCAGACGCCCAACCAAATTCAGCTTCGTCTAGTTGAGGTAAATCTACTAAGTTGCCTGATCTTTGTTGTAATTTTGAAATTTGGACTATTGCCATTCTTAATTCCTTCTACTTTAGTGTATTTATCACACACTTTCAAAGGAACTTAGTGTAGTACTCCTCTAAACGCTTAAACCATTGATTAGACCAATGATCAAATTCATTACCTTCAATTATGAACTCTTGATATATGTTATCTGCTGAACACATAAAAATCACACCTTTACGAATATCGGTATTATATACTTCATTATGTGCATTAGCGTAAGCTGCCAATTGCAAAAAATAATCTTCAATCCATTCTTTTTTCTTTAGCTTATTGGTTTGTTTATGATCCATAATAGCAGGACTGCCATTATGCATCCCAACTAAATCGGTTGTACCTGCATAGATTTTAGGAAAATAAAGTGATATTTCCATTCCCCAAAATTCATCACAATTTACTAAACCATTAGCAATAATAGTTTGAGCCATTAAGTGGCTTTGTTTGCTGTATGGATTGGATCCAGGCTCGCTCAGTGATCCTGTTTTAATATAGTCTTCAAGAAATTTATGCATACGTGTTCCGCGGCCTGCGGCTTCCGTAGTAATTTCTTTTGCTTTTTGTTCCCCTACTCTTTTTCGCCAATTAAGTAAAGCTTTTTTACTTTCTTCACTTTTAGTAGCTTCAAGCACAGTTGTAACAGAGGGAAGTTTTTCACCATCTGGACTTAAATATCTTCGTCCATTTCCTGTGTCTAACCTATTAAGCTTATGATAGTCAAATTTTTGTATAAGTTTAGTCATGTAAAATACAAGTTAATAACTATATTAACTTATTAATTACCTAACTTCAAGCATATAGGTAAAATTTATAGATTTGAAGCTTTTTTAGCCATCTGCTTGACAATACTATCAGTTTTTTCTTTTGGTTCTTTTGGCTCTTCATATCCCCTGAAAATAATTTGTTTATTTTTTATATCACTTATGATGTTTTTCAGAGGAGGTTTTTTGATCATTTTAAAAAGATCATTCTGATCTAATGTAATATCATACTTACGCAAATAAGCCAGAAATTCATCTAATGTTTCTGGCTTCTTTTTTTTATCTTTTTCTAAATCCGTTTTTAATTGATCGGTGACGGCAATCAACCTAGTCACCATTGGATCATCACTGAATTCAAAAAGAAACATAATTATCTTTTTGATCTTCCTGCACCAGGAATTTCCATTGTCTCAGGTGGCTCTTCAAAATCGTCTAATTCTTCATCACCAGCCATTTCAGGTGCTGGTGGTATATCCATGTCAGGTTCAGATGCATCCATTCCCATATCTGGTTCAGTTTCGTCTTGGAATCCAACGTCTTGTCCTTCAATAATCATTAACGCCTGTTCTAATTCTTTTTTGGATTGATCAAGTTGAGCAGAAAGGTTCTTCAATGTTTCAGTTACTTTTTGTTCATATTGCTGACCTTGATTTACCCCAATATCAGAGGTGATACTTTGAACTAATGCAGGTAACTCTTTGACTAAAGTATCGCTGACATCAACAATCATTTTCTGAACACTATCAACTATTTCTTGTGCAGCCAAATAAACTTGTGATTCTTCTACTTTGCTAGCTTCAACAATTATTTTAGCAGAAGGATTGCGTAATAAAATATTGTAATGCTCAACCAATGCTTGTTCCATAAAAACTAATTTCATATAGGATGGATTTGTTTTTATGTCATAAAAATTACTTTCTTTCCTTGCCTCCATAGCAAGTTTTCTGACTTTGTTCAACATGAGTTTTGTTTCATGTTTGTTTAGCCTGCTGGTATCAAATTTAACATTGTAATTTTCTTTAAGAGCCTTAGCAGCGGTTTTTTTAGAGTCAAATGATTGTAATCTCATAGTGTTACTTTCTGAAATAGTTATAAAGTATTTATCATACCTTTTAATTTTTTTGTGCATAGAGTTGTTTCTCTTGCCACAAAATCGCTTCTTTATTGTAGAAATTAATTTCCTTTTCTATCTTTTTCTTTTTCAATTCACCTTCGTTTAGTTTGTTCAAATACAATGATTCACTTTCGATGGACAAATTTTTTGTTGTCAAAAGTTTAGAGTAAAGAGTTATATCAAAATTAGCACTATTTAGATAGTTATCTAGTTTTTCTAATGCATTGGCTTTCAATATTTTGTTCCTATGATCAAACACACACCAAGAAAAAGCATTGATTAATGAAGAAAATGTTTTCTCCGTGTAGTTATATTTTTGTTTGACATGAAAAAGACCATTTTGTTTGAAAACTTCATACCTACAAAATAGTTCGTAACCATTATCGGTTTTAAACATACAGAAGTTTTTTACTTCTTCTGATAACGATGTGTTGAAAAACTTTTCAATTTTATTTAGGTTTTTATTCATACTCAAAATGTATATTTTTATTATTTAATGTTGTCTCTAAAATAGGACTCAAACTATTTATTTCTTCTCCGGTCAATAACATAGGAACGTTATGACAATCAGTATACAGTAATTTCAATTTTTCTTCTTCAAGATCAAAGACTTTAGCATGTTGTACTTCAAAAACAAATTTCCAACCTTTTAAGTTTTGGTTTTTGTATCGTGTACCAAAAAATGTATTATCAGCGAAACTTATCATTTTAGGAAATACAACTATTTCTGGTTGTGATCTAAGTGAAATCAACTGTTGAATCGTGTCAAAATTGCATTTACTATTTCTCTTTTTAATCCACTCTTGCGTGTTGTTTGGATCTGGTTTGGCTCTTATGTTCATTTCCGAAAAAGTAACATCAAATAGCGTATAACATAATATCCTAAAACTCATTAAAATATTTAATGGTAAAAAAACCTGAGAAATATTTCTCAGGTTTTTGCTAGAGATTGGTTTTATTAACCAGTGAATGTTGCTGTAGCAGCAATACTTACAGCTTCGCCTGCAGCAGCAGTAATAGCAGCATCTAGTGTACCAGCGCCTGTTGCTGTAACATCGCCCCATGCATTGATTGGGTAGAATGCAACTGCCAATGTGTCATTGGTATCAGTTGTGAATTCATACATGTAGATAACAGCAAGTTGCTGAATAGCATTGATAGTTGCTAGAATTTGAGCGCCAGTTGTACCAGTACCAGTGAAAGTAACTGTTGCAAAGTCAAGCTTTGGACCTTGAGGTTGTACTGTTGCGGCTGAAGTGATCGCATTAACTGCACCGACGGTATAGTCTGGTGCATCATAGTTCATTACTGGTTGAAAGTCACCATGTGTTCTTGTAAATTGTGCCATTTTATTTTTCCTTTATGTTGTGAGCAATTGCTCTACACATATTTATTCCAAATACTAAAAAATTCGGTTTGAGGATATAATTATGGCTTGTTCATTTGTTGTTTGAACATAGCGAATTCTCTAGGATACTTTTGAGCAAAAGCTTGCATTAAGTTAACAAGTTGAGTAGAAAAATCTTCTGCTGAATAATTTTTACCTTGCGGTGCAGTAGCTGCACTGTTATAACTTGGTGCTGTAGCTTTACCTTGAAAACTTAATGCATATACTGCATTTGCTAATTTATTCATTGCATCTCTTGCTTTGTCTTGCTTATATGATTTTTGAACATCATTTATCAATGCTATTAAGCGTTTTCCTGTTTCTGGATTTGCGTTAAAATCTAAACCTGAATATTTGTCAACCCATGAATAAAGATATTGACTTATACTCATAGTCCCATCTTCATTTTGTTCATTAAGAATACTTTCAAAAATATTGTTTAAAATATCATATTTGGATTCATGTATTCCTCTTGCAGCAGCTTGTCTAAGTAAACCTTTGTTCTGCTGAAATCCAGGTTTTAGTTTTTCGGCTTTAACTCTCGCAACTAATTCGTTATCTGCGGCTGATGTTGCTTTATTTGTTGCTGCTGTTTGTTGCATTTGAGCCATAGCATCTTTTTGTGCTTGTGTTCCTGCAGCACGTTCTTGATCTCTACGTTGTTTATATGCATCTAAATCAAGTGCCTGTCCTTGTTGCGGTGAAGCAGTTTGTGCCTGAGGTTGTGTTGGTGTTTGCGGTTTTGCTTGTTGTCCTAAAAATACAGTTGAATCTGGATCTACCATCCCACCTGTAATAGCACTATCTAAATCAGTGTATACCTTTTGAAAGAATTTTTTGACGAATTCATTTCTTGCAATAGTAGCAGTATCACCTTGAAATTTATCTAACATATTACCCCAAAAACCTTCTTCTAAGTTTTTATTTTTAAAGTCATTAAACTTCATGGTTTTTCCTTATAGATTTTGAAAACTTAGATTGATCTTTTACTCGTATTGCATTTAAAAGTTTTCTTTCAAGCAATTCAGCAGTTTCTTTGTCATAATGCTTGTTGATCATTTCAAGTAGATTAATGGCACTTGTAATTATGTTGTGGGCTCGGTTTTCCACAACATAATTAATGTCCCGATTCTTGCCTATCGATTCTAATTCTTCTAACAAGCTTCTAGTTTTCTTTTGCATGATACCAGTATTTATCTGAATTAAGTATATTTCTTAGTCTTTAGATCATTCAACAAGGCCTTCAATTTGTTTCCTTGTGTATTTGCAACAACTTTCTTACCTTCATTTTCTGTATTTAGAATTTCTCCAGTTTCACTATCAATTTTTACTTTGTTTTGTTGCAACGTACCTATAATGTTGTTAGGACTAGGATTAGGTTTGTTGTAACCTACATTACTGTCTTCACCCTTGTCTGGGTCTGTGATTCTTAATGTCTCGACATTGAAATCTAATTCAATTTTTTGACCTACCCCAGAACTTGATCGTGTTTTCATTAACTGTAATTGATATTGACCGCGCTCACGCATACTTCTACTTGTGAAAATACCAAAAACATTATCAGCAGTATTGATCTTTGAAATACCACCACTGATATGACTGTGGTCAAATTCAATCTCTTCAACCGCAGTACGATTCAACTGACTAGCTGTTACAAACAATACATTCAACTCTTTTGCAAGATTTCTAAGTTCTTCACTTACATACTTGTCTTTTACGAACAAATCACTGGGGCTTACCTTAGCACCAACTGGCATCAGTAAGTCCAAATAATCAACACATAAAAAATCAATTTTTACACCAGTTTGAACCTGTAGTTCCTTGCAATAAGCACGTATATCATTTACATTACTCTGTGCTGGCATGTACTTAACACGTAACTGACCTGATCGTTTTGCCATCATTTTGATTTTAAGTTCAACATCATCTATATTTTTAAAAATATCTTTGGTTGAAACATCAGTCATCATACTATCAAGTCGCATACTACAGAGGCCCTCACTTAATTCAAGTGTAAGATATACACCATTAAGTCCTGCTTGAGCCCAATTAACTGCTAAGTTTTGCATGAATAGACTTTTACCTGAACCAGATGACCCTGCAAAAATCTGCAATTCACCTCTGTTAAATCCACCATACAGTTTCTTGTCCATACTTGGCCAACCAGTCGATACTTGACCATTGTTAGACTTTAATGCCATAAGTCTAGATTTAGGGTCATAGAAGTAATCTGTACCCATATCTTTTTGCAAACTAATTTGAACCGCATCTTTGATTAGTTTCTCAACTGGCCCATATTCATTCTTTTCTAACAACTCCGCGCTCTTCAATATCGCACGTTCTAATTCTTGACGCTTGGTGAAGGCTTCAAACTCCTTCAAAAACCAATTGGTATGATCATCATTTAATTCAGGAATGATTTCTACTTCAGTTTCGGTTACTGCCTTTAACTGAATAGGGTCTGGTAATATATTGTAGTTCTTAGAATAGTCAACTATAAATTCACATACTGGTCTCAACTTCTTATCAAAGTTTTGTGGATTCATGATATTGGTAACTCTGGTATATAACTCAGCATTAGTTATCATCATCCTCAAAAACAAAAGTTGAACTTCATAACTATAATCATTCGTCATTTCGTAAATTTTCTCCTATACATTTCTAATTTAATAAGACTTGTGGTTGTATTTTGTAATATGCTTTGAATGGTGTTGAATTTACCGTACTTCACTACTGCATCATTTACATCTTTTATGTTTTTATCCCATTCAGGTAAACTAATCTTGTACCCCAAATCTAATGCTCGTTCGCACACTTGAAGCCCTGCTTTATCTCTATCTGGAACATAGATTATTTGACGCTGTAAAGTGCTTAACAATCTTGCTTGTAAATCATTAATATCACTGTGCATTATTGCACATCCATCTATAGATAGTGCATCAAAAATTCCCTCGGTGACAACACAATATTGCCAATTTGGTTTCTGAAAATCTATGCCAAATACATAACCTTCTGGTTGCTCATTAATGTATTTTGGAATTTTGTTATCAATATACCTACTTGTTTGTCCTACAATTTTGTTCTTGTAAAAATAAGGTATGATGATTCTGTTGCGATTTCTACCCGCAACATCAGGAGTAATCAAGAAAGGATAGCGTGTAGCATCAATATGCCTGCTTGCTAGATATTTAACATAGATTTCATGGTCACTATTATTAACATCTATTGCTATACCTTCTTTAACTTTGTATTCGTCAAACTTGATTTTGATCTTTTTTGGCTTTTGTGTGATTAAATCTAATGCATCTTTGTTTTGTAAACTTTGCAGATTCCATTTATTGATTTGGTCTTGATCGATACCACACCAAGCTAGAAAACTTCTGCAATTCTTACTGATAGATTTGCCTAATGTAAATCCACATTTGAAATTGCAGTTAAAGCAATGTATTGACCAATTATTATTGTCAAACTTTAATCCAGACCGTCCACGCTTGTCTGGATTATGTCCACGATGATGACAACATACCCCATTGAAGCTATACCAGCCACTTTGGGTCTTTTTCTTGTTGCCTGGAATAATGGACAATATATCTAACATCATTACAGTATAACTGTAATTAGGTGTAAAAACAATTATAAAGGATTATCGTGCTAGGATATTAGTTACCACGCCGACATTGCTTGTAAAGTTCATTCTTACATAAGGATGATAACCTACAATTGTGTAACCTTTTGTCTCGGTTAGGTTACTGTACGATTCGTTGGTTATTGGATACCAATCATTATCAACAATTGTTGAACCTTCTATGGTTACATTACCATAATACCCATCATAATGAGTTTGCAATGTAAGTATAGGATTGTTTTCGGTGTTGATTACACTGCTGAAATAAGTATTTGCAGTTGTATTTGCATTTGCATTGGGATTAAGATTAGGGAAAGGTTGTCCAGTTGGAATTGTGATCGGCATTGAAGGAATAAATGCTGGCAATACTGAATTAACGATAAACATATCGCCTCTTGCTCCTGCATTTTGATCTACGAATACTGGATAGTTAAATGAACTTACTGGAATCTCTAGTGAATAATATGCTTTTTGTGCAGGAAAATTCTCTATATCAGCCGCGTTTAATATCAATGCTGCGATGCCATTTGCTGGGAGTTGTAAGGTAAGTGCCTTTGACAATAATACTTCGGACCCATCATAGCTAATGATTCTACAGGTTATGTCTTTGCCTGTGATGTCAACCGGTTTTTGTTCCTGGTTCAAGAACTGAAAATCTATCCTATTGTCCACACCTTTGTGTAGTGTTAATGGTTTACTGTAGACCGGCATATATCGTCTCGCTGAATTTCCAGACAGTAGGACAACGATTTGTCTCTGGGTATATAAAAAAACCGCGGTTGAATAGCTCATACAAAGTTTCGTCTCCTATCATCATAATAATATTTATCAAATGGAATAAATAAAAGTGTAGTTCGCGGAATTGGCGTTCCCAACTACTCTAACGCTTACAAGGAGCAATCAGCATGACTATTTATTCAAGAAAAAACCCTCCCACAGGGTTTTATGTGTATGCATATTTAAGACAAGATAACACCCCATACTATATTGGAAAGGGATACAATATCCGAGCATGGAATACTCACGATAAGGGTATAAAACCACCCAAAAACAAAACAAGAATTATCATACTTGAATCTAACCTTAGCGAGATAGGGGCATTTGCAATAGAAAGAAGAATGATTAAATGGTATGGACGGAAAGATTTAAATACTGGAATACTAAGAAATAAAACTGACGGCGGAGAAGGAGCTACAGGTTATAGATTTTCAAAAGAGGCATCTACAAAACGAGGAAGAATGCGCAGGGGAATTAAAAATCCCAAAACCAGTTTGGCTTTGAGGGGAAGAACATTTTCAGAAGAACATAAATTAAACATCAGTACTAGTAAAAAAGGTAAAAAATTTTCAGAAGAACATTGTATTGCTTTGTCTAATGCACATAAAGGAAAACCTTCTCCAAATAAAGGAAAAAAGCAATCGTTAGAAATTATACAAGCAAAAAGCAAAATGTTAAAAGGCGTACCAAAAAAAGAATATGTTTGCCCCCACTGTCACAAAATCGGAAACGGACCTGTTATGATGCGGTTTCATTTTCAAAAATGTAAAACGTTGAAAACTTAATACTATTTTATCTGTCCCAAAATAATTAATTTGTTATTTTTTGTGTAAATAATAAGTTACATGAAAAGATAATGGCAGATCAAGAATTTTTCAAAAAATTAAATCAAACACATCCGTTCATAACTGTTTGTTCGTATGCAGGTACGGATTATGTGGGAATAGTACAAAATCGTGACGATACTGTCACTACACTTTATGATTATGGCTCAATCGTAGATGCAGATTTAAAAAACAAATTTTTAGAGTTAGGTGAAGTTTGGTGGTGGGAAAGCAATAGATTGACTTCAATAAATTTGTTTTTAAAGGAAGAATGGGCCATGTTTAGGCCCTACTTAAAAACGTTTAACAATAAAAGTTTGATTATATTACATGGGCCAATCACCAGTATGAATGAACTTCATAAACGCAGAAGTAAACGTAGAAGTATTACATTGATCAAAAAGTTATACTGAGAACGGATTTTGCTCTTCTACTAAATTCATATTAACAATAACAAGATGTGCATATCCATACGAATGTGACTTTTTGAACTGATAGCCAGTAGAATCTTTTTCCCAAACAGTTTTACTAACCTCTTCCCAAGATTTACCAATCAAATGTTTTTTACCAGGTCTGATAATAGCAAGAAACATTGCTAGTTTTGGAATAGAATCAATAGGTTCTGGCATTCTTTGAATGTTATCAAACTGATTGTTTAAATGAATCAATTTTTCAACAAACTGTTTGTCTTTTAATAAATTCCAATTTGGATCACGCATTAGTTCGATCAAGTGAATTTCATCCCTTACTTCATTATATATGTGTACATTAAGAAAATCTAATTTTAGATATCCTCTTTTTTCAGCAACAGTATAATCAATTGTTGCCATATCATGTATTGGATCATATGGTATTTCAGTAACATGAACGCCAGACAAATGTTTTCTTACAGATTTGACATTTGTCATTGCTGCTGGGATATGCTCAATAAGATCAAGTATCTTACTTCGGTCTCCGAAATCTATATCAATGTCACTGTTAAACTTCATAGCCATCGCAATTGAAAAATTAAATCTTTTTCGTAATCAGGCATATGCAGAACTCCTGCAGTAGCACTCCAGCCCTCAGCATTCTCGTCTAACCATTCAATCAACTCAGATACTTCGGCAGCAGTACTAAATTCAAGGTTAAAGAAATAATCTCTTTTTACAAAGGGATCTCTGGTAATTTTAATCACAACAAACCTGATTTTATCAACTTTTTATATGCATCCTGCACTACTATGGCTTGGTGTTCAGCATCTTCAACTGCCTTATGAGTAGTTTTGGTTTGATATTTTTTGTCGCTTAGTTTGACATTACAAATATCAAACAATGTTCTAGTATCACGAACACTATGATAGGGCCAGGGGATTTGCATCTCTAAATTACGAAATGCACTCTCCATTACTACTACATCAAAACCTGCACCATTACTCCATACTGCACGATGATTCCAACAAAACTTGTAAACTTTTTCCATGCATTCTTTAAATGGAATTCTACCTTCGTCGCTCAATGCTTCATTTAACGCTTCGGGGCTTTGTTTGCTCCACCACAATAATGTACCTTCGTCTATAGATCGTTTGTATATTTCGGTTTGCTCTTCTACACTAGGCTTAAGTTCAAGTTTTGAAGTGATTCCTATACCTTTTGGATCAAACAAAACTACCCCAATTGACAATATTGTGCAATCAGGGCTTGTACCTAGTGATTCAATATCTATCATTACATCCATGTTATTCCCATTTAAGTTTATAATATAAGGCTGTTTTAGTGTTGTTGAAAATGATGTTAACTTTTACTGTTGATGGAGCATCACGAATAGTGCTGCGCCAAATCCAAGCAAAATCTACATATTCTACTAATCCAGATTCAATCAACTCGGTTTTGCAATCATTTGCATCGTTAATTGTTATATCTTGTAATTTTACTAGGTGAATGTCCATAATACAAGCACAAAGGTTATTTTGCTAGTTTAAGTAATAATTGATAGGCTTCGTAGGCTTGTTGTACTGATGGATTATTTTTACGAATTAACGCTTCTTGTAGTTGTTCCTTATTTGTTTTATAAGCAGCATTTAATTCTTCGTATACATATTTAGGATCTAATCCATACATTTTTTCTAATTGATAGCCATAATGTGTATGTTCTAACAATGAATTAAAACTACTCTCAGATAAAGTAATATCTATTGCAGGTTCATAATATGAACGTTTTGCTGACCGAAGGTCATCGTAACGATATGGTTTATCATATTGATACGGATCATATTTTTCTACTTTATAACTGCTTACTCTAATTTGAGCAGTATACTTACTTTTAAATTGCTGTAATTGCAAATTGGTTTTAACTTCTAAATTGTTCATTTGTGTAGTATGTTTATGATTGAATTATACCATTAAACTGTTGACTGAATTTTTCAGCGTGATATTTGTTACCAAAATAATATACATGATATTTAAAGTCTACTAATCCAAAATATGTCCAAGCTATATTTTCTGGCATATTTTTGTATAACCAAGCAACTGTGTCACCGGCAATATTAGATTTATCTGAGATATGAACTTGATGATTTAAATCAGAAGGAGAACATTTTACTATTGGCATAATTATTTTAACTCCATCTCAACAAAAACAATATGTAATCTTTTTCTTCTTTAAAGACCCAAGTAGAACCACGTGATTCATACTTTCCACAAATATGTTCCTTGCACCATGCGTCAACCTCTAATCTATCAAATTTAGATAATATGACTTTGTGCCATCCTCCGTGAAGAATTAGACTTTTAACAAGTATGTCCCAGTCTATTTGTTCCTGTAAAATTTTAGTAACTTCTTTATCTATATTAATACCATAGTCCAAAGTCCATTTATCCGAAATCATGCGGGGTTTAACATTAATTTGATTTTTTATTATGTTCATGACCATCTCAGCAAAAATATTACAGCATCTTGTTCATTAGCAAATCCAAAACGATCATATCCAGGTGAGACTCCTAGCGCATCACATAGTAAATCGGAGTAGGGTTTATCAATTTCGCATCCTTGTTCCGTTAGCCATGAACGATAACCATTGTACCACGCAGTTTCATCGTGTGGCAAGTTAGGCATGATATTTTCTTTGAAGTAACGTCTGGTAGTGTAATGTAATGGATTAGTATCTAGGTATATCATGACCACCTCAACAAAAATAACATTTTATCTCTTTCATGTTTGAAATAGATAGTAGTCCAATTCCAAATCCAGTCATTTCCAAAGTTTTCTTCACACCATAATGATATTTCAGTATTCAACACAGGACATGAAACACTTGGGAAATTCTTTTTAATATAATCTGAGGCCTCAAAACTGCCGGTATAACGATGATTTGTTCCACTAATAAAATTTAGTATTTTAGTGTGTAGGGACGAGTAAATTTTTTCCACTTCTATTGTTTTTACGATCATACCCACCTCAACAAAAACAGTGTTGCCATACGTTCGTCTTGAAAACTAATATAGTAATTAAACCTTTTTGAATACTTTGAGTCAAAACCGCGAACTACATGCCAGCCTTTTCCGCCGAATTTATAATGAAGATGATAAAGTTTAGGGCCGATATTTTCCGTCAGCCAACATTCTTGCTCATACGTAAGGTCATGTTTTAATTTTACTATATTTGACATATGAAATTACATTGAATTTATTAGACATTTTAACATTAGAAAATATTTTCTGTCAACTAAATATGTAGATGCGTATAGATGAAATCATCACTCCAGTAGAAAAAACCAAACAAGTACCGCAATCTTGGGATTTGAATGCAATGCGATCACAAAGGTCAGATGCTATAAACATTTGGCCACCAAAACCAGAAACAGGATATTATAGCCAAGGCTATCAAACACAGGATCCATTTTTGTATGGTAAAAAAGCACATGTACCTACTAATCTAAATGATGATCCATACTATCAGTACGTTAACGCAATCAAACCATTAATGGACAGCAATCCATATGTTCCCAGAGTATATGTTGTGAAATTGTATCGTGATCAACAAGGTTACATTAAACCAGATTACACTATGGAAAAACTAGTAAAAGGTCAAACATTACCAAAAAAATTAATATATGGTATGGGCGTAAGAATGTTTGGTTCTGAAAATTGGTTTGACATACATGATAAAATGATGGCGGGATTTGTAGATCCTGTCATGATGGCTACAAGCATGAAGTATGAAGATTTGGACAGCACTGATTTGTGGAAAAAGTTAGCCAAAGTCATAGATATGTCCATAGAAACCTATCCTGCCAATTCATTTTCTAATTTAAGTTTTAAGAATTTTGATCCAAATCTACTACAACTAATTGCACTTATAAAACGTCTAATAATTCGTGTACCGCATACAGAAAGTGATGTACATGCAAATAATATTATGGTTCGTATGGGAACAACGCCTCAAGTAGTACTCAGTGATCCTATCAGTTCCGAAGATACATTGAATCCAACACAATATCAAACTACTTAAATCTCAACAAAAAAGTTGATAAATCTTCGTCAGTACGCAAATAGATTGCCTCTCGGTTTCCATCTTGTAAATAAGACCAATGCTCATTATGAACATAAGCATTTTCTTTTACAAACCATGAATCGGTTGAAAAATCAAAATCAATATCAGCCAACCAATCAACTAAATCTTTGCTATGACCGAATGTATCGGTGCAAAAACTTTTAAATTCATAAAACAACTGTGTACGTTGATATTTGTTTGTGAATTTATCTAGATAACAGGTTCTTGCGTTAACCAAATATTTGAAGTGGTTATAACCAGTATGCCTACCATCTAATTTTAGATAAAATTTATTCTCCATGTTACGAAAACCTCAATACAAAATTTATATAATCTCGTTCATATCTAAACTTGAAAGCCGACACAAATGTTATAAGTTTTTCATCATTTAACCTAATATTCCATCTACAATGACGATACGGGTTTTCAACATTCTGTTCTATAAATTCTAGCATTTCATCATACAGAGGAAAAGTAACAGGTTTGATAAATTTATACCAACCCAACTTTTCATTTTCAAAATACCATTGTTCCTGCAATGCCATTCAATATCCACCTTGCTTCAGTATATCTTTAATAGATTTTACAAAGTCGGAATTCTTGATGAACTTGATCGCCCATAATTCTGGATTAATATAATCAAGAACCATTCTTACTTGTGTTTCATCTAATGACTCAAGAAATTTTGTACCACTTTCACTATGATACAACATCCATGGACTGATCTTACCTGTGGTTATTTTATGACATAATCTGTTTTTGTTGCTATATCTAAAAATATCATTGTGCTTGATATTTTCATTTTTAGCAATATCCATAGTTGTCTCTACACTACGATATAAGGCATCAAATGGATCTTCGTTACGAAGAAATTCAATCAAAAACTTATTGTAATTTGTATCTGTATTCCAAATATCTAATCTAATGTTGTTGTTTACCAACCATTCAGCATACTTTACAACATTGATTACATTGGCTTCAACACAATAATGTCCAAACTTAACAAACGCTGAATAATATGCGCTTTGTATAAAGTCTTGATATGTTTTTGTTTTCTTTGCGGCTGAATTTTTCTTGTAAAACACTAGCCAAGTTTGAAACCCAATACGATTTGGTTGCTTGTCTTTATCTAGCCATCTTCTTTTTTGTTCACATGAATGTTTTACTATAGAGGAGAAACGCTTGAAGGTTTTATTACAGAACTCACAAGTGGATTCTTCATTAACCGTTTCCTCTTTGTCTTTCATAATCATCTATATCTTCTTGTGTGATAAGTTTAGATAAGGTTTCGATGTCTTCAAGTTTTAAGTTAGGATAAACATCGGCTAAGTATTTTTTTGTTTTGTGTTCTTCTACAAACGCTGTGGCTACTGCCTTGATTGTTTCTTTGTCAGCATTTTTATAGATTTTACTATAGTATTCAACAATATCTTTGTGTTTAGGTGAAGTCTTGAGTTTTGCTACACTTGCACTGATGTTGGGAATATACTGATGAAATTGTTTTCCCATATTTGGACTAGCGGCACATAACATCAACCATACTAGTTCAGGATGTTTTTGTACCGTTTCATTGAACATATGTTTGTTAGCATGGTAATCAGTACTAGACAAATAATACCTTTGTAGGTCACTATTGCCTTTTACTGCACTGAACCATTGCACCAACATGAAGGGTACAAATTTTCGTTTTTGTTCTTCTGAAAGTCTACTGTAATAACCATAATCTTTTTTATCCAATGCAGTAAGTGCATCAAACAAATCAAAGTCTGTGTTCATATTCAAAAAGCTTTACTGTAATCAATTACTTCACAACTGCGGCTTACTTCTTTAATAAAATAAACGCATCTTGGCTTTTCACCTTCATCAATTGGTACACAAAGATATTGCCCATTTTTCAATCTAGGGCTGTACCATGTTACATCATGATAAATGTCTACGATTTCAATGGGCAAGAATTCTGGGAGAAATGATGATAATGGATTAAAGGAAAAGGCACTGAATCCGCGATCATTTAAACTAGTTAATGGAAGTGCTTCTAAGTCACCGTGATCTTTTTCACCAATTACAATTTGCCAATCTACTGGCATTTTAATTGTAGCATCTCCTATCTTTAACACCAATGCAGGAGAACTAAAACTTTCTAAGAATATAAGTGGGATAAAAAAGTAGTCTACATTCTGTTGGTTGCTGTTGTCTAATATAGCGAACCTAATGTCATCTACTTCGTCGGGTAGATTTTCTAGGTTGTATTTTTCATTTGAAAGCAGTAATATGTTCATAATTATTTGTACTCTAGTTTTTTGGTTGTGTGTGGATATCTAGCTTCGTTATAGTATTGTTTTCTAGCAGAAAGATGCCGCTTTGAAAACTTACAAGAACTTGTGATGTCGTAAATTTCTACGTGATCTTTATCGTTACCTTTACGTAAGCCTCTCCCTATGCTTTGAATAGTTCTGATGAACGATTTACCTGGTTCAATCAATACTACATTGTGTAAGTTTACTATATTAATGCCTACAGCAGCAATGCCATAGGTAGCAATGATAATTTTATTACTGGTACTGGTAACACTTTCATATTCTTCTTTTCGTTCATTAAGTTTAGTGCTACCTGAAAGGAATACTATTTCTGGTTTGGGCTGTTTAGTGTTTGCCAAATCAGATAATAATTCTTCCAATATCGTTCCGGCTTCTAACCGGTCAATCAAAATCAATGTGTTGTTTGGAAAATCTATTACAAGCTTACTAATGTATTTAAGTCTATCAAGGTTGGTTGTCAAAAATTTCAATTCACTTTGATAGTCCTTATATTCAACTTTATCTTGCAACTGAAAGACATTGATATTGCAATTACTAAGTACACCTTTATCCTGCAAATCTTTAGCATCTATTTTACCAATAGAAGGTCCAATACTTATTTCTAATGCTTTTTTGCTGAATTCATCTTTTGGTAATGTACCTGTTATTGCCCAACGAATTGGAATATTAGCCATTTCATTGATCAACAATGTCTTAAGTGCTTCAGCTTTGATACCATGTGCTTCATCAACTATAACGCATACCACATCTTGGATAAAGTCATAGATTGAGATTTCCAGTTCTTTTTCTTTGCCTATTTTCTTAAGTGAGTTTAAGCTTTGCCAAGTACAAATAGTATGTTGTTTGTTGTATTCTTTTCTATTGCCAAAAAATACACCAACATCTAAACCCAAATTTATATAGTCTTGTTCTGTTTGTGTTACTAGGCTTTGGTTAGGAACAATAACAATTGTTCTACCATACTTTTCTACACTATAGCTTAGTGCTGCTGTAACGATTGTTTTACCTGAACCAGTTGCAGCAACGGTCATTGATTGTGTATTTACTAATAGTGTGTTGATGATATCAACTTGATAGTCTCTAAGTTGTATGGATTGACCTTCTTGTGGATGTTTTTTGGGCCAGACTTTATCTTTAAAGCTATCTATATTTACCAAATCAAAGTTGAAACTTGTATCGTGTTTTCTACGATCATCAAGTTCAATTTCATATCCAGCTTGATCTAGTAGTGGGATGATTTCGGTAAGTAAATTGACGTATGTTTGACCACCTAAACTAAAGTAGCTGGTTTTGCCGTTCCATCTACCTAATCGGACACTCGGCAAATACCTAGCACCTGGCTTCTCGTATTCAAACATTTTAACCAGTGCTTTTCTTTCTCTTAGTTCTAGGTCAGTGATCTTGCAGTTTACTTCATCAAGGATAACAATAGTGCATTTTTTCATTCAGTAATTATACAAAACTATGAAGGAGAAATAAAGATTTTGTTTACCGAATTTAATTCAGCCAATCAGATAAGCTTTTATATGCCGCAAAAATTTTCTTTTTGTTTGGTGAATTCTTAACAAGATTTATGAAGTCATCTTCCTTAGGTAAATTCTTATCAAGATAAACCAAATATTTCAGATATTCTGGATTATCCCAAGGTAATATACTAAGCATAGAATCAGAAAAATATCCTGGCACATCCTTTAACTCTGCTGTAGTTGCTGATTTTAGTGCATCAAGAACCTTATCTTTATTTTGTCTAATAAACTCTATATTCTTGGGTTCCCTAGTCTTTATATGTATTAGTGTTGATAAATTATTTTTCATTGCAGCCTCAAACTCATCTGGGTCTAAATTTTTCCCACTAGCCCAAAACATTTTATTATAACGTTTACTAGGATCAGCATATAACTTGTAACGCAATTTTTGTGGAATATACCTAAAAAGTATTTCCCAATCCCAACCATTAAGGTTTAATGTGTCACGCATCAAATATGGTTTTAATATTTCAACATCATCATTTTTTAACGCAATTGCTATATCACGTTTAAGTGAGGCTAATATTTGTTGAGTATCTACCCCTCTTTGTTGTTGCGTTTTAATTGTTTCTGGACTGTATTTGTTATCTACAATACCTAATACACGTAATGGTGCCAAACTAAAAAATACAGCCTGTACTGGTTCTGCTTCATGTATTATGCCAGCACCTTCATCTACTACACCATCTATACCTATTGATCTAAACAATTTGTTCCAGGAAACTATAGGATTTTGTCCATAATTTGGACCATAATAATTACTAAATCTATAGGTTACATACCATAATCTTCCACCTGGAAGATTTTTAAATTTGGCTCTTTCTGGTGCTAATTTTATACATAGCTCAAGTATACTAAGCCAATCTTTTGCTATTCCGTTCGGTATGTATATATCAGAATTTATTTTTGGTAATCGTTTTGCTACCTCTCTTAGTTTATCATAATAAAGTTCTTCATCATTAGTAGTCATTCGTCTAATATCAATAATATTACCACCAGCACTGAAAACAGCAGCATATGGTTGTTCGCCGGCATAAGGTAACGAATATCGCATTACTTTATCATCGCCGGCCCTTACCATAACATAACCTGCTGGATAGGCATAAATTCCTAATGGTGTATTAAACTTTGATCGTGGATTTATTCCTAATTTGGGCACTGCTACAAAACTTACGAAAAGATTTTTCAAATTAGTATTAGGCAATTGTGCGGCGGCATCATATGCTTGACGTATGTATTGATTTATTGAAACTTTAGGATTAAGTTCAGGATACTTACGGGCTTCAATTATTTCTATTGTTTTCATATTATTTGGCCTTGCGTTCCTTATCCAAATATTCTTGATAATTTAAAGATTCAATAATACCTAGTAAGTTATCAATGTCATCTTGATCAAAATTCGTTGGATCTTCCTTCATTTTCTTCAAAGCATATTGATAAATGTATTTTCTTCCACCTTCAAGACCCCAATTATTATAGAAAGATTCGTATACACCTGGATATAAATCAATCAATCCCTTTAAAAATTCAGGATCGTCTTTTGGAAATTTTCTGAATAGCATTTTAGCTATATCTCTAATATCACTTATATAGATTCTTTTTAATGCTGTTTCTAACTTACCTTTACCGACATTACTCTTGAAGTCCTGTAATATCTTCATTATTGCATCTAGATTATCAAATATAAGTTTTTCATGTTGTTGAAGTGCCCCGTAGTATAAAATTTTGGGGTCTTCAGATACAGCATATAAAAATTCATCTGCTTTTAATTTTTCACCCAAATCAAGTGCTAGCCCTGATTTATAATCTTTATACAGCAAATATCTAACATCTTTGGGTATATACTTCAGTAAATACTTACTATCAAAATTTTCACCATCAATGACACTACGTTGAAGTATTTGCCACACTATTGTTCCATAATCTTTCTCTTCTAGTGCATCTCGCAATCTTTCTAATTGCTCCTTCATCTTTACACCACGGTCTTCGCCGGCTGACATTTGCTCAGGACTATATTTGTTTTGAACAGTAGAAATGAGTTTAGTCGCACCCAAACTAAAAAATACAGCCTGTGTGGGTTCACTAGGATGTATAATTCCTTTACCCGTATCAACACAACCGTCAATACCTAATGCCTGTCTGAATAATTCATTCCATGCTAGTGATGCAGGTTTTTTTAGATATGTCTCTATATAGCCACTTAATTTCCAAGTTGTGTACCATAATCTGCCACCGGGTAACATACGCTCTCTTGCATAGTCAACTGCGGCATTGATTGTGTTGTCTACTATGTCAGGCCAATCTTTGCCGGGAGGAGCATAATGCTTAGTAAAATCTACAGCTGGCAATCGTTTTGCATAAGCACGAAGTTTATCATTGTAGCGATATTCATCTTGCAAACTCATTGTATTCAAATGAACAATATTACCACGACCTTGAAAAATATTAGCATAGGGTTGTTTACCAGCAAAAGGTAAAGTAGCCATAGAATATCTTCCATGAGTAGATTCTATCACATAATCTGCTGGATATGAATAGATTCCTAATGGTGTATTGTAATGTGATCTAGGATTAATACCTAACTTAGGTAATTGAGTAAAACTAATGAATAGATTAGTAATATCTGAACCTGGCAATTTACCTGCTGAGGCCATTGCCTGATCAATGTACTGATTTACTGATACTTTAGGATTAAGATCAGGGTTTTTTCTGGCTTCAAATATATCTATAAGGTGCATTTAGATATTTATCTAAATGGCGAAAGGTCCCTAAAGGACCTTTCTGTAAATGTTTTGTTAGTTATTACTTTACACTACCTAGCATAGTTAGGTTGCTGGGAATAATGATTGTCTGAATCTAAAAATAATATTTTTGATAAATAAAAGTGCAGGTCGCGATGCTACCAACATCCACCCGCTCTAACAGTTGAAAAGGAACTATCAGCATGAATATTTATTATGTTTACGCCTATTTAAGAAAAGATGGGACTCCGTATTATATTGGCAAAGGTAAAGAAAAACGTTATCTTGCTAAACACTCAGTTAAAATACCAAAAGATTTAACCAAAATAGTTTTTCTAGAAAAAAACCTAACTGAAATAGGTGCAATAGCCCTTGAACGTAGATATATTAAATGGTACGGCAGAAAAGATTTAAATACAGGGATATTACGAAATAAAACAGACGGTGGTGAGGGAACGTCTGGTAGAATTTTTGAAGAGAAAACAATAAAAAAACTATCAATTGCCGCAACTGCAAATAATCTCAAAAAAACAGAGAATGGCTCTCATCCATTCTTAACAAGAGATAACATGAATGTAGCTAAAAAAATGGCAGAACAGAAAAAATTAAATTTTCAAACTATGAATAAAGATGAATTATCTGAACTTTCTAAAAAAATAAATCAACAACGAGTTGAAAATGGAACACACAATTTTTTAAATAAAGAAACAGCTAGAAAAAATAATCAAATTCGTGTTGAGCAAGGAAATCATAATTTTCTTGGTAAAAATATAATAACTCTAATAGATAAAGACGGAAAAGGACATAGATTGCCTGTAGAAATTCTAGATGAATGTAAGTCTACAGGAAAACCTATGTCCGAATGGACTTATGTTACTGCGGCTAGCAAAGAAGCTAGACGCAGAAAATTACTTAGAAATATTCCCTAGCATAGTCAGATTACTTGGGATGATAATGGTCTGAACTTTTCCCGCTTTTACTGCTTCACTAATATTCAAAGTGGCCTGGGCTTGCATGAAAGCAATAGAACTCTGACTGTTATTAGCCAGTGCTGCCATACGGCGAGCCTCAGCTTCGGCGGTCTTGACTTCAACTTCCTTTTGCTTAAGTTCATTCTTAGCACGAACCAGATCATTAGCACTTGCTACAACCGAATCAGCAGGAACAACGTTACGAATCAGAACCTGACTGATAGCAATACTACCATCAAGCTTTTCTTCGGTCAAATTACGAACAATTTCTTCCTTGATGAAGTTCTCCATTTCACTACGATTGTCACCCATATCTAGCGCATCGTACTTTCGTGCAGCCTTGTAAACTGCATTTCGTGCATTTTGCACTACATAATTGTACATCAGATAAACATCATCCTTGGTGATAGCGTGAAACGCCTTGTTCTTAGTAGAATAAATTTCACTTACCTGATTTGGATTGATGTTATAAACTACCACAACATCAAAATCCTTCATGGTACTGTTGTCCTTAGCAACAGGAGTCATGTTCTCAATTGCCACATTGACATCCTTTACCGGGAACGTCAATACATCACCGACAAGGGTTTGATTAAAACTACCAGGTTGAAGTTCACCGGGCTTGACTTGCTTGTCAAAGCCCACACGAACGCCTACTTCACCGGTTTCGATACGAGTGCAACCCGTAGCAAGAACAGCAGCGGCAAGAATACCAACACTAAAAATACGCTTCATTTTATATTTCCTTTCAGAGAACAACAGCGAAGATAAAAGCAGTAGCAGCAGCTACGCCAAGAGCAAAGTAGGCAACACGGCCAACAATATCCATAACAGACAACTTCATACAATTTCCTTTCTTAGGAACAAGTTAATTTTTTAAAAGATTAGCACAATAGACACTAGAGCTACCATTGTCAGCGAAGCACATAGTGTACTAAAGGCAATCAATTTTGTCAACTGCCATTTTTCTTTTTCAGTAGTAAGACGAAATGCCGTGATACTAAAGAAAAATAGTCCGAACAGAATCAAGAATGAAAGAATACCTTTCAACATGGGTTACAACACTCGATTTTCAGAAATCGCCTGACGGAATTCAACGAATGACCCAGCGAAAGTACGACGATAGTTAGAACTATTCAGCCGACCCTGCGCCTTAGCACGACCGTAGGCCTTATTGAAATTATCACGATCACTGCACCATGATTCAGCGAATTCTACTCCGCCGGGCACTTCACGATATGCGATAGTGGCACCGCCAAAGTTGCTGATACGATCAGAGGTGTCAACGTTACGAACGTGCATGAAATAAACCTTAGACATTTTACTTACTCCTTTAGATTGAAAAAACACACTGACAAATTTCTGATTAATCACTAGAATCGATACCGTAGCTATCGCCACAGTGTTCACAGGTGTAGACCACGTAGCAGCGACCTGCAACATGAGCCACATACTTGTGTTCGCACGGCGTACCATCAGGACGCAGACGAACTTTGCCCGTTGCCTTCATGCTCATGGTCTGACCACCGCAATTACGGCAAGCGATAGTATCAGTTTCCTTGTCGTAGCCAGCAGTACGACGATAGTTACCAGCCGGGACACGGCCAGTGCCGTTGCACACGGGGCAAACACCATGTTGATGAGAATGCATTTCTATTTCCTTTGAGTTAAAGATTAACCAACAACAATGACACGAGGAGATTGAGCGCGATCAAACATATGTTGACCTTGCTGCGGAGCCGTGAAGAAATCAGTCTTGAACTTGCGATCTTCAACGCCTTCCCAAACACGCTTGATGAACTTCGCACGGAACGTGCCGTCATGATGAATACCGACGACCTTGCCAACCATGTAGCAGTTGTCAATACCGTTGAAATCCAGGCTCTTAACGATGTCACCAACTTGCATTTCTTGCTCCGTTATCTAACTGTCTAGAAAGACATTATATGCGATTTGGGATTTATTGTCAAGCCGACACAGGATCAACAGCTTCAATAAAACTGAGCAGCAGTTTGTTGATGTTGCGGGAACCGACAGGGTTCTGGCTATGAACCACGAACTCAGTAGGGAACACCTTGATATCACCATCCAGATAGAGATTAATCATACAGTAGATGAAGACCATGCTGGTGTCTTCGCCTCCCAGATCATGATCATATGAGATAAAGTTGGGCACACCACGATCAAGCACCATCTTCATGGCTTCAGCAGAACTACGAACAATGACCCATTCCTTACCATCGTTGGGTGGGAATCGCTCGTCATCAATGAACATCCGATAGGTCATCAGGTACTCCTTGTGTTTCAGTGTGTGTACTATAGCACCGATCAAAGACCCTGTCAATCAACCTTTGGGATCAACAGGGTCCCACGCCATAGAAAAATTTTACCCACCGGAATGGACCACGCTGCGTCTTCAAGAATCTCAAAGACCACTGTCTCAGCGGCGTTGTCTACCTTGTATGGACGAAAACGACCTTTTGAACCTCGGATAATATACTGCGCCGCGTCATTGCTGATCTCCATCAGCATGATGCCGTTTTCGTCCCGAACAATATAACCCACCGTGTGCTCCTTACGGTCAAAATGTCGGTTAAACCACTCGCGAATATTCATTTTTACTCCTGAATCAAGCAGCCTTCGAAAGATATTCCGAGACCTGCTCACCGGTGACCGAATCACCGTTACGCATCGTATAGACCACACGGTAGTTCTCACGACCGCCAGCCATCAGCATGTCATACTGCTCGGACTTGCTAGCAACCTCACGGCGCATGCAGCCGTACTCACCGTTCTCGACGGTGCGCCGAGCGATCCAGCGACCCTGTTCCCAGAACAGTTCGAACGGGGTTTCCCACTCATCACAGACCTTGGCGTCATCATCGAGGATAGACCAATCAACAACGTACTCCTCGAAACCCTCATTGCGGGATTCGATCAGAGCCTTCAGGGTCGGGATGCCCTGATCCTTGACCTTGAGGACCTGAGCAACCGTCAGGTTCGGGATAACGTAGGTGTCGCCACCCTTGCACTTCCAGTACTGCGGGCAAGCACCCTCGCCATCCCAATCGTGGGCGCCGTAGTTTTCGCGGATTTGAGTGCTGATGACGATCTTCATGAATTTGCTCCGTGTTTCTCAACTGTCTAGAAAGACATTATATGAGTTTTGGGATTTATTGTCAACCGAGAAAATCGTAAGAGGTCTCGTTACCGACCTTACCAAACGCAACCGCGGCCGTGATGTTTTCCCAAATTGCATTGAAAACACGAACAGCAATGTCGCTGTCAACAGTTTCCAAAAACAAGGTACCGTTGTAAAAGTAAGCGTTGGTATCGGTCACAGACTTGACAACTTTCAGGACTTTTGCTTCGTTGATCATTTCGTTTGCTCCGTGTCTCAACTGTCTAGAAAGACATTATATGAGTTTTGGGATTTATTGTCAAGAAGAAATATTACAGATTGTACGGGAATACCAACTCCCAAACAGCATAGTGAAACAAGGGCTCAGGACCCATGGGATCAGCGCCACCCAAATAAGTGTATTTGGAGATATTTTCGTTTTGTCTCAAAATACTTTCTACATCGCTAACCAAAAAATTATAGGACTTTTTGTCTCTTTGTAATGCAGGACTGTCAATATGAATTTCCAAATGTGCTTTGAATTCGTTGATCCAGTTTGTGGTAATTCTATATTGTTTGGATTTGAAAGTCCTGGGAAACTCTTTAGTAATTGCAGTAATACTTTTCTTGAGCGCCCGTTCTTTTTTAGGAGAAATCTTCGGGGTATTGTTGATTTCGTTAATTCGCATAGACTATTTCCTTCTGAGGATAGTCAGATATTTATCTTAAACCAGAACAACTTGAATTTGACGACAAAATAAATCATCACATACCAATTCAATTGGTAGAGTATTCTCAAGACAAAAAAATTGTCACCCCAGCGTGTAGACCACGACACCATCATAAGTGTCAACGACCTTTACAGTGCAACCACGGTCGATCCAACGTTGTGCAGCGGCCTTATAGGAGTCTGCGGCATAAGCAGGATCAACACCGACCAGTTCACCATTGTCCGCGTTATAGACATAGATATCAAACATCTTGCTCTCCGTTGCGTTCAACATGAATACAGTATATCAAATACCATATTATTTGTCAATTTTCTTTTCCTTACATTCATAGACTGTACCACCTATATAGAATGCACCTAACTTTTGGCAATCTTCTACAACCGAATGGAAGGCGCCTGCCCTACCAAATCCATGGATGCAAATTGCTGTCGCTATAGTAGCGATACAATAAAAGATAGCAAAACCGAGTTCTTTATTCATTATGTTTTTTACTCCTGTTTGTTGAGATATGGCAAAAATAACCCCACTCAAGGTAGGGTTATTCATCAACCATCGTTCTTAATGAGCCACCGGTTGGAAATTGCCTTGAAACTAGGACCACCAAACGTATTGCACTTGAACACCAGCCCTTCACGATTGGTCTTAGAATTCAGTGCGCTAACACCATCAGCCATAGTCAACAGTCCAGTAACCCATTCTTCAATCACCATTTCAGTAGCAAGCACAGGAACATGCTTGATACCGTGAGTGTCAGCAAACACACGACGCTCAAGGGGACCAAGGTATTCTCCGCGATCAATATCGTAGATATCAAACAAGCGGAAATCTTGACCCTTAACGTTGTAGGCATTACCTTGAATACCTTCACCGATCAATTCACCTTGCAGGGCAAGATTGCGACCAGTTTGACGAACCTTTTCAATCAACTGTTCACGACGAGCCACAGCCCACAGGGTATTGCCAGCAGTTTCCTTGAGTGCCCAATTACGGCTGCAAACACCTTCACGATCACCATGAACGAAAACAGTCATAGAACTGCCATCGAGCTTTTCAGTAACCTCCCAAGTAAAGGCACTGTTGCCTTGCCAAGTTTTGAGTTCTTCAGTGAGATTCTGGATACGCTCTTGATCAGTCTTGGGGATCACAGAAGGAAAATTTCCTTCAACATCACCAGCCAGTTGAGCAGGAATAGGAGCCTCCCACTTTTGAATGCCAAGCCGCTCACTAATATCAACATTCACCTGACTCCACCAGAAACGGCGGTCAGATCCAGGAAATGCCGTTTCAATAGGCAGCAACAGCCCTTGACTGACCTGGCCACGCAGCTTTACAGTGCGAAGACGTTCACCCTTGACACCATTAAACTCACGGGGTTCTTGACCCTTACTGAGAAATGGGGCAACAGCATGAGGAACCCAAGAATCAATTTCCAGGTAGACGGCAAGGTCACCTGCCTTGAATTCACCCTTCTTGATGACAACTACCCAGCCGCCAACCACAGCGGCTTCAATAGCATCCGCACCTTCAATCGGACGAATTTCATCAATCTTGCGGATCGTAGTCATTTTACGTTCGGACATTTTAAACTCCATTAAATTTCAATTTTAGAAATGTATTTAATTACTGATTTATTGTCAAGCAACCCGGGGACGATTGACAACAGTTTGCTTCAGGCCCTGATATTCGCCGTGCTCCTTGACGGTAGCCACAAACTCAACAGCAGAACCCTTTTCATATTCGCTGCCGAACGAACCAAAATACACGACGGTAGAACCATCCACATCCACGTGGGTGATGTAACCAACACCGCTATCGTAGTAATGAAACTTGGGACGATCAAAGGTCTTGACAAACTTAACCACACCCTTGAAGGTCATACGCTTGCCCACTTCGCCGATATGCTGGCTAGTGTTAGCTTCGGCGACAACAACAGGACGCTCCAGCGGAGTAATTTCACCCTGACGGCTCCAAAGCAATTCAGTCTTGCCGGGATCAGGACTAGTGCCGCTACGCATATCGCCCACGTAGCCCAGCTTGTATTGAGCAACCACACCCTCACGGTCAACCACAAACTTCCAGGTCACCGGACGGACACTCCTAGTACCATAACCAGCCCAACGAACGTAGGCATTGACGGCGACCATGACCTGACCTTCAGTCAGATCCACATTGAACAGGTTCTTAGCGGAAGCGGTGTCCCACAGATTTTCACGGCTGAAAACCTTGAACAGAAAATCCGCCTGCTTGATGCTCTTGAACTGACCGTTGTTGAACTTGACCAGACCGCTGAGAGTCTTGAACGTGTCAGCGTCTTGTTGGCTAGCGAATTGAAAAGTCATTTCAGACACTCCGTTTGCTTACTGTTTTCACAGTATAACAATTTTGGGAATATTTGTCAAACTTTTTTACAAAAAAATTTAAGGATTTACATTTACCGGACCAACAAATTCAGCCTTAGGTAGGTATTTGGACACTGCTGGATCATTGTCATGACGGTTGAAATCTACAGAAAACTTCAAAGCTTCAATTCTACTGTCAAAAAAATGTTCGCGGATAACGGTACGATTGGTTGTAGGATTTTGAATAATTTGAACCTTAAACTTACGCATGTTTTACCTCACAGTGTGATTAGTGTGTGGACTTATTGACATTGCCACACGTATTTATCAAGGGCGAACGCAAGTAGCCCGTGCAAGACTCTTCCAGTTGGAAGCACTAATCTTCACCAGATCAGCCAGCTTGAGGCACATACGCAGGCTCATCTCACGAATCTTACTACGATTTTCCCACATGAAATCAAGAATTTCAACCTCTTGTTCCTTAGAGAAATCGTAATCAACGAACAGACCCGGATCAGCATCACGATAGACCTGACGGATGCGGAGCATCTTATCACGATCGGTGTTGATAGTCAGATCCAGGAAGTGACTGCGAGATTGCAGAGCCTCCATGTGCGGCTGAATCTTACTAGCCCGCTTGTTATCAAAGCTATTGTTGGTGATGAAGATGATAGAACCGTTGAAATTGAAAGTGTTAGGAACACCTTCCTCACGCAGAAGACGAGAGTCCTTGTTATAAGAAATACGACGGGTCTTGCCCGAATCCAATGCACCCTTCAGAATGTTGATAGCATCCTGATCTTCCCAGATATCGCAATCGTCAAAAACCAGGACATTCTTGGAATCACTATACTTATACAGCAGTGCGAACAGACCAATCGCAGACATAGTGCCCTTGACAATCTCGAAACGGGGCTTCTTACCAGCCAGCTTATCAAAAAGGCTAGCCTTTTGCAGTTGGGTATGAACACCATGCGACTTACCGACACCGGGAGGGCCAGTGACGATCATTGCACGGATATCACCCGCAATGCAAGCACCGCTCATTTCATCAAGGATGCCAAAACGCTCCTTGATACGATCCATAGCCTGCTCATCAGTCTCAGACACAACTTCGGCAACAGCCTGAGCAACAGGGTGAACCGAAACCTGCTCGGGCATACCGTTGACATATTCAATGTCAGTGATAGCCTCAACCTTGACCTTGACAGACTCAATGTCAATATTGAATTGACCATCATTCTTGACGGTCACGTAGTTGCCAAGCTTGCCAGTCTGAAAGCCCTTGACGAGGGTAAAGACTTGATTCTTGACGGGTTGGTTGCGATAAGAACCATTGAGAATGCGAATAGTAGACATGTGTGCTCCGTGTTTCAACTGTCTAGAAAGACATTATATTAGATTGAGGATTTATTGTCAAGCCTGAACATCACGTTCAAGCTTGGACAACATGCGGGCGATCTTGCGCTGGTGTTGCTTTGCAACAACACCACGATGCTTGGGGGCGGGGCCGCAGCAAGTGCAGCGCCAGCCACCGGGACCCACATGGGCGTGATGCTTTGCATTGAAAAGACCAGTCTTCATGTCTGTGCTCCTTACTGTGTTCACAGTATATAGCACAGAGGATTTATTGTCAAATTATAGGACCTTAAAATGAGAAAATTTATGGAACTGAAAATCGCTATCGTGATATTTAAATTTGCCTTCTACTGTTATTTCTGACGTAGAAATAGATTTTTCCCAAATTGATAACAAAGGATTTTTCTTACCAATCTCAGTCATATAGGCATTGTTATTTGCATCTTTAAACCAATACTCACAAGAAAATCTATTTTTGTGTTTTTTATCAACTTTACCGACATAGGTAAAAGTACCTTTAAACTTAAGATTTGTTTTATCTTCACACGTTTTGTTCAAAGACTCGGTTACCTTAAGTACTTCCAAATCTTCATTGTACAGTTTAGGCAAACTTGTGATCATTGGAATGTCATCAACTAATACCTTTTTTCTATCCGAGGTTAAAAATGTCAGCAAATCTTCTTTGAATTTACTTAGATGTTTGCCCTTAAGTTTAGCAATGACTAATTTATTTTTGTAAAACTGTTCAATTGCTGATGCTAAAACATAATCGGCATGGGTCAACGCAGAGTCTACGATAGAATCCATGATACCAAATGTATTGTTATGGCGATACACAGCACAAGATAAAACCAATGTATCTACTTTACTTTCAAAGAAAGTAACCGGCTGACGTTTCGGTTGATAATCTTCATTAAAAATATCTACTGTTGTTAGATTCATTACATTGCCTCATATAGTTATATCTTCAAGACCAGCAGTTCGTAGTCTTGTGATATGCCCTAACATAAAATTTTTGCTTTCTAATCCTTTAAGTAAACCCAAATACTTATTACGTATTAGTGCCACTTCATTTATCAAGATTTCAAAATCGATAACTTCATCTTCACCATCCGCATATTTTTCTGCATCACGGCTCGATAATTCACGATTATACGCCTCAAGGAATTTTTGAAAATGTTTTCGGCGAATCTTTTTAAGTTGAATATTGAGGTAATTTAAAACAGCTTCAATTTCTTGAAGCTGGTTAAAACGTTCTTCAGTGATACCGGGTAGATTGGCAATATTTTTTTCAATCTTGCCATATATACCTACCTCTTTTCTAGCTTGTTCTAGTTCTTTTTCATAATGCGATATAAAGTCTGGGATAACGGATAGATTTTCCGAAACTTTCGTATGCCAATTCATGCATCACCATTCTTCGTCTTCTTCATCATCTGATTCATCATTTTCAATATCATTAAAATCTTCATCTTGCAAATAGTCTTTCAATGCAGTTAGTACTACTTTGTCCTTAAAAGATTCTTTGATATCATCGGCATCATAACCATAATCAATAAAAAGACTTACCATATTTTCTGCTACTTCTTTTGTATCGTTTTGGTTAAGATGAGACTTTACTAAATCCCAAAGTTCGTTAGCAATCATCAAACTCATTCTGGTGCCTCCTCAAATGTAGTATTTACATTTGCATCCAATTTTTTAAATGCTAACATTACTTTGTCTAGACAACCATCTTCGTTCTTTTCCCATGCCTTGCGAAACTTTTTGATACTTGTACCATCTGGAAACACAGCCTTAAGACTATTGCCATCCTTTTGCAGGATACTTTTTCCTTCAAACATATCAACAAGTCCGCTATGAGGATTCATACCAGTTTCATATGGAATTTTGATTTGTACACTTTCAAATGGCTTTGCGTATCGTGTTTTCATGATCTTACATGCACTACGAATACCACGTACTTCTGTAATCTTATTGCCTTCTTCATCTTCCTTTAGCTTCAACTTACGCATTGCTACCACAATAGAACTTGCGTAAATAAAACCTTGACCTCCGCTGATCTTATCATCAGGGTCAAACATGTCTTGACTTGCATATGTGTGATTAGTAGCAACCAAACCAATATTTAGATCACCGAACATGTTGACGCAATTGCGAACCAATGCAGTTAGTGCCTTAGGCTTTCTACCCATATCACCCTTCAGATCACCACTTTCAAACTGATTTACATCAGTAGGTGTCAACAGCATACCTAGACTGTCCAACACAAACAATACCTTTGGACGTTCGGCTTCTGGGATTACCTTATATTCTTTGACGAATTCACTGATAAGTTTAGCCACGTCATCAATCATTGCCATATTAATCTTCAGCAATTTATTTTCTGATGTATCAACATCAAGATTGCGTAGCCACTGTTCATCAAGTGCGTTTTCACTGTCAATAAGAATTACATAGATTCCTTGTTCTTGTGCGTTTCTAATTAGATTGCCAGAACAGATGAAACTTTTTCCTGATCCTGATTCACCTGCAAAGACAGTAACCTTGCCAAGAGGAATGCCCTTATTGTAATCACCTGAGATTAGATAATTCAATGCATGATTACCAGTTGAAATCCAATCGGTTGGATCGTTGAATCCAAGGCTAATGCCATCGATAGATTTAGTTATTGATTTACGAAATTTTGATAGGTCAAAGGGCTTTGTCATTTATTCTCCATTCATTTAATTCCTGTATGATAAAAGTTTAAAACTTGTTTATCAAGATATTCTGGACAGGTATCTGCAATACGTTCAAGTTCATGTTCACTTGGATAATGACGTAATGCACCACGAGCCCTTTCACGTACAATACTAGGGACCCTAGGTGTTTTACCTGGATCGCATAATTCTTCTAATAGTTTTCGTCCCTGTTTTAAGGAACGAAACCTTTCATTTGGTAATGTCATAATTTACTCCTTAAATATTAAGTAAAGGGAGATTAATCTCCCTTTAATCATTTAAGCAACTTTTGTTTGTCTTGCCTTGATCATGGCCAATATGTCACTGGCCTTATCACTAGAAACAGTTGCACTTGGAACCTTCACTGGTTGTTTAGAAACAACTGGTTCCTGTACAGAAGTGTCTTCGTCTTCATCTGCTACTTGTTTGTTCTGAGGAACATTTGATGTTGATGAATTAGAAGCACTTGGGCTATTAACTCCAAATGGACGATAGTAATTACCCCAACGATTTGGGTCATATTGTTCACCGTTTACCGATGCATCAAACATTTCCTTGATGATTGCAAGTTCTGATTGAGTTGGCTTCTTAGGAAGAAGATCGGTTAGATTGTAAAGTCCTTGTGTTTCAATAGCCTGACGTTCTGCATCTGTAAGAGCAGATTCACGCCTTGCCCAACTGCTAGTACCATAATCAGCATAGCCGCCCTTTGAAGTCTTCTTGATATGAAAATCAAGACCACGTTCATAGTGAGTTGGCAGTTCTAGAATTTCTGGATCTACTAGACCTGACTTAATGATAGTGATAAGTTGAGGGCTGATGATAAACTTACGAATCGTGTTTGCAGGACTCTTATCATCTTGTAGAGGATTTTGATGTACAAATCCCTGAAAGAGATAACTACGCTTTTTCCAATACTTGTTTGCCATTTCCTTAAGTGATTCATCTTTGTACCAAGGACGAACTTCAGCTAGAATTGGGCATGATTCTCCGTACATCTCCATACATGGAACTGTAACTTCAACACGCTTCATTTCGGGTTGACCCTTGACTCCGTTGAATGGAAGTTTGATTAGCGCACGTTCTACCCAGAAAAATTCATTCTTTTCGTTTCCGTCTTGTAGGAATCTTAGTGAGGCAGTTGTACCTTCGGGGATATTCCAATGTAGATAAATTGCATTATCTGACTCACGATTGGAATTTTGTTGTGATTTGTTTTCTTGTTGAGCGATTCTTGCTCGTAGTTCGGCTAAGCTTGGCATCTTGTTTTACTCCTTAAAAAAAATGAGATGGTCTCTGTTGAATATAGTCGTCACAAGCCACTGTGACTAACTTCTCGTAAGTATTACATACTCACAGCGAGAAATCAATGTATTTATCATGGATATGGTAAACCGCACATTTTTGTGCGGTTTTTTATGAGTTTATTTACCCATTAATTTTTTGAGTGCATCAAGGTCTTCTTGCCCTTCCGCCACACCTTTTTTTACAGGTCTTGCCCAATTTAGTGATAGGCTTTGAGTCCTAAATGTTTTCTTGGCCTGTTCTTTTGCTTTAGAGATAGCTTCCTCTTTAGAAGATGCCTTTACTTTAACACTGTCTGATTGATGTGGACCATGTTCAAAACTTACTTCCCATTCTTGTTCCATGCCTTCCGCCATACCTTGCCCCAAATGTTGTTTCATCGCTTCCAGTGCTTTTTCTTTGCTCTCAAAGCCTTCTTTAGTTTTGGCTGACGTATTGATAAAGAATCCCCAACTACCTGATTTAGTTTGAAATAATTCACCAACATCTTTGCCATTACGTCTTACCGGTGTTGAATGTGATATAGATCCTGGACCGGCTGAGGGGTTAGGATCATCGGTGCCTTCCGCCACACCTTCTCTTCTTTCATTCCATTCACTGGCATATAATTTTGAAGTAGGATCTTCGTTAGAATAATTATAAACAATATATGTTCCATAATCATTTTTAGGAACATTAGTTTCAAGACCTTCACTGTTCATCCATTCTTCAAAAGCCTCGGCACGGTCTTTTGAAATATATACTAGGTCTTGCTCAGAGCCTTCCGCCACACCTTCCTCTTTCTTTCGACCAAAATAATCGTGACCGGGGTCAGGTTTCTTTAACCCAGAACCGCCACAATCAGGGCATTTAACTCTTATTGCACCTTTTTTATTATCTTTAGTTAATTTTCCATCTAAACTGTACATAAACTTATGACCACTACACTTAATACAATTCCAGTTAGTGTGTGGTAAAGTTGCTCCCGGCATATAATCACTAGCACTTAGACTACCAGGCAAGCCTTCCGCCACACCTCGCTGACCTGACCAAGGTATTGCCTTAAATCTATTTCTAGTCCATAATGCTATATCTTTAGCGTCACGCTCTAAATTAAATATTTCGGCTTCTTCTGGATTTCTAGTAGAAAGATTTCTACCAAACTTATCCATGCCTTTATAATAATTTCCACGGTAATCAACAAGAACATATTTCATACCTTCTACTATTTTAGTCACAATAAAGTGAGGATATTTTTTTGCAAATTTTTCTTTTGCTTTTTGTTCATTGGATGCAAGTATTCCTACATCTCCAGTACCAGCGTCAAATCCCTTACCTGTTTTATAGTAAATAACAAACAGTGTTTTATTAGTCGAGCCTTCCGCCACACCTTGCTCTACACTTTCATTGGCACCAACTAGTTTACCTCTGGCACCACTATTTTTCTTAACCTTTTCAGTTGGTCCAAGTTGACCAACACGTTTTTGTTCTGGTCCCAAACCTTCTTCATCTAACTTATCATATTTGGCGCGAATCTTTGCCATCTTTTCTTTGCTCGCACCTTCACGACCTGCTTTGCGTAATGAATCCATGCCGTCTTTGCCGTATTTCTTGTTTCCTAAATACGCCTGCAGTCCACTTTCTTCAACTTCTTCTTCAGATAAACTAGAATTTCTGCCAGCATTGACTTTTCTAGCCGCAGCAATTAATTTTTGAACTTCTTCATCACTCATCATTCTTGCCATTGATGGTTTACCATGTTGAGCGGTTGTAGGAACTCCCATATCTCTCTGTAGTTTTAGTAATAATTGTTTATCATTTGGGGCCAGCTTGTCTAATACAGCCTTCCCCACACTTTTTAATGTGTCAGCAAACCAACCTTCATTTACACTGTCTTCTTCTAAATCAAATGACTTTAAATTAGACTTTGCTGTAGATTGGTTATGTGCTAATGTTTCTGCACCTGGTGCTTCAAGTAAACCATTAGCCCATTCTTCTAGTTCTTTAACTTCTTTTACTTCACTTAAATTTTTACTCAATTTAGAAAGAATAGGCATTACACTTTCAATTCTTGGATCTAATGTCTCTTGAACAAACAATTCATTGATGGAAGTTTCATCACCATCAGTCTCCATTAATGTAGGAGTCCAACTTTCAAAATAACTATTGTATCCACGATTACCACGCATCTTACCTAATGTTTCTCTTAATGAAACATAATGGTTCAATCCTGCTTCTACTAACTTCTGTGCTGATTCATTGAATTGATTTCCACGAACTGCACGAACAAACCCTGCCATTTTGCTATATTCTTCACATAATGATTTGATGTGATTCCAACGTTCATCATTAACACTACCGCCTTCTGCTAAATGTCTAGCATATACTTGTGCAATGCCAGGCTTTACAGTGGGTGCTAAAAATCTTTCACCTTGGGTATTCTCTAAATAAATTCTTGCAACATTACGATAACGTTGTTCACCTTCTTGGATTTGCCTTGAATGTTGTAAAATTATTTTTACAGTAGGAATGTTATCATTATAACTACTGTTTTTCCCCATAGCATAATAGCCTTCACTTATGTTTGGCATGGTTGTTCCTTTGTTCATCAATTTCTTTTTACTTTCAGCAACTTCTTGCTTCTTAACATAATCTCTTTGTGCCATATCACTGTGTAAATGATCTTTGTTTTCTAAATCAAAACCCATTTGTCTACGTTGTGCCCACATTTTTAGATACTTTAAAAAGTTGGTCCAACTCATATTTACATCATCTACTCCACCTACTTCTTCGCTAACAACCTCATCATCATAATAAACTGTTAATGTGTTGTTTCCGTCAATAGTTGCATATGCTGTACCTTTAACTTGATTGTCATGTTTAAAGGTGAATTTAAATACATCTGCATCATCGGGCACTGGACTAGTTTCTCCAGTAGCATCTTTTGGAATAGGATCGAATCCTCTAGTTTTTAGCAAACTATACAGTTCTTTGTTTAGTGATTCATTGTTTTTTGGCATAAAATCTCTTAGTAATAAATCTATTTATCAATTTAGCACTGCAAAGAAGGGTAATGGTTGTATAAACTCATCGTGGTCACTAATTCTTTCTTCTAGATTGTAATGATAATCACCCAACACCTGAAACATTCTTACTGATAATAGTGATGCCATTACTAAATCATCTGTTTCACCTGTCTTTGCTTCATAACTTCCACCTAATGCCACAAAAGTTTTGCATTCACTGATTAAACTTTTACTATTGATTTTTAGTTTTTTTGTTTCAACTAATGTTTTAAATTTAGCACAAGCGGCTAATTTTACTTTATGAGTTGTATTGAAGCCCTTACGTTTTTTTCCCGGCTCACTTAAAAAGACACCAGGAATGTTTGATTCTCCGTATTCGGTTAATGAAATCAACGCAGCTTCCCCTATACTATTGTTTTCAATTGAATAATAAATGCTGTCTGGTTCGTTAGTACATTCTGCAATATATTTGTTTATCTGTGCTAGTAATTTTATTTGATTTGGGATATCTGTTTTATTATGTTTCCATTCACCAATTTGTGTAGTGGTGTTTGCTTCATAGATTTCTATTGCTGCAGGGTCTGATCCAGTACCTAAGCTAGGATCTAAAGCCACAGTATAGATATTTCCCTTTTCTGGACGTTTATACCAACGAACTTGTCCCATTCTACTGACGGGTTCTATACCATTTAAATCAACTAATGTAGTTGGTGATATCAATGTTTCTTCTGCAATAACGAACTCACATCCTATTTCTCGTCTAAAGCGTTCTGTACCAAGTTGAGCTTCCATTTCTTTAGCCCATTTATCATCTCTTCCTGGTTGTTCACTCCAATGTGCTTTATATGCTTTAAAACCATTTATTCCTAATTCTGTTTCGTTACCATATTCATCTTGACATTTGTTTGCTTGTTTCCAAATTAGTGCAAATTGATCTTCATCACTATTTGGTGTGCTTGTGATTATTGCTTTACCACCTGTTGCCAAAGTAGGTGTAATAGAAGTCCAGAATAATTCAGCAATGCTAGGTCTAACGAATGCAAATTCGTCCAAGTATAATAAGGAAATAGCCATACCACGACCTGTATTTTCAGTTGTTGTTGCTGAAACTATACGAGATCCATTCTCAAAATCAAGAGACCCTTTGTTATAAGTGGTAACACCTGCTTTGATATGATCAGGGCAATTTTCATATGCATACCTGATACGTTGCATTATTTCTTGAGCACCAGTATACTTATGTGCTGCAATTAATATTGTTGAATCAGGCACAAACATTGCATACCACAGTAAGTAGCCAGCTGCACTAGTTGACTTTCCGCTTTGACGAGGCATCAAACTAATGCTAAATCTATATTTGTGATATGTTTCTATAAGCCTCTCTTGGTAAGGCCACGGATGATACAACATGCTACCTCGTGTAGGATGTTGTATATAGAAAAAGTTATCCATAAAATATAGATAACCATTTATTGGATCACAACACTTTACAAAATCATCCAATTCTTTTTGTGTTTTGAATATTGTTTTTGTATAAGGTGTTTTTACTAAAGTAGATGTTCCACTCATAAATTTATTTATTGAGTAATTATTTGCTGAAGGGATTTTCGCCTGTAATATCTGGTTGTGCAAACCAAAGTTTAAACCATTCTTTATCACCAGGACGAATATTATGTTCGCGCATATATTCTGCTTTTTTAGTAGCTAGAGCAGAATCGGGAGTTTTTCTTGTTTCTCCCGTAATTTTTCCATTACCACTCAAACGTTTTAACTCATCTAATGTCATATCTTTTTCAAGAGCAGGTTTGTACTCCTTCATAGATTGATATGCGTTTTGAAGTTTAGATTGTTTAAATGGATCAAACATTATGTTATTTCTTGCCATTCAATACTTGCATATACAGTTTGATTTTGACCAGTAGTTGCCATAGTTATTACATACTCATAGGCTACACCAGTAAAGGGCTGTCTTTCAAGTTGATATACAAAAGTGAAGCCTTCTTGTGTGGGTGCTGCTGTGCTTTGATTAGTAGAGTTCAAGAATGACTGTTCTGCAATATCACCGGAGACTAGTGCAGTAGGACCAAGATTGTATTGCACTGAACTATCTGCGGCTGAATCTACCCAAGAACCACCTGATGTTATTGCTCTTTTATATATTCTATATTGGAATATGCTAGCTGCCGTAGGAACCAAAGAGTAGTTCATAGGTATTACTACCGCATTTAAGTTTGTACTCTTTAATCTGATAGCGATTACAGGTTTAAAACTATTATCGTTGGGTAATGTTACAGGAGATCCAATCAAATGAGATGCCGCTCTAGGATTACCCGATCCTGCTAACTGAAACCCACCTTCGCTAATAACTGAACTACAAATCTGCGTCATCGTACTGGTGCCTGTAGTAGCACCAGTGTTAGTGATTTCATACCGAATAGGCAATGTCGCGGTAGTCATATAAACTTTAGTATTTCCGGTTTGATTGGCGTGATTAAATTGATGGCAAATAATATAAGCACCATTAATAATAAATCCAACACGGACACTGCCTACACCAAGCCATTCAACATCTGCAAACACAATCTGTGTGCGATCTGGATATAATGTATAGCCAGAAGGATTATTTGCGCCACCTGCACCATTCAATCTATCACCGTTCCACGCATCTTGTCTTACACGTTCTTCTACACCAGTTGATCCGGAACGAATAACAAAATAGTTGTAGGTACCATCATTTTCAAAGAATACCCCATCATTGCTATCAAACAATCCTACACGCTGACGCAAATTTGTCTTTGGTGTACTCATACAAAATGTATTAAGTGTGAGTTGACTCTTTCCAGGTTGATATGGGAATGGTTTTAGTGTTTCTCTTATAACACTATCGCCTGATGCTGAACCTACATTGAGTTGATAACTACTTTGATTTTGTACATAAACCACATTACCTGTGCCAGAAATATTTGAAGCAAACTGTCCATGATCATAATAACGAGCTTGAGTATCAAACAAGGTATAAGGTTCTGATACCCTTAATCTACCAAATGCATCTGATGTTGCCCCACTAAAGCCTGAAATAATTACGTTAGCATCACCATTAAGTGTAGCATTGACATTACCAGAAACAATCCACGGATCTGTTCCTTGAAATACAGTAACGTTACCACTATCAATGGTTACTGGAAGAGTTGTGCCTGAGATGTCAACATTACCTAATGACCCTATAGCAACGTTTCCTACGCTGACGTTACCTATTATAGATGCGTTAGTACGTACAAATACATTACCAGTAGCCTCATCTAATTCTAGGGCTTGATTTATATTTCTCAAGTACCATGGTGCTACTTCAGTTGGTTCTGGAACTGCCATAAATTACTCCTTAATTAAAACCTGAAGTGCCTGTATTAGCATGTGGCATACCTAATTCAGAAACACTAAAAGTTGCATTACTTGCACTGGCATTTATAAAACTAATTACATTGCCTTGACCAACATATACGTCATTTAATACAGTATTACTCGGTACGATGCCACTTGCTCTTGGACAATTACTACTATCTAACACATCATCAACATAAGGAACACCATAAGGTGTAAATTTATATGCTGCTGAACTTATTGCAACATTTGCATTTGCAGTTAGTGTCAAACTTGTAGCATTTGCAATGCTAGCAACTATTCCTACTGTAACACCAGTTGAATTTCCTATCCAATAACCAACACCTAATTGATTAACAAAATCACTACTAGTGCCAGTTACAGTTTTACTATTGGTAGCACATACTACAGTACCATTGCCTGAAACATTCGGAAACCCGACTCCAAATAATATTGGATATGCTGTCGTTGCAATTCTTACTTTGTCTGTTGCTATATTAGCTGAGACATTGGCGGTACCTGATGAATTATAAACATATGTTGTCATATTTTTTTCCCGATCACAACTTATATTTATGCTTCTATGAAAATAAAAAGTCTACTTGATATCCAACGCCATCTTTTTAGTTGCTACTATGCAATAGTATTTTTCTTTAAACTCTTTCTTACCATCAATCTCAGCTTCTAACTTTAAATCAAAATCTAGATTATTGAAGTGATCAATTTGAAATCCGGTTCGTCTCAACAATGCATTCAATTGATTATGACCTAAAATACTATAATGATTTAAATTGAATTCATGATTTCGTTCGCAATTTGGTTGAGGGACTTCTATATAAATTTTACCCCCGCTTTTCAAGACTCTGTTAAATTCTATCAATGAAAAAATAGGGTATGGACTATGTTCTAACACATGACGTGCAAAAATAAAATCAACACTTTCATCATTAAACCCATCTTTTTTAGGTAAGAAACTGAAATCATATTTCTTTATAGTGTGACCTTTTGATAGGCACTGCTTGACATCAGGATCGCTTAAAGTAATACCTATGCAGTTGGTGTAACCACGTGATTGCATTATGTCTAAGAAATATCCTGCTCCGCAACCCAAATCTAAAATTTTTGAGTCTTTATCTAGGTTAAGTGGATCAACATATGTCTTTACCATTTGTTCAGTTAAATCTTTATGGTATCTACTTTCACCTTCTGAATAAATGTGCGTTGAATAAATCCACTCATGATATAATTTCAACTTTAATAAATCTGTTATGTTATTTGTATCGATCATTTGTATCCTACATCATTTGATGTAAGTACTTATAAAAGTTGAAGTCTATATTATTTTTTCTTGTAGCCCTTAAATGGCTTAACAACACTTTGTGTATTAGTTGATTTTAACTCTTGGCTCCGCATGTCACCGTGATTATGATCTTTATGTGGAATACCCACTGCTTTATATGCCAATTTGAGCATATCAGATTCTACCTCTGAATATGGATGTGCTGTATTATATTTTGCATTCCAACTTTCACCATCCATATCTGGCATTGTAGTTCCATCTGTTGATGCTACTGCCATCATTACTCGGTTTAAATCATATCCACGATCATAATTTGTATCGCTAAAAGTATGAATGCCTCTGGTTGCCATACGTTGTCTGTTGGAAAGTTTTCCCTTTTTTTCTTCAAATACAAATTCATCGGCTCTCATTTTTTGTATCCTTTGAAGGGTTTTATCGGAGAGGTTTTATCAACATCATCTAATTCTTCACTTCCTGGCGAACTTACCATAGTTTTACCTTTTTTGCCGATTTTTTTCAAAGCCTGATCAATTACCTTACCTACATCCTTATCAAAACTACTTACAACCTGTTTTTCATTCCATAATGTCTCAGCTTCAAATTTTGGTTTGAAGTTATTTACACCATCATCTATGCTTGTTCCTCTAACATCAGCTATAGCAACACCAAAACGATACAAATCATAGAAATCTTGGTTTTTCAATTGATCTACAGTATAAGTGTAGGGTAATGTTTTAGCAGCAACATCTAATCCGTCGTGGATGCCATCAAGTGATGTTTGTTCAGTAATAAATTCTTTTGCTCTCATGTTGGTTCAACCAGTAGTTGTGAATAAATGGTATGCGTTAAATTATTAGAAGTGATTGGATTACATAATATTCGTAAATTTGAACCAGATATAGCCATATCATATCTACATATTGGAGTTCCTATAAATGTTGTGCCATACGCAGAAAACACAACACTACTATTGTCATTACTTATCTGTGCTGATAAAGTAATGTTTTGGCTATTAGCAAAGTTATCTTTGCTTCTAACTGTAAACATTGCACTATTAAAGTTAGATATTTCAGTATCAAATATAATTTGTCCAGGGGTATTACCTGTAGTATTAGCACTTTCTGGTACACTAGCGGTATTGAATAACGTTGTAAAATTGTTGTTGATCTTACCGAAAGCAGTTCTTAGTGGATCACCTGTACCATCGTTGGGCAATGCACCAATATTGATTATTTCTTGTGCATTAGTAGCCGGGGTCGATAATAAATCAAAAACGACTGGATCTGATACAACCATTGAAGTTTGTACTGTGATTTCAGTTTGGCTTACTAATGGTTCTGGGTCTAATACTTCAATTGTTATTTTGCTATTCAATAGATCAAAAATTTGTTGGAAATTATCGTTGATCTTAAGAAAAGCTTGATGCCAGTTATCCGCATACTTTTTACCTAATATTATTGGTTGAAAATTTACATTACCCAACCCCTCTATCGAAGAAACAATATTACGTACATTTGCAAAATTATTATTTATTTTGGTAAAAGCAACCATAAAACTGTCACCTTTACCATCGTTAGGTAAAACACCTGTACTAACTAGTTCAGGTTGTAATTCTGTAGTACCAAAATATAAATTAAAAAAGTTAAACAATAACACAAAATTATTGTTTATCTTATTGAACGCTAATCTAAATGAATCACCAGTGCCATCGTTGACCGACACACCTGTGTTTATATATTCGGCGATTAATCCATTTGGAAAGTTAGAAAGAGCATTGTATATGCTCAATGTGGTATTTGATTCTTGAACTGACATATTGCGTATTTATCATTTTTTAGATGATACGCTGTCCATTATCTTTTTCTGCTGAATATACCATTCTTGCCAAGAGTTGACTAACTCACTACAACTATAATATTTGGTATAATTTCTAGTCATAACTTTCAAGAAATCACTTAATATTACCTTTTCTTGGTCAATTGTTTCCAATTGTGGACATTTTTCCATTAATAATGGAGGTACATCAGGAAACTTTTGTTTGACTGGTACAGTAGTTGAACAACCCACAAGTAACACTGCTATGATAAGTATGGACCACTTCATTTATTTTCTTCTTTTTGATTGTCAGGAGCAACATTCTTTGCTGCTAAGTTATGTACCTGAATCACACTATTTGGTATTTCACATATGTTATTAATTTTGACGATTTCTCTGTCAATATATTTGATAACATCTTCACCTTTTTCTTTGATAATTTCGCGTTTCGTTACAAATTTTGTTACTACTTCGGTGTTTACTTTTTGTCCTTCTGCTTCAGCTTCTTTTAGTTTGACTTCTAATTCTGCAATTTTTAGCTTGTATTCTTTTTCAGTTTTTAGTTTTCCCTGATTGTATAACCCAACGCTAAAAAACAAGGCGCCCATCACAATGATGGGCAACATTCGTTTTTTTACAAAAGGGATAAAACGTAATAACAAACCAACTATTAGTAGTAATACCCCTGCAGTAACGATTAGGTTAGAAATTATTTGCGAAAGGTTAAATAGTGTGAACATCAACACTATTTATACTTTAAATTGTAAAATATGTTTGTTTGCTCATCAAAATAAGCAACAATATTTAACCTAACAGAAAGAGAAGAAACGTCATGAAATGAATGAATTGTAATGTCTGGTTTACTATTTTCTAAAACAAATTTACCTAAATCACTTTTGGCCCATTCACGAATATGACCGTTAATTTCTTCATAGTCTCCGAAAAAAAGTCTAAATTCTGCAACTTTTACTTTTTTATTGTCGGTAACTCTGAGAGGTGTATTTTCATACGGCCATCGTTGCTTTAAGAGCGCCATGACTTTGGTATCCTTCTAAACAAATATCGTTCATTGTCATTTCAAAAATGTTTGTCTTACATGTATTTAATAATAATTTTGGTAATGGATATTCAGTTCGTGACAACTGTTCTTTTACTTGCTCAATATGATTTTTGTAGATATGTGTATCACCTGTACTAATAACAAGTTCACCTACACTGTATCCACAATGATGTGCTAACAAATGTGTTAGTAATGCATAACTGGCAATATTGAAGGGCAAGCCAAGAAAAACATCCACACTTCTTTGATACATGTGGCAACTCAGTTCGTTATTTTTACTTACATAAAACTGACTCAAAACATGACACGGTGGTAATGCCATTTGATCTAGTTCACCTGGATTCCATGCACTTAAAACATGTCTACGGCTATATGGATCTTTTTGTAGTCCATTGATCAATTCTTTGAGTTGGTCGGTTTCTTTGATATGAATTGACCCACCGCGATTGTACTTACTGCCAAAGTCATCTGTAAATGTTTCTTGTTTATGTACAACTGGAGTTTGCCAATGACGCCACTGAACACCGTATACTCTGCCTAAATCACCAGAATATTTGACTTTGTTTTTCCAATAAGGAGCTAGTGCATTTGGTGTCCAAATTGTAACAGTACCTTCTTTGGTGCCATGTGTAATTTCAGCTAAACGACGTTCATCTCCGCTACCTTCAATAAACCACAACAATTCACCAACCATTGCTTTAAATGCAAGCTTTTTAGTAGTAATTGCAGGAAACCCTTGTCTTAGGTCAAAACGTACTTGCCTAGAAAATACACTTAATGTGCCCACTCCTGTACGATCTTCTCTTTCTTCACCGTTATCTAAAATGTCTTGTAGTAAATTGTGATATTGCTTCATTTTCTTTTGTAAATTGTATATGTATGATCAGAATGTGTTTCTGTATATGAAGGAACAAATTCTTTCTTCAATTTTACTAAGTCAATGAATGTATCAGCAACGTAATCGGCAAAAGTCTCAGTAAGATGTACTTCATGTATTAGATGCCAACTTGAATTTACAACTTTAGCACCTCCTATCAACCAAACATCACTTAAATCCATCTTATCAACTTCAGGTAAGCCCATTAGTGTTGTAACACCTTTGATGTAAGATGTTGTTACTACAACGTTAATTCTGTTAGGTAGTGGTTTTACGGGTAAACTTTCATAAGTATTTCTACCCATCATTATAACTTTACCGGTAGTAAGCTTTTTGAACCTAGCTAAATCACCATCTAGTTTTTCCCATGGCAATTTATTTTGATACCCAATGCCTCCATTGGGTGTACATGCGATTATCAATTTCATAAGTTTTTCAGCAATTCATCAGTTGACGGTTGAACCGCATCAGCAATGTTTTGAACATTTAATATAAATTCTACACTAACTAGAACATCATCCAATTCATATAATTTTCTGTTGATTACTTCTTCTATTTGTTCTGGATCTAGTCCTTGGTTGAATAATTTTTCAATGTTCAATGATTGTTGTTTTTTTCCTTGTAGTTTAATAACTAGTTTTTTAATGAATTGAATGGGAATTTTTTGCTTATCTACATCATGTAGAATATGTTCCCATTTTGCACTAAATTCCGGAGACATTATGCTGCTACTTTAGCTCTTGATTTTCTTGTCTTTGTGACTGTTTTAACTTCTGGTTCGACTGATGCAACTGATGTTGGATCAATGTTAGCAGCTTCCTTCAACAACCTATCTGCTTCAGCTAGTAGGCCCTTAGCTTCATTGCTCATCCTCACAGCCTGTTGACGTAGGTTAGTTGCCAACGATGTATCATCTAATGCATTACCACTAGCTGCCGCCATATTAGGAAAAACAGGAGTTACTGGAGAATGATTTTCTTGTAATTGTTGAGGCAAATTATCTCCCCTCATTTTCCTCACTACTTCTCGTGGGCTTTGAATTCCTAAACTTTTATCCATTTCTTCTAATTTCTTGACCGCTTCTTCACCAGTCTTCATTTCATCAAGAATCTTATTCAGTTCACTTAACTTGATCTTTACATTTGGCTGAGGTGTCATTACAACCAATTCAGTATTGACCTTTTTCAATTGACCTTCCATATGTAACACTTGCAAAATAGGCCTACCATCATTTGTGAAGGTTCGGTTAAGCGCATCGGCTAAGTTTTCACTTGACTGTCCAATGTCACTTTCAATGCACTTGATCATTGGATCATGAACATTTTGATTTAATAATTCAGTGTAAGTCACCAAACACATATGTGGTTCTCCGGGCACTTCACGAAAAACTATTGCTACTTTGCGATCACCATGCTTACCTACATGACGTATAAATTTTGCCATTTTATTCTCCTATCAACAACATTATTTAATGCTATGTAATAGCGTTATATAATTTTATTTTTATTCATTGGTCTATAATCACTATAGATTTTATACCCATTTTTTCTTATCCAATCAACAATGATTTGCGGGTCTTCATTAAATATATTTTTTATTTCTTTTTCTGATATGGTACTTTGAAATTCATATATTTCATACTGACGCTGAGAATTATACCTAGCCCTCAACACCATTGATTGCAATGGGATAGGATTGGGTTTTCTGGGTGCAGGTTCTTCTTTTAAGATATTGATAACTTTTTCTTTTTCATAGTTATCCATTACTTTTTTAGCCTTGTTAATGTCAAATATGCATTCTAATCCTTCACAACACCACATAGCCAAAAAGTGTTTAACTCTTGCCATAATGTTACCTTAAAAAAAGGTAGTACACGGTTAGTGTACTACCCTCTAAACTTTAGAATTTAATTATTTTTATGTTCATCATAATAAGCATATGTACCCCAGGGAGGAACAATATCCTTACTACCATGAATGATCCACAACGTATCACAATAGTCTTCTGTTCCCCATGAACCAAAAGGAAGACCATCAGTAAAAACAATCAAACGCTTTGGTACATTTTCTTGTTCGACCAGATGCCTAAAGATAGCAGTAAAGTCAGTACCGCCACCACCTTGAGGTTGATAGGTTTCAATAGTTTCCATGTTTTCACTATTGAAGTTTTGTGGGTTATAAATTTCAGTATCAAAACAGAAGACATGGACACGATACCCATCAAACGATTCCATCATGCCACCTACCTCTGCAAGAAAAGCCTGAGCCTGCTTGTCTGAGATAGAGCCTGACATATCAATCGCTACCACAACATCAATTTCTTGTCCAGGAGTCATACCTGGCATGATTGCATCCATATGCCAACTACGACGACTAGGACGCATCCAACTAAAATCAGTACGAATTGCACTAGTTAGATTGATTTGGATAAGATCACGCCAGGGCATTACTGGATTGGTCATATCCTTAATAAGGCGTTCTACACCCTTGGGAATACTCCCTGCTTCAGAAGAAGATGCTGCATTGATAACAGCCTGCTTGATTTCCTGACGCAGCCGTTCACGTTCTTCTTCCGACATCTTAGGACGCTTGCTTTTATTTTTTGCATCATCCCCGTCCTCATCGCCATCACCTTCACCTTCACCTTCCAAATGGTCATCAATCATCTGATCCACTAGTTGGTCAAGTGAAACTTGTTTAGCATTCTTCATTAGCTCATCATAAATTTCCTCACTGGTCATGCCTTCATACTTTTGATCATAAAGGCAGGGTACAGTACTAATAAATTCACCAATCTTATGCTTCTTAAGATCCGCATTTACTGCATAGTCATTGGCAATGTTAAAGAGTTGGTGGTCACGACTTTCACGACGGCCCATGTGATCATATACCACATGCAAGATTTCATGAGCTACCAGGAATTCAACTTCCTTAGTCTTAAGCATCATGATAAACTTACTGTTGTAATAGAAATTACGACCGTCGGTTGCGGCAGTTGAACACCAATCATCACTGTTGATTAGTTTTAGCCGTGTCGCTAGATTACCGAAAAATGCGTGATTGAGCAGAAGACCAACACGCGCCGTAATAAGACGGTCACGTGCCTGCGCATCAATCTTAGGATCAGTAGGACCAATGAGATTGTCAAACTTGGCGTTACGAGACTTCTTTTTAGTTTTACCAATTACTTCACTCATATTTGCTCCATACAGTTATAGAAAAAAGAGAGCGGGCGAACCCGCCCTCGAAAGGGAGTTTTACCTCCCTAGCAATCGCAACCTTAGTTGCCTGCTTCAAGAATATACTTACCAAACTTCTTGTTGAATGTTTCAAAGTTGGCAAGCTTTTGATATTGGAAGGGTAGCTTGTAAGTCTTGATCGCAATCTTAGCACCCATGATAACCAACTCAGGTTCAAAGTTATCCATGATGAAGCCAAGAAAGTTATCAACCATTCCGTTGAATTCCTGCTGAGAAACCTTCTTAGTTTGCAATGCATCACGCAATTCGTAGCACATAGAAACCGTTAGTGAGTACATTGCGGACACTTCCTTGACTTGAAGTTCCTTGACCTTACCTGCAAGAATATCGCTAGGTTCGGGCATCTTGCCTGATACCTTACGGTGAGCCATAAACTTCACTGCCAGACCTTCGCCGACTGCACCTGCAACAAGGTTGAACAGAGTATCAGTATCCACTGACTCATCCTTGAGAAGATCGCTAACGAACACCCAGCTACGAGGAGTGGGGAATGCACGGCTAGCAACCTTGCTATCAAAATCGCAAAGGTCTTGCTTTGCAAAACTCAGATAACCAACCACATCCTTGTGAATGCCCTTGTTAACAGCCCAGTGTTGCCAGCTTGAAAAGTCGGCTCGCATTTCAACGTGAATAAAACGATTAGCGAGGGGAAGCGGCATACGATATGTCACACCCTTGTCACTTTCACGGTTACCCGCAGCAACGATACGAACATTGTCAGGAAGCTTGTACTTACCGACTCGACCGTTAAGAATCAGTTGATAACCTGCAGCCTGAACAGCAGGGGGAGCGGAGTTCATTTCATCAAGGAACAGAACTACGATTGGATACTTACTGGCAAGTTCCTCATCGGGCAGATCAACTGGACTAGCCCAATCCATCTTACCGATTTCCTTATTGTAGAAGGGAATACCACGGATATCAGTTGGCTCCATTTGAGCCATACGAAGATCAATTACATAGCCTCCCAGTTCCTCAGCTACTTCGTTGACAACTTCACTCTTACCGATTCCTGGCGGGCCCCAAAGAAATACTGGACGTTTAGCGTCAAATGCCTTCAACAGCGCCTTACGTGTTTGAACGCTGGTGATAGTGAGGTTTTCTGAAACTTGCTTTGATGACATATATTCTCCGTTGAAAAAGTTGTTGAAACAGATGCTACTATATGCTTGATTGGATTATTTGTCAAGCACATTCTTCAACAGCACGCCGCAACAGTAGTTCCTGTTGTGCAAATGCTGCAATTTCCCAAGGACGGTCATAGTACTTAGTGGAGGCCTTGTACTTCTTGCCCATCCAATAGTTATTACCGTAAACGTCGGTCTTGAGTTGGCCCTTTGCCATTTGCTTTACATGGACCAACTCATGAGCCAAGGTAATACCAAGTTGAAAAACATTACGTTGGGGCTTTACAACCACAACATAACAATTTGTAAGATTAGTGAAATCATGGGTGACCCCGTGTGCTTCTTGATCGCATTCATTATAGATGCGAATTAAAAGGCCCTTACGGCAATTTTCCAACTTAAGTTGGCGAATCATAGAAGGCAAAACTGCGTTTACCAACTTCTTGTTTCGTGTGCTGCCGTCAATCGTGATTTCCATTATCATTTCCCTTCAAGCTTGAAGTATATGATACTATGGATTATTTGTCAAATTATTCTTCTGTAAAGGTGTATGACCTAAAACTTTTAGCAATGCTTGATTGTCTTCTTATATTGGGAGGTTGCCCAGTGCCCAATTCATCATGAGTGTAAAATCCATAAAGATAAATTTCAGTTGGATTTTTCCCAGATATTTTATAGACTATACTAAGGTCTTGGGTTATATGAGCATGTTTTAACCCAGGCACCTGCTGAGTGAAAAACCCGTCTCCCAAAAAATGTTTGTCGCTTTTGCCAAAAGCTTGGTTTGGATCATTGCGTTTTAATTCCATAAACTCACGAAATTTGTTTCTTACCGATTCGTATGGGTTTACTTTCACAAGATATGTTTCTTTGTACTCTGGACTACGGCGGAATCTAACATTTGCCGGTTGTTGAGCTTGCGTGTTTGCCGGTAAGTTTCGTGGATTTTGAATATTAGCTGGCACTGATTATTCCCATGAATCCATTTCTTCAAACAATTCTTCCATAGTCATTGGCTTTGACCATTCATTGTTCTTTTCTGTTCTGACAATTTTTACCAAATCTTCGGTTGCGAAGCCGGTTTTATTATCATGGTCAATTGACTCAAATAGTTTTTTGTCAGAGGGTTGACTTACTTCATTGATTTTCATAACTATTTATTTATCTTTAGTCGAGGAGTTTGGCTATTATAAGCAGTTTCTCAAAATTGTCAACAGATTCATTAAGATTTTTTAATGGAATTTCTAGTATAGAAACTTTTTTGGTTTGTCTAGCTAACACCTCTTTTTTGGATAATTCAGTTATCATGCCTTCAATATTTTTCAGCAATTTATTTAAATCATGGTTATATCTAACCGTTTTCATATAGTTTTTAAGTTGGGTAAGTTTTTCTAGTGCTTCATTTGTACTGGTAATCATAACTTTTTTATTTATTAATGCATAAATACTTAAAACTTTACAACTCGGAGAATAAAATGACAGTTTATGCAAATTTGGTTAATAATGAAGTTAAAGGTGTTTATGACAGTATTCCAAAATTTTGGAATGGTATCAATAATTTTAATACACGTTGTAGCAATGATGAAGCCTTTATGCGTGAAAACGGGTTTGTAAGAATTATTAGGGATACCACAAGTTTTGATCCTTCATTATATAGAATGAGTGATTTTCCTACATATAGCGTACAAAATGGTGAAGTTTATGAACATAGAGAATTAATTTTGATTCCTCATTATGTACCTCCAACCCGTGAAGAATTATTAGTCCCCATTCGTATTCAAAGAGATAAATTAATGAGTGATTTTGAATGGCGGTATACACGTTATGAACGTCAAGTCAGAATGGGTTTGACACCAACTGACACTTTAGAAAATTTAGATACTTATATGCAAGCTTTAGCAGACATTACTTTGCAGGAAGATTTAAGTAATTTAGTATGGCCAACCTTTCAAGGCTAACATAATGTTTTTTCAAAATATCACTAACAGTTTTAGTTGTGATATTTTTAGGATAACAATTGGTTAAGATCAGTCCTCAATGAAATAAATAGAACATTATGTCAGGATTTTTAGTTAATGGTATAGATTTAGACACTTTATTTGCTCCAATAGGTTCCTGTACCAAAATTGCAGACACTGGATTTTTATCTTCAGGGTCAGATATATCTAACTTATATGCAGGTGCAGAGTTCGGAACGCCTTACGGCACAACCAATATTTTTAAAAACAACAGTGATATAGGAACATTATTTGCTGCTTATGGTTCATTGGGTCCAGCTACCTTATTTTTATATGCATGGGGAGGTAATTCTGACGGGCAAACCGCAATAACAACTCCTATATATAGTTGGAATATAGTTAGTGCCGGAACAAATCATTCAACTGCTATAAGAAGTGATGGTAGATTATTTACTTGGGGAGGAAATGCATCAGGTCAATTAGGACTAATTAATAGTTGGACATCAATAAGCTCGGGTTTTCATACTGCTGCTATAAGAAGTGATGGTATTTTATTTACATGGGGAGTTAATACTCAAGGAGCATTAGGTGATGGTTCGACTATTGACAAATCCAGTCCTGTGCAAATAGGCACAAGTAGTTGGACATCAGTAAGTGCAGGACCACAACAAACTGCTGCAATAAGAAATGACGGTGCATTGTTTACTTGGGGCGCAGGTAGTTCAGGTAGATTAGGGGACGGAACAACAATTGATAGATCAAGTCCAGTTCAAATAGGAACAAGCAGTTGGACAGCAGTAAGCATGGGTCTTTCTCATACTATCGCATTACGAACTGATAGTGCATTATTTACTTGGGGAGGAAATGAATCAGGACAAACTACACAACTGACACCTTTATATAGCTGGAGTACAATTGGCTCAGGTTCAAGTTCAACTCATTCCGTTGCAATCAGAAGTGATGGCGCTTTATTTACCTGGGGGAGCAATAGTTTTGGACAATTAGGGCTAAATGACAATATAAACAGATCAATTCCGGTTCAACTTGGCACAAGTAGTTGGATTTTTGTTGCTTCAGGTGCATATACTACATTAGCAATAAGACAAGATAATTCACTTTTTGTTTGGGGTAGAAATAATCATGGACAGGTGGGAGACCAATCAACGATTGACAGATCAAGTCCAGTTCAAATTGGTACAAGTAGCTGGACTACTGTTGCTTCAGGAAACACACATGCAGTAGCAATACGCAGTGATAACACTTTATTCACATGGGGGCGAAACAATGTAGGGCAATTAGGTGACGGAACTGTAACTAGTAGATCAAGTCCAGTACAAATCGGTACAAGCAGTTGGACAAGTGTAAGTGCAGGTAATGCAACTACAATGGCAATTAGAAATGATGGCGGATTGTTTACTTGGGGATTCAACGCCACTGGCCAATTAGGAAACAATTCCATTGGCCTTCAATCTAGTCCAGTACAAATAGGAACAAGCAGTTGGACAGTTATAAGTGAAGGGCAGTCTCATAGTGCTGCTATACGAAGTGATGGCGCTTTATTTACCTGGGGGAGCAATATTTATGGACAATTAGGGCTAAATGACACTGATAACAGATCAAGTCCAGTGCAAATTGGAACAAATAGTTGGACTGCGATATTTAGCGCAAACGTTAGCACTATTGCAAAAAGAAATGACGGACTTTTATTTAGCTGGGGTTCAGGTAGTGCAGGTAGATTAGGTGACGGAACCACTCTTGATAGATCCAGTCCGGTGCAAATTGGTACAAGTAGTTGGACTATTTTGGGAGGAGGAACTAATCATGCCGGAGCTATTGACGGGAATAATTTTTTATATACATGGGGAGCAGGAACAAGTGGTAGATTAGGAACAAGTTCAATTGTAAATAGAAGTAATCCAACTTTAGTAGGATGCAACCTTTGCAATAATTCAATCCCAGTACAAATTGGAACAAGCAGCTGGACAACAATAAGTGCAGGATACTTACATTCAACAGCAATAAGACAAGATGGTGCATTATTTACTTGGGGTTTAGGTACTTCGGGTAGATTAGGGACAAATGACACCATTGATAGATCAAGCCCGGTACAAATAGGAACTAGTAGTTGGACAACAGTAAGTGCAGGACGCTTTCATACCGCTGCAATAAGACAAGGTGATTCATTATTTACCTGGGGGAGTAATGCAACAGGACAATTAGGTGATGGAACTACTGTAGATAAATCAAGTCCAATTCAAATTGGAACAAGTAGTTGGACTACTGTAAGTGCAGGTAATGTAGTTACAGCGGCAATTAGAAATGATGGTATATTATTTACTTGGGGATATAATATTCGGGGTTCATTGGGTGATGGTACAAGAACTAATAGATCAAGTCCAGTACAAATAGGTACAGCTAGTTGGACAACAGTAAATGCAGGATTTTGTTTTCAAACATTGGCAATTAACCTTGATAAGACTTTGTTTACTTGGGGTTTAGGAGCTAACGGTTTATTAGGTGACGGAAATACCATATCTAGATCAATACCAGCACAAATAGGTGCTATAACTACGTCCGTATCTGTGCCAACTCAAGTAGGTATAAGTAGTTGGACTGCCGTTAGTGCAGGAACTTACTATACAGCAGGAATAAGACAAGATGGTGCATTATTTATATGGGGCCTTAATAATGTTGGACAATTAGGTGATAACGGTTCCATTAATAGATCAAGTCCAGTACAAATAGGAACTAGTAGTTGGACATCAGTAAGTGCAGGAAATAGTCAAACTGCGGCAATCAGAAGTAATGGCTCATTATTTACATGGGGAGCAAATGCATCAGGTCAATTGGGTGACAATGCCACTATAACCAGATCAAGTCCAGTCCAAATTGGAACAAGTAGTTGGACATCTGTAAATTCAAGTGATGGCGGTCCATATATGATGGCCATAAGGAATGATGGAGCTTTATTTGGTTGGGGCCTTAATAATTTTGGACAATTAGGAAGAACTGAATTTATTCAAAGTTGGACATCAATTGCATCAGGTGCATCACATTCTGCTGCAATTAGAACAGACGGTGGTTTGTTTACTTGGGGAGCAGGAACAAGTGGTAGATTAGGTGATAATACTACAATTGATAGATCAAGCCCAGTACAAATAGGAACGAGCAGTTGGACTAGTGTAAGTGCCGGAAATGCACACACAGCAGCAATAAGACAGGATGGATCATTATTTACTTGGGGAAGAGGTCTTGATGGACAATTAGGTGATGACGGTTCCATTAATAGATCAAGTCCCGTGCAAATTGGAACTAGTAGTTGGACAAGTGTGAGTGCTGGTTTTGCACATACTGCTGCAATCAGAAATGGTAGTTCATTATTTACTTGGGGATGCGGTCTATGTGGTGGATTAGGTGATGGAACTACTATTAATAAGTTTAGTCCAGTACAAATTGGTACAAGCAGTTGGACAAGTGTAAGTGCAGGATTTTATAATACCGCTGCAATACGTTTAGATGGTGCATTGTTTACATGGGGATATGGAAGAGGAGGAAATTTAGGTTGGCTAACCACTGTTCAAAGTTGGACAACAATTTCATCCGGAGTAGGGAATGTCGCCGCTATTAGATCAGATGGTGGTTTGTTTACTTGGGGAGCAGGTAGTTCGGGTAGATTAGGGACAAATGACATTATTGATAGATCAAGTCCGGTACAAATAGGAACAAGTAGTTGGACTAGTGTAGATGCAGGGGCCACTCACGTTGCTGCAATACGAAGTGACGGAAGATTATTTACTTGGGGAGCAGGTGGTGCAGGTCGTTTGGGAAACAATACTACAATTGATAGATCAAGTCCGGTACAAATAGGAACTAGTAGTTGGACAACAGTAAGTGCAGGATGTTTTCATACTGCGGCAGTAAGATTAGATGGTTCAATATTCACTTGGGGATGCGGTGCAACAGGTAGATTAGGAGACAGTAATACCGTTAATAGGTCTAGTCCAGTACAAATTGGAACAAGTAGTTGGACTACCGTTAGCGCAGGAAATAACTTTACAGCAGCCACTAGAAATGACGGAAGACTATTTACATGGGGAACTGGAGGTTGCGGACAATTAGGATGGTTAACTGCTGTTCAAAGTTGGAACGCGATAGCATCAGGAAATGGACAAGTATTAGCTATTAGATCAGATGGTCTTTTGTTTACGTGGGGATCAGGTGGTGCAGGTAGATTAGGAAGCGGAGACACTTTTGATAGGTCAAGCCCAGTACAAGTAGGTGTAAGCAGCTGGACATCAGTAAGTGCAGGATTTTCACATAGCACAGCTATAAGAAGTGATGGAAGATTATTTACTTGGGGTTCTAATAGTGTAGGGCAATTAGGAGACAACACAACCGTAAACAGATCAAGTCCAGTACAGGTAGGAACAAGCAGTTGGACTAGTATCAGTGCAGGAACCTATAGCACAGCAGCAATAAGACAGGATGGTTCTTTATTCATTTGGGGATTCGGAACATCAGGTAGATTGGGTGATGGCGGTACACTAAATAGATCCAGTCCAGTACAACTTGGAACAAGTAGCTGGACCACTGTTAGTACAGGAAATGGAAATACCGCAGCAATAAGACAGGATGGTGCATTATTTACATGGGGGGATAATGCATCAGGACAATTAGGAGAAGTAACAGCAGTATTAAGCTGGAATGCAGTTTCTTTTGGTCGTTCTCATGTTACGGCTATAACAAATACTAACATATTATATGCTTGGGGATTAAATAACTATGGACAATTGGGTGATGGTACTACAATAAATAGATCCAGTCCAGTGCAAATTGGAACAAGCAGTTGGACCAGTGTAAGTGCCGGAGTTGCACACACAGCCGCAATTAGAACAGACGGTGCTTTATTTACTTGGGGAGCAGGTGGTGCAGGTAGATTAGGTGATAGCACAACTATTAATAGATCAAGCCCAGTACAAATCGGCACAAGTAGTTGGACTGCCGTAGCTGCAGGTGGTTCTCATACAGTAGCTACCAAATCGGATAGTTTGTTATTTACTTGGGGATTAAATAATTTCGGGCAAATGGGCGACGGTACTACAACAAGTAAATCAAGCCCAGTGCAAATTGGCACAAGTAGTTGGACTACTATAAGTGCAGGACTTCAAATGACTGCTGCGATAAGAAATGACGACGGTAGATTATTTACTTGGGGAGCAGGTTCAAATGGTAGATTGGGTGATGGCGGTACACTAAATAGATCCAGTCCAGTGCAAGTTGGAACGAGTAGTTGGACAGCCGTAAGCGCAGGACAAGCACATGTAGTAGCAATAAGGCAAGGTGGTTCATTATTTACTTGGGGATATGGAACAAGTGGTAGATTAGGTGATAATTCAATTATTGCTAGGTCAAGCCCAGTACAAGTAGGAACAAATAGCTGGACAGCAGTAAGCGCAGGAGAAGCGCATACTGCTGCAATAACAATTAATAATACTTTATTTACATGGGGAAGAGGACTTGACGGACAATTAGGAGACGGCACTTCAGTTAACAGATCAAGTCCAGTACTAATCGGTGCTAGTACTTGGACTAAAGTAAGCGCAGGGGGAAATAATACAGGAGTAATAGGACTATTATCATCTGATTTACAAATTACAGGTGCGGCAAATACTGGTCAATTAGGCAACAACTCAACTACAAGTAGATCGTCATTGGTGTTAGTGGGCAGTATTGCTGTAGAACCAAGATCATCACCTGTGCAAGTTGGATCAAGTAGTTGGACAACAGTAAGTGCAGGCGGGGATCTGTTCACTGCTGCTATCCGTAACGATGGAGGCTTATTCACCTGGGGACATAATCTTTTCGGTCAACTAGGAGATAATTCAACTATAAATCGATCCATTCCAGTGCAAATTGGCAATTGTAGTTGGACTAGTGTAAGTGCAGGAGTACTTAATTTTACTTCAGCAATTCGTAATGATGGTTTACTATTTACATGGGGCTGTAATGGTTTAGGAGCATTAGGAGACGGTACGACAGTTAGAAGATCAAGTCCAGTACAAATAGGTACCGGAAGTTGGACTAGTATAAGCGCAGGTTCTGCATCTATGTCGGCTATTGATAACAGCTCTGTTGCATATCTTTGGGGATATGGTACTTCAGGTAGAATAGGTGATAACACTAATATAACTAGATCAAGTCCAGTAGTATTAGGCAATATCAACCCATTGCTAGTTTCTTCTCCAGTGCAAGTAGGCACTAGTAGTTGGATAGCAATAAGTGCAGGATATAATTTTGCAGCAGCTATAAATTCAAACAATTTACTTTTTACTTGGGGTTTAGGAGCTAACGGTAGATTAGGTGATGGAAATACCATAGATAGATCAATCCCCGCCCAAATAGGATCAAGCAGCTGGACATTTGTAAGCGCAGGTGAAAATTCATCAAATCCTGCTGCAATAAGAAGTGATGGTGCTTTATTTACCTGGGGATTCAATTCATCAGGTCAATTGGGTGATAATACTACTATTAACAGATCAAGTCCAGTGCAAATTGGAACAAGTAGTTGGACATCAGTAAGTGCAGGACAAGATTTTATGTCAGCAATTGATAGTACCGCTGTAGCATATATTTGGGGTGAAGGAAGTTCAGGAAGAATAGGTAATAACACCAATATAAGCAACTCAACACCATTAATTTTAGGTAATATAAATCCAGTACAGGTTTTTTCTCCAGTTCAAGTTGGAACCAGCAGTTGGACATCAGTAAGTGCGGGATGTTGTTTTGCAGCAGCAATTAGAACAGACAGTGCATTATTTACTTGGGGTTTAGGTAGTTCAGGACGTTTAGGAGATGGCACAACTATTAGTAAATCAAGCCCAGTACAAATTGGAACAAGCAGTTGGACATCTGTAAGTGCTGGCTTCACTCATACCTCTGCAATAAGAAGTGATGGTGCTTTATTTACCTGGGGATTAAATTCATCAGGTCAATTGGGTGATAATACTACTATTAACAGATCAAGTCCGGTACAGATAGGAACAAGTAGTTGGACTACAATTAGTAGTGGTGGTAATTCAACTTTAGGACTAGAAATTGATAACACATTATATGCTTGGGGATTAGGAACTTCAGGACAATTAGGTGATAATACAACTATCGCTAGATCAAGTCCAGTTGTATTAGGAGGTATACTAATAACTTCTTTTTCTAATCCAGTTCAAATTGGAAATAGCAGTTGGACATCTGTAAGTGCAGGTGCAACGCACACTGCTGCAATAAGACAAGATAATGGTTTATTTGTTTGGGGTGCAGGCAGTTCGGGTAGATTAGGGACAAACGACACCATTAATAGATCAAGTCCAGTGCAAATTGGAACAAGTAGCTGGACTACCGTAAATGCAGGTGGTACTCACACAGCAGCAATAAGAATTGATGGTTCATTATTTACCTGGGGATTCAATTCATCAGGACAAATAGGTGACAATACCACTATAACCAGATCAAGTCCAGTACAAATTGGAACAAGCAGTTGGACTAGTGTAAGTGCAGGTATTACTCACACAGCAGCAATAAAACAAGATAGCTTATTATTTACATGGGGAGCAAATGCATCAGGACAAATAGGTGACAACACTACAATCAATAGATCAAGTCCAGTACAAGTAGGAGGACAACCAATTGATACTTCATCCCCTAATCAAATAGGCACAAGTAGTTGGACATCCGTAAGTGCAGGTGCGTCTCATTCTATGGCAATAAGAAGTGATAAATTATTATTTGCATGGGGGAGTAATAATCTTGGTCAACTTGGGGACGGCACAATATTGTCCAGATCAAGCCCTATACAAATTGGATCAAGTAGTTGGACTAGTATAAGTGCAGGTGCATCACATACTGCGGCAATAAGAAGTGACAATGCATTATTTGTATGGGGAAGTAACAGTTCAGGGCAAATAGGTGATGATACTACAATAAACAGATCAAGTCCAGTTCAATTAGGAACAAGCAGTTGGACTAGTGTCAGTGCCGGTAAAAATGGCCCCTTTACTGCTGCAATCAAAAATAATGGCTCATTATTTACATGGGGATTAAACAGTAGCGGACGTTTGGGAGACGGAACTACGGTTAACCGTAGTAGTCCAGTACAAATTGGTTCAAGCAGTTGGACCGCTGTAACTGCAGGTTACATAAATGCACATGCTATACGAAGTGATGGATATTTATATACATGGGGAAGTAATAGATATGGACAATTTGGAAATACTGCACCTCTAACTTGGAAGAATTTATCTGTTGTCGTTAACACAGTATTAGCGATACGTAATGACGATTTATTGTTTAGTTGGGGCCTTAATGATTTTGGACAAGTAGGTGACAACACCAAAATCAATAGGTCGAGTCCAGTACAAATCGGAACAAGCAGTTGGACTGCTATTAGTCAAGGAACCAATGTTAGTTTAGCTATACGTATCGACGGGCGATTATTTGCATGGGGTAGAGGAACTAACGGAGCATTGGGACAAGGTAACCAAATTGATTATTCTAGTCCAGTACAAATAGGAACCAGCAGTTGGATTGCAATTGCAGCAGCAACCGAACTTACAAGTTTTGCTATTCGCGTTGATGGGAGACTTTTTAGTTGGGGTGATAATAGTGTAGGGCAATTAGGTCAAGGTTCAGGAGTAGCATTTGACACTAGCCCAGTGAACATAGGAACCAGCAGTTGGACTCAAGTTTCAGCCGGACGCAGACATGCAATTGCTTTGCGAAGTGACGGGGCGTTATTTACCTGGGGATCAAATACATCAGGACAATTAGGTGACGGAACAACAATAAACAAAAACAGTCCAGTGCAAATTGGATCCAGTAGTTGGACCGCAATTAGTGCAGGAGGTTATAACTCCGGTGCAATTCGCGCTGATGGTGCATTATTTACCTGGGGATCAAATACATCAGGACAAATAGGAGATAATACAAGAACTACAAACTCTAGTCCTGTGCAGATAGGAACAAATAGTTGGACAGCGGTAAACATATCATTTGGAGGTAGTACCTGGGCAATTAATAACACTAATTTGATATATGGATGGGGGAGCGATTATTGGGGAGATGGAACAACTAATACCCGTTCAAGTCCAGTACAAATAGGTACACAAAGTTGGACTGTAATTCAAAGTAATGGCGGAATCACATCAAATTCACTTTTATATATGTGGGGGGGAGGAGGGTCAGGACAAATAGGAAATAACTCAACTGTCACACAGACTACTTCAACACTCACTGTTTTAGGCGGAATAAGCCAATCATCATCACCAATACTTGTTAATTTTAATAGTTGGCGTCAAGTTAATAGTAATGCTTCACACACCGCTGCAATACGTAGTGACTATACACTTTTTACATGGGGAGCAGGTACATCAGGTAGATTAGGTGACGGAACAACAATTGACAGATCAAGTCCAGTACAAATTGGATCCAGTAGTTGGACCGCAATTAGTGCAGGCACAGCACATACTGCTGCAATTAGAACAGACGGTCTTTTGTTTGCTTGGGGAGCAGGTAGTTCAGGACGTTTAGGTACCCAAAATACCATAGATAGATCAAGTCCAGTATCAATAGGTAGTAATAGTTGGTCTGCGATAGGTGCAGGTGACACATTTACTTTAGGATTATTAAAGGCGTAACAAAATTTGAACTTCGTACAAAACTATAATGACCCAAAAAAACTAAATACAATAAATATATAAAAATTATACATAAGGTTAAAATATGGCCGGATTTAAAGTAAATGGCACTGATTTAGATAATTTATTTGCACCTATAGGCACTACCAATAAAATTGCCGACGTAGGCTATAGAATTTCAGGCAATGATATATCTAATTTATACCTACCTGCTTCATGTGGTCTACCATATGGAACCACAAATTATAAAAAAACAGGGTCTGACATCGGTACATTATTTGCATCATTGACTTCGGTCGATGCATTTTTCCTTTATGCATGGGGACAAAATAATTATGGAAAATTAGGAAGCATTCCTACAAGTTGGAATACTATAAGTGCAGGATACTGTCATTCAGCAGCAATACGCAGCGATGGTTCACTATTTACTTGGGGAGTAGGTACAAGTGGTGCATTAGGTAACGCCAGTACAGTCAGTGAATCTAGCCCAATTCAAATTGGCGCTAGTAGCTGGACAAGTGTAAGTGCCGGTTTAAATTGGAATTTAGCCGTTCGTAATGATGGATCATTATTTGTTTGGGGAGCAAATGCATCAGGACAATTAGGTGATGGAACTACTGTAGATAAATCAAGTCCAATTCAAATAGGTACAAGTAGTTGGACATCTGTAAGTGCAGGAAGAACAGTAGCAGCAGGATTACTTTCTAATAAATTATTTACTTGGGGATCTAATGATAGTGGACAATTAGGCTTAGGTGACACTACAAATAGATCAAGTCCAGTGCAAGTCGGCACCAATAATTGGACAAAAGTAAGTGCAGGAAGAGACCATATACTGGCTATTAGTGATACAAATAAACTTTGGGCTTGGGGGAACGGTGGTTCAGGGCAATTAGGTGATGGTACTGTAATAAATAGGTCAAGTCCAGTACAAATAGGATCTAATAATTGGGTAGATATAAGCGCAAGCCTTGGTAGTTTTTTTAGCACAGGAATAAGACAGGATAATTTACTATTTACATGGGGGGCAGGCTCATTTGGTCAATTAGGTATTGGATTAAGCAGCGGGGATAGATGTAGCCCTGTGCAAGTTGGTGCAAATACATGGTGTAAGGTTAGTGCTGGAGTAAATTTTGCAACAGCAATTACAACAGCAAATTTAATATTTGCATGGGGAACAGGAACTAACGGTAGGTTAGGAAATAACTCCACTATTGATAGATCAAGTCCTGTAGTAATAGGATCCAGTAATTGGACCGTAACAAGTTCAGGTGGATTTCACACGTTAGCCTTACTTAACAATAACACGGTATACACATGGGGATTAGGATCATCCGGTAGATTAGGTGATTTAAACACTGTTAACAGATCAAGTCCGGTACTAATAGGTTTTACAACTGTTAATAGATCAACCCCTTCGCAAATAGGAACAAACAGTTGGGTTTCAGTAAGTGCAGGACCAAGTCATGTTGCAGCAATTCGTAATGATAGATTACTATTTACATGGGGAAGAAATCTTGACGGACAATTAGGCGATGATACTACAACTAACAGATCAAGCCCAGTACAAATTGGTACAAATAGTTGGGCAAATGTAAGTGTAGGACAAGCGCATACTGTTGGTATATTATTAGGAGGAAGATTATTTACTTGGGGATTCGGAGCAAATGGTAGATTGGGAGATAATTCTAATGTTAACAGGTCAAGTCCAGTACAGGTTGGCACAAGCTGTTGGATTAGTGTTAGCGCCGGACAGTATCATACTGCTGCAATAGCAGCCAATAGAAAACTATTTACTTGGGGTTGGGGAGCTAACGGTAGATTAGGTGATGAAACTACTGTGGACAAATCAAGTCCAGTACAAATAGGAACAAGCAGTTGGATTAGCGTGAGCGGAGGTGGTTCTCATACAGCAGCAATTCGTAGTGACAATATTTTATTTACCTGGGGATTAAATACATCAGGACAATTAGGCACATGTACTGATGTTTATAGTTGGACCACAGTAAGTGCAGGTAATGTCCATACTGCTGCCATACGAAGTGACGGAGCTTTATTTACTTGGGGAGCAGGTAGTTCAGGTAGATTAGGTGACGGAACAACAACCGACAGATCCAGTCCAATACAAATAGGCACAAGTAGTTGGACATCAGTAGGTGCTGGTGTATTTCATACTGGTGCTATTAGAGTTGATGGGAGATTATTTACTTGGGGTTTAGGAACATTAGGTAGATTAGGTGACGGCACAACCAATAGATCAAGTCCAATTCAAATTGGTGCAAGTAGTTGGACTACTATAAGTGCAGGAGCAGCACACACTACTGCATTAAGAATTGATGGTGCTTTATTTACTTGGGGATATAATAGATTTGGGCAACTAGGTGACAATGCAACAGCCAACAGGTCAAGTCCAGTACAAATAGGTATCGACAGTTGGATTACGGTAAGTGCTGGAGGAACTCATACAGCAGCAATTCGCAGCGACAATATTTTATTTACATGGGGAGTAGGTAGTTCAGGTAGATTAGGAAATGATTCTACTATTGACAGGTCAAGTCCAGTACAAATAGGTACCGGCAGTTGGATTACAGTAAGTGCTGGAGGAACTCATACAGCAGCAATTCGCAACGACAATATTTTATTTACATGGGGAGTAGGTAGTTCAGGTAGATTAGGAAATGATTCTACTATTGACAGGTCAAGTCCAGTACAAATAGGAACCAGTAGTTGGACATCAGTGAGTGCAGGTGGCACTCACACCGCTGCAATTAGATCAGACGGCGCATTATTTACTTGGGGTTTGTGGATTTCGGGACAATTAGGTGACAATGCAACAGCCAACAGGTCAAGTCCAGTACAAATAGGAACAAGTAGTTGGACTACGGTAAGTGCCGGAGGAACTCATACAGCAGCAATTCGTAGCGATAATATTTTATTTACCTGGGGAGCTAGGGGATATGGTCAATTGGGAATCGGAACTAGTGGTAACAATATATCAAGTCCAGTACAGGTCGGTGAAAACATTTTATCAAGTGTTTCTAGTCCAGCACAGGTAGGTACAAACAGTTGGGTGTCCGAAACCGCAGGAGAGAACCATACTGCCGCTATACGAAGTGATTCACTGCTATTTATATGGGGAGAAAACGTTTTCGGTCAAGTAGGAGACAACACTACGTTTAATAGATCAAGTCCAATACAAATCGGAACAAGTAGTTGGACAAGTGTGAATGCTGGATTTTCTTTTACCGCGGCAATTCGTAGTGACAATGCTTTGTTTACATGGGGACGTAATAATTTCGGACAAATAGGTGACAACACTACAATCAATAGGTCAAGTCCAGTACAAATAGGAACAAGTAGTTGGACTATGGTTAGTACAGGCGGAAACACAACTTTTGGAATATTTTCATAATTAATATGAATTATAAATAGTATTTATTTATGAGGATTTTAAATGCATTTAATTGACCAAGAACTTAATTTAATGATTCGTGGTAGATTTGAAGATGGTTGGAAAATTGCAGAAGAACTTGAACGTATCGATCCAACTGATCGTAGAGCTAAATTTAACCGTGGTTGGTTTCTCATCAATCAAGGTAAATGGCAAGAAGGGTTTCAATGCTTAGAATACGGAAGATCACTTAACGTTTATGGTTCTCCAAAACTTCATACCACTAAACCAATTTGGGATGGAACAGATTTAACTGATAAAACTGTTATTATCAACTTAGAAGCAGGATACGGCGATAACATCATACAAGCTAGGTTTGCAACAGAAGTCTGGCGGCGTGGGGGAAAATGTATACTATGTTGTGATAAAACTGTACATTCAATCTTCATGCGTATTCCAGGTGTAACAGCTTGTATAACATTGCAAGAAGTACAATCAACACATCACGATTTTTGGGTTCCTGGTTTTAGTTGTAGTTGGATGTTTGGTCATACTGTTGATACTATACCCAACGAACCATATATTTTTGCAAAACCAGAAAGCGTTCAAGTTTGGAAAGAACTAATCAAAGGTGACAAACCAAAAATAGGTATTCGTTGGAGTGGCAATCCTAAATTTGAACATCAACAATTTAGAATATTTCCACCAGAAATGTTAATCAAAATTCAAAAAGAATTTCCACATTGTCAATGGTATTCACTACAACGTGATAGCGATCTAAGAGAACTTCCAGAAGGTATCAGTGATTTAAATCATATATTGATAAGTTGGGAAGACACAGCAGCATGTATTGAGAACCTAGACTTAGTAATATCATCATGCACAAGTATAGCTCATTTGGCTTCTGCAATGGGCAAGCCAACTTGGGTTATAGTTCCTATTCTTCCATATCATGTTTGGGCATACGGAGATAAACATAGTCCATGGTATACTGAAAATACAGTTGTGTTTAGACAGAAAAAATTTAGCAAGTGGGAAGAAACATTTACTGAATTAAAGGAAGAACTACACAAACTTTATCCTCAAAAAATTAATCAAGAACCTAAACAAGAGTAAATAAACTTGTAACTTTTGAAGGATATCAATGAAAACTTTACATTTTATTTCAGGCTTGCCACGCTCAGGATCTACACTAATCACAAATATTCTAAAACAGAATCCCAATATTCATGGAGAAGCAGTTAGTTCACTTGCATCTATTTTTGGGACTGTAAACGCTAATTGGGGTTCTATTGAATCTAATCAAGAATACCCCAACTATGATGCAAAAAAAGGCGTACTAACAGGTATACTACAGGGTTATTACTCACATATCAATAAGCCTATAATTTTTGACAAGGACAGAGGTTGGATTCCAATACTAGCCGCAGTTGAAGAAGTAATGCAATGTCAGGTTAAAATTATTGTATGTGTCAGAAATCCTGCAGAAATATTAGCCAGCTTTGAACGTCTACGGAAAGAAAATCCATTGTTCTTTACAAGGGCCGACCTCTCTCTAAGAGAAGGTTCAAGTATCGCAGGTAGAGCATATTACTATGCAGGTCCAGATGGTGCTATGGGAATTGCACATAGACATATCAAAGATGCAATAATAATGGGTTACTTAGATAGGTTTTTGTTTGTAGACTACAATAGGTATTGCAGTAGCCCTAAAGCACAAACAAGAAGAATATATGATTTCTTTGAAATACCTCATTTTGATCATGATTTTCAAAACATAAAACAAGATGAAATGTATAACGATCATGCAGTGGGACTACCAAACTTACACAGAATTAAACCAGAAATTAACAAGACAACTGTAAATTGTGTTGAGTATTTAGGGTTAGATTTATACGAGCAATACAACAGAGAAATCTTCTGGAATGCATGGATATAAATTTATTTTTTCCCACTTTGGTAGGATCTGCATCCAATCCTACTCATCTTGAAATACAACAAGAGTTAGTTAGTCATTGCATTAAACTAAAACAAACTGTTGAATCAGGTGGGCAAGGTTGGTTATCAAATAAAACATATAACACCAGTAATGGCAAATATGAAATTTTTCGTGATAACAAGTTTGCTAATTTAAACAATTGGGTAAAAGATCAAATCATTGAATACTGCACAAAAGCAGACATTGATACATCATCTTTATCTAACAATGGTTCTTGGTTTAATATCTATGAACGAAATGACTTTCAAGAAAATCATGTTCATCCAACAAGTGTAGTATCAGCAATTTATATTTTGACCTGCAGTGAAGATGGTGCAAGAGTGTTTTTTAATAGTCCAATAAGTAATATGTACTATGTTAACAAAACAAACAAAAATCAACAAACCGTAGATCAAATAATATGCAAAAGTATTCCAGGTACATTGCTTGTATTTCCTAGCTATCTTCTTCATGCAGTAGAAAGGCATGAATCTAGTGACATTAGAATAAGTCTATCTTACAACTTCAAACAATAATATGGCTAATGAAATGCAAAAGTCTGTTATAAGACGGTTAAACGATTCACGTTTTACTAGAGAATATTTTGTAGGTAGGGGAATTGATATAGGTGCAGGTGAAGATAGCTTAGAAAAATATAAAGAGTTTTTCCCATTAATACAACACATTGATTCATGGGATATACAGCACGGTGATGCACAATATTTGGTTGATGTTCCAGATAATTTATTTGATTTTGCTGTTAGCAGTCATTGTTTAGAACATATGTTGGCCCCGCATATAGCATTGAAAAATTGGCTAAGAGTTATTAAAAGTAAAGGATATTTGATCATTACTGTTCCAGATGAAGATTTATACGAACAACAAATGTGGCCCTCTGCTTTTAACGGCGATCATAAATTTTCATTTACTATAAACAAAGACAAATCTTGGAGCCCAAAAAGCATTAACATTTTTGATTTGCTTTCTACAGTCAAAAATCAAGTATCAATTAAAAAAATAGAATTACTAGATAATCTATATTACAAATCTATACACGGTGTTGATCAAACAAGATATACTTTTTCAGAAAGTGCAATAGAGATAGTTTTACAAAAATTGTAATTTACATACCAAAAATATTATGTTAGATAATTTAATTGAAGGTGCTAAGTTTTTGTTTGAAAACAAACGCTATAAAGATTCAGCACAAGTTTTAAAAATGACTTCTGAATTTATTTCAAATCCAATAATTTTGGATAAAATTTACGCAAACATGAGAATGTGTTATTTTTTATCCAATGATGTTCCAAATGCATTTAAAGTATTAGAACTACAAGAAAACCTTCAAGTGAACGATAGTTTTGAACTAAAACGTGACAAAGCTAATTTTTTACGATATCTTAATCGTCATGAAGAAGCATATAACACAGCAAAAGAAATTTCAGATGATCCAACTAGATGTTTGGCACTTAGTTGGTTTTTACATAAAGAAGGTAAAACCAAAGAAGCATTTGCAATTACTGAACAAGCTAGGACTAATTCATATTGGTGGAAAAGAGAACCTAACTATAGATATAAACTTTGGAAAGGTTCTAAAGTAAAAACATTGGTAATAGCAGAAGAATCTGGTTTTGGAGATCAAATAATTTTTGCTAGATATATACCCATGCTAAAAGAACTATGCGATGAATTATATTACGATGGCACAGGACTAACTAAAACTTTTTGTAGAAATTTTGACATCAAACCAATGACAGAATTGAACAAATTTGACAACGATATTTACCTGATACCAATAATGAGTTTGGCGTATGTGTTGGGTATTGAACAGCCTACATCATCTACCTACTTAACCGCAGATTCTAGTCTAATAGAAATGTACAACAACATATATCCCAAAACTAAAAAAAGAATAGGATTATGTGTTCAGGGAGAAAAGACTCATGTTGAAACAAATCTAAGAAAATTACCACTACATGAACTTGCAAGTAAATTACAAAATTATGGAGAAGTAATTAATTTACAAAAAGAAATTGATGAAACTCATGATGCTATAAGATATATCAATTTTGATTCTTGGGAAGATACATTAGCTTTAATAAGTACATGCGATGTAGTGGTTACTTGCGATACCAGTATTAGTCATGCTGCCTCAGCTTTAGGCATAAAAACAATAGTATTAATTCATGCTGCTGCATATTTTACATGGAATCATAATCAAGATTTAGGCAAATCAGAATGGTATGATAATGCATATTGCATACATCAGGATTATCCATGTGATTGGTCAGGTGCAATAACTAAATGTTTAACTTTACTATGAAAAATTTATTCTATCACAGTTACAATCTAGACGTTTCTCAGGCATATATCATTCATGTGCCTAATAACCAACTTTCCGTTGAACTTGCAAACAGATGTTTAGAAAGTTGTAAAAAGATAAATTACAATGCTTCATTGTATGAAGGTTTCGATGGCACAGGAAAAGAAATTATTGTGCCGGAACATATCAAAAATCAAAGTTGGTATAAGTGGTTAAAAATTACTGATCATTATCAAAGTTTAGCAGAGGTTGCCTGTAGTTTAAGCCATATTTCATTGTGGGTCAAATGTATGGAACAAGACCAACCATTGGTAATTTTAGAGCATGATGCAATAATGGTAAAACCCTACACAAGACATGAAATTTACAACGGGATAGTTTATTTGGGTTCGCAAGATGATTTGAGAAATCCAAAAAAATATGACAATATTATTCCTGGCTTCAGTGCAATTAATCAAAATTGGAATTTTATTAACAGGGCACATGCATATTCTATAGATCCTGCATCAGCAAGAAAATTATTTACCAACGTGTTAGATAGGGGTATATACGAGAGTGCAGATGTAATGATTAAGGCAGATGACGTTGCAATTATCCAAACTGGATTTTATGCATATGATTTACCAGGCGAAACAATTATTAAAGTAAGGAAAAAATAAATATGACACCAGAATCGACAAAACTAAACATGGGCTGTGGTTTTAAAAAGTTATTTGACCATTGGAATGTTGACATTGAACCAAAATGTAATCCAGATCAAGTACTTGATTTAGATCAAACACCCTGGCCATTTGAAGACAACTTTTTTACAAAAATTACTTGTGATAACATCTTAGAACATTTAGGTCAAAATCCCAAAGTTTTTACCAATATAATCAAAGAAATGTATCGTGTTAGTCAAGATAAAGCAGAATGGTATATTTGTGTACCACATCATCGTTGTGATTTGTTTTGGGATGATTATACTCATGTACGACCTCTTTCTGCTAAAACATTTAAAATGTTTGATCAAAAGTTTAACTATGACACTATTCAACGTGGACTAAGTGAAAGTACATTTGGAATTTATCATTCGGTAGATTTAGACGTATATGATGCTACATATAACATTATTCCTTATTGGAGTTCACAAGTAGAACAAGGTATGATGGGAAACAAAGAACTAGATATTAAACTAAACACAATGTCAAACATATGCGAGACATTGAACATTTTTATACGTGTTCACAAACCAGGTAGATTTGAACATTTAGTTTAATATGTGGCATGTCTCTGACAAAATCAGAAGAAACGTTTTAGTTTCTTCTGATCAAGGATTAATGATTGTTAATAGATTTGACCACAATCAAAATATGGTTGGTAATGGACAATTCATTTTAGATCATGGTAATATTTGCACAGTAGAAGCAAATGCATGTATAAATGCTATTCGTCACATTGAAAAACCAATCATATTTGATATTGGAGCAAACATAGGTGCATTCACTACTTGGATGTCAACTTACTTTCCAAATGGTAAAATTTATAGTTTTGAACCACAACGATTAGTTTTTCAAATGCTATGTGGTAATTTAGCAATCAACAATTTATTCAATGTACATGCGTATAACATGGCATTGGGGAAAGAAAATTCTAGAATAGAATTCTTAGAACCTAATTACAATCAACCAAATGATTTTGGAACTTTCAGTTTAGTTAACGACACTATAAATGAAAAATCTGACCGATCCATCATTGATCTTTGTACATTAGACGCATTTGTAAATGGTTTCAATATAACAAATATTGATCTCATTAAAGTTGATGTTGAAGGAATGGATATTGATGTACTACAAGGTGCAAAAACAACTATTGAACGTTTCAAACCTGTAATTTTCGTAGAATACTTTGATAATAATCGTTCAATTAAAGAAGAATTAGAATCTATTTTTAATCAATTGAATTACAGTATAGAGATTATAGGCAATAACATTTTAGGAATAAGCAAATGAACGAAAAAATCAAAATCAATTATGCTCTTCAGATGTGTGATGTAAGAAGTTACCAAGGTAATAAAAGATTTTGCACCGATAACAGGACTGAACTATCAAAAAAATCTTTGGTATCTTTTTTGAATTCTATTAATTTTTGTATTAACAAAGAGCCTAAAACTTTTCACGAGGTTAAAATTTTTGCAGACGATTGTTCTGACGAGTTAAAAACATATATTGATAATTGCGTTGAAAAAAACATATCAGAACAATTAAGTATTGAAGTCGAACATTTAAACAAAGCAGGCATAGCTAACAGTATTCAATATTGTTATGAATGGTTAAAAGACAATGGTTCAAATTTAGTTTATCAAGTACAAGATGATTATATTTTTACTGAGCCAGCACTTTATCATTCAATTGATATGTTTTACCAATTATATCAAAACTACAATACACATCCAATTATCTGCCCATACATAGATCCTGATTTTATGAGAAATTACAAAGGTAGGTCTGTACCTAGATTAATTGAATTAGGTAAGCACAGTTATTGGTGTCAGGTTTATGACACTAGTTGCAGTTTTTTAACTAGTCAACATCAATTTGTACAACATTTAGATTTATATGATGTTTTTTACGACTTGATTAGAAAAAAAATTATAAATGGAAACGTCATTGATTTAGAAAACAAATCATTAAATTATATGTTTACACAAAGAGGTGTGTTAGGAGTTACTCCCATCAATGGATTAACTTTTCATATGCAAACTGATTCAGAAAAAGATCCATATATAGATTGGAAACCAATTTGGGATAGTATAATCATATGAAAAAAATACTTATAGCTACACCATGTTTAGATCAAAAAGTTGATGCTTATTTTGTGAATAGTTTGTGCGAAAGTATTAAGTTAGGGTTAAGACACGGTTTGGATATTAAATGTATATTTTTAGCCAACGAAAGTATTTTGCCAATGGCGAGGAATGAATTATTCAAATTAGCATACAACGAAAATTACGACTCTATGGTTTTCATAGATGATGATGAATCATGGGAACCAGCTGGATTAATTGAAATTATATTATCCGAAAAGGATGTAGTTGCTATGCCTGTAGTAAACAAAGGAGACAAAAAAATAGAATTCAACATCTACTACGACCAAATAAAAAAAGATGTTGATGGGTATTTTGAAATAAAATCTACAGGAACTGGTTTCTTGAAAATGTCAAGAAAAGTAGTTGTTGATTTGTATGAATCAAATACTGAGTTAGTTTTTAGAAATAAAAAATTAAGAAATATTTGCGAGTTTACGTATATCAATGGATTGTTTGTAGGTGAAGATATTACGTTGTGTAGAAAAATAAAAGAGTTAGGTTACAAAATTTGGGTTAATCCTAAATATACCGCATATCATATTGGTAACAAAATGTATAAGGGTGATTTCTTAAATAGCATTAGCAAAAATGAATCTAACTCTATATTGTAATAGTTTTGAAGGCAAAAAACCATTGCATACACAATGCAATCAAAAAACATTAATGTGCGGTTCTTATTACTTGTCTGATCCTATTAAACAAGATTGCATTAATAATGGTTATATTTTAGATGATACTTTTCAAAATGTTTCACACTTAAATAATTTGCTGGGTGATTTAACCGGGTTATATTGGATATGGAAAAATACAAATGAAGAATTTGTAGGCACTAACCAATACAGAAGATTCTATGACGATCATGAGTTGAAAACATTATTTCCCCTTGATAAAAAAACGTTATATGTTTCAGATTTTGTAACTTTTAGAATAAGTGTTTGGGATCAATATATTGCATCACACGGTGATTTGGGCATGAAGCTTTTGAAAAAGGCTATCTCGTTGAATAACGTTTCAATAGATGAACGTATGTTTAACAGTCTTTTTCATACTAATAAACTATCAACCTGTAATACTTTTTTTGCTCATAAGACCCTATTTGATAAAGTCTGTCAAATATTGTTTGATATAATTTTTGAGCTATACAGAGGATCTAAATATCTATTAGAATTCACACAATTTGGTATTCATACTGGAAGGAACCCCAACGATAAACGTCTACTAGCATTTTTAGCAGAACGAATTTTGAATATCATCTATTTCAATTCTAATTACTTTTTGGGCATAAACAATATTGTCCCAATCAAATACTATACAATATAAATTATGGACAACATCTTAAAACAAATAAGCGAACAATTTCATCCTTCATACATGCCAAACTATGACAATTTTGTTCCAAAAGAATCAAAGGTTCTTTATTCAGGACCATACTGGGATAGCAAAGAACTATATGCTATTTTAAATGCAGTATTGAAGGGTAACTGGATAGTAAGCGGTGAACTAGTAGAAAAATTTCAATCAGAATTCAGTGAAAAGTTTAAAGTCAAATTTTCACATATGGTAAACTCTGGTAGTTCGGCTAATCTTACAATGATTACTGCATTGAAGAAAAGATTCAGATGGAAAGACTTTGATGAAATCATTGTTTCACCAGTTGGTTTTCCAACTACTATCGCACCAATAATTCAAAACAACTTAAAACCAGTTTTTATTGACATTGAGTTCAATACACTAAACTTTGATATCAATCAGATTGAAGATGCGATTACAAATAAAACGAAAGCAATCTTTGTTTCACCAGTTTTAGGTAATCCACCTGATCTTGATGAAATAAAGAAGATATGTGACAAACATAATATTCTTTTAATCGGAGACAATTGCGACAGTCTAGGATCAAAATATAAAGGTAAATATATACATGAATACTACTACAGTTGGAGTTGTAGTTTTTATCCGGCACATCATATATCCACTGGTGAGGGTGGAATGGTATGCACCAACGACCAACATCTATATGACCTAACACGTAGTATTAGCTGGTGGGGTAGAGATTGTTATTGTGTGGGTGTTAACAATACACTACCATGCGGTACTTGTGGTAAACGTTTTGATTATTGGTTAGAAAACTATGATGGTATAATTGATCACAAGTATATCTACGGAAACATAGGGTATAATCTTAAGCCATTAGACTTACAGGGTGCAGTTGGTTCTGTACAATTAACCAAATTTGAAGAGATTGATACAAAACGTAAAGCACATAAAAACTTCATAGAAGAATCTTGCCATAAACATCTTGATGTGCGTAAGGTAAAAATATTGCAGGACAGTGATCCATGTTGGTTTGGAGTACCTATTCTTTGCAAAGAACAAGGTCAAAAAGAACTATTAGTTGATTACTTTGAAAGCAACAAGATTCAAACTAGAAATTACTTTGGAGGGAACATTCTATTTCATCCAGCATATAAACATTTAGATGACTACAAAAAGTTTCCAAATGCAAACAAAACACTTGATTTGGTTTTCTTTTTAGGTTGCAGCCCTGCTTATAACGACAAAGTACTTCAATACATTGATGAGGTTATAAAGGCATGGTAAACTTGTTTGGTAAAGGATTTATAGGTTCACACTATTCTAGTGTGTATCCATGTATAGCTAATCATAGAAATGATCTTGTACCAAAAACAAATAATATACTTTACCTAATTAGTACCACTGATAACTACAATGTAAAAATTAATCCATACATTGATATTGAAACCAATTTAACCACTTTGATACGTGTATTAGAAAATGCTAGACAATTTGAAGATGTAGTATTTAACTTTGCAAGTTCTTGGTTTGTTTATGGTGATGTACCTTTAAATGCTGATGAAAATAGTTATTGCAATCCAAAAGGATTTTATTCAATAACTAAACGTTCAGCAGAACAACTTTTAATTTCCTATTGTGAAACGTATGGAATAAAATATAGGATACTACGATTTGCTAATGTATTGGGGTTAGGTGACAAAAATGTTTCTAACAAGAAAAATGCATTGACCTTTTTGCTCAACAAATTAAAAAACAACGAAGAAATAAATTTATATGATGATGGTAATTTTTACAGAGATTACATACATGTCAATGATGTTTGCAATGCAATCAATTTAATTTTAACTAATGGAAATACCAACGAAATTTATAATGTAGGTACTGGAAACCCTGTGTTGTTTAAAGATGCAATCAACTACATTGTAAAAACATCTAAATCAAATAGTACAGTAAATGTGGTCGAACAAAGTGATTTTCATAAAATAGTTCAAACTAAATCTTTTTATATGAACTGTGACAAGTTGAGAAATTTAGGCTTCATACCAAAACATAATATATACACTATTATTGATGAATTGTTAGATGAAGAACGCAATTGATGTTGTTATTCCCACAATGTGGCGTGATGAAAAATTTACTGAATATTTAGCAGAATATTGCGCTAGTAGCTATATCAATAAGATTATTTTGATAGATAACGACCAATCAAAAAGACCAAATAGTGACATTTTACGTCATCCAAAACTAGAATTAGTTTCATATGGAAGAAACATATATGTGAATCCAGCCTGGAATGAAGGATATTATCGTAGTAAGAGTGATATTTTATGTATATTAAATGATGATATTCATGTTAATGATACATTGTTTTATTACATGTCTGAGTTAGACTTTACTGAAATAGATTTAATAGGAGTTCATCTTAAAGGTAGTGTAGATAATTATCATATAGTTGAGCATCCTGACCTTCAAGATGAATTGATAAAATTAAAAGTAAACAAAAAGCAACCAATTGGTGGGCAAAGTTATGCATTTGGTGTTTGCATGTTTATCAAAAGAAGTTCTTATAGAGTTATTCCAAGTTTATATCAAATATGGTTCGGGGATGATTATTTGATACAGTGTTGTAAAAACATATATACATTGAAGACTAGTAAAATTAAGGGTGAAATAAGCAAAACCATTGTTGCGTTTGATAAGGACAGTGACGTACAAAAAAGAATCAATTTAGATTCAAAAAATGCATACAAATTTAACCATTTTTTAAATTCAAAAAATTGGGATCTAGTTAATCAATATAGACTAAAGGAATAATTGATGTCAAAGTATAGTATTTTTCATCTTCAAGGTGGAATAGGAAAACATATTGCTGCAACTGCCGTTGCAAAAACAATTAAAAACAATCATCCAGACAGAAAATTAATAGTGGTATGTGCTTATCCAGACTTGTTTATAAATTTAGATTTTGTTCATCGTGTATTTCAAATAGGCAATACCAGTTATTTTTATCAAAACTACGTACAAGATAAAGACTCAATACTATTTCATCATGAACCGTATTACACCACAAATCATATTCATAAAAGAAAAAAACTGATTGAAAATTGGTGTGAAATGTATGATTTAAAGTATTCAGGTGAAACACCAATATTGAAATTTAACAAATTACAATATGATATGTCGAAGAAATTTTGGACAAAAAATAAACCTATAATGGTTTTGCACACAAATGGAGGCATGATGACAACTGACGCAAAACCATATGCATGGACAAGAGATATGCCAGAAGATATTGCACAAGAAATTGTGAATTATTTCCACAAAGAATATCATGTATATCAAATAACAAAAATGAATTCACCAAAGTTAAGAAATGCTGAACACATTTTTGCGACTCCGCAACATTCGTTGAATTTAATGGAATTGTTTAGCATATTACTTCATGCTAGAAAAAGAGTATTTATTGATAGCTGTATGCAACATGCAGCCTCAGCGTTGAAAAAACCTAGTACCGTATTATGGAACGGAACAAGTCCAAATGTATTTGGATATGATATGCATGAAAATTTATGCACAGATATACCATATGATTTTAAATTACCAGGAAGCTATCTATTTGATTTTGATTTTAATGGCAATGAGGTTGAATATCCGTTTACCGAAGACACTAAATTATTTAATATTGATAGGATAATAGAGTCAATAAATAAACAATAAGGAAAAAGTATGAAGGATGTGATCAGAGAAATTATTAGAGAAGAGATGATTAGAAATAAAAAAACATATTACTTTATGTCTGGTCTTCCCAGATCAGGTAGTACATTGTTATCTGCGATACTAAATCAAAATCCTAGATTTTACTCTGGACCAAGTTCACCAGTTGTATCAACAATGATTACGTTAGAACAATCATTGTCCAATGATGAGTTATATTTGGCTTATCCAAAACAACAACAAGCAGCAAAGATAATTTCAGGAGTTCTAGAAAATTGGTATAGCGACGTTGAAAAGCCTGTAATTGTTGACAAAAACAGGTCATGGGTAAATAGATTGCATTATATTCCAGGTTATTTTAATATCCAACCAAAAGTTTTATGTCCAGTACGTGACATATCAGAAATACTTGCCTCTTTTATAAGTATGTATCGTAGAAATCCATTTTCAGGACAAGGACGCATTCCATTCTTGGATGAAATGCTAATTAAAAGCAACATCCCGCTTAGTGATGATAATAGATGTGAAGTTCTATGTAGCACCGGAGGAATAGTAGGAGCTAGTTATAGCGGAATCAAACAAGTATTTGCTGAAGGCAAAGAAAAACAAATTCACTTGATTGAATATAACGATTTGATTAACAATCCAAATGAAACCATGAAAAAGATTTATGATTTCTTAGGCGAAGAATACTACCAACATGATTTTACTAACATTGAAAACATACATAGAGAAAATGATGAAATGGTATATGGATTAAAGGACATGCATAATGTGAGGAAAACATTAGGCAAAACTTCTATTGATCCAAAAAATATTTTATCAGGAAATATTCTTTCCAAATGTTCAGGTGCTGAGTTTTGGAGAAACCTTAATTTTGATCCTGAATTACAAACCGCTGAAGAAACTAAGTATTTAGATGACTTTGATTCAATTAAAAATAGTGTAGCAGCAAATAATGAAACAATTATAGGATAAAGGAAAAACTATGAGCAGAGAACCAATGACACAGGAACAAATAGAAGGAACCGTTCGTGCAGCAAGAGATAGTGTTTGGGTAGTTAATGATGAATTGCAAAAACTATCGAACGGTGGTTCTTGGACAGAACAAAGAAAAGGCAATATTGAACGTAATGTTGTTCATCTTGAACTAGTAATGTCAAATCCAGAAATTTCAGGCTCTGGACTGGATCTTTCTGATCTTACTGCTGCAATAAATGCAGGAAAAATAGAATTAGCAAATCATTAAAATGGCAATAAAAATTCTAGTAATGGGATTGCCTGGTGCAGGCAAAACCTACTTCTCTGAACGTCTTAAAACTTATCTTGAAGAAAATTCAAGTATAGATTCTATGCCAGCTTACAGAATGGGGCAATATGAATTGCCACCAAGATATTACAAATCAACTGTAAAATGGTTCAATGCTGATGAAGTAAGAAAAAAGTATAATGATTGGGATTTCAGTAAAGAAGGAAGAATACGCCAAAGTCTACGCATGGCAGAGTTTGCGTTACAAACTACTGATGATTATGTGATATGTGATTTTGTAGCACCTCTTCCCGAAATGCGTCATAACTTTAAAGCAGATTGGACTATATGGATAGATACAATTGATGCTGGCAGATATGAAGATACAAACAAAGTTTTCGTATCACCTGAAATATATGACTTCAGAATTACAGAGCAAAATGCTGAGAAGTGGGTAGAGTTTGTAGGTAATCATATTTTACAAAATCGTAGAAGACCTACTTTTAGTTGGAAAAAAGAAACTGCTATGTTATTAGGTAGATATCAACCATGGCATAAAGGTCATCGTGCATTATTTGAACGTGCATTAGGAAAAACAGGTCAAGTATGCATCATGATACGTGATTGTCAAGGTTGGAATAGTAGTAATCCATTCGATTTTGAACAGGTTCAAAACTTCATCAAGCGTGATCTTGATCCCTTATATCAAGGTCAATATACTATTCAACTTGTACCCAACATTACTGAAATAGTATATGGAAGAGATGTTGGATATAAAATAACACAAGAAGTTTTTAGTGATGAGATACATGATATCTCAGCAACTAAAATACGAAAAGCTATGGGCTTAGTATAAGAAAAAAGGTGACTTATGTCACCTTTTATTATCTTCTAATCTCTATTTGGCTTTCTATACCTTCTCCTAGTATACATGCTACTTTATCATTAAATTCAATAATGGTGAAGGTATTTGTTTTTTGATTGTGAAATAGTGAATATCTTGCTTTTTTGTCACTATCAAGTCCATTCCAAATTGGAAGTTCTTTACTAGGTTCGTTCATAAGAACTCTAACTACATCATTAATAGAACTGCAAACTATTTTCTTTTGTAATGTTATTACATTGTTTTGTGCGTTAGCGAAGGTGCTTACAAGGCAGAATGTTAACGCCATTGTTGTTTTAAACATAATGGCTCCTTAAAAAGATATTTATAAAAAAACGGACTATAAAGTCCGTTTTTTATTTAGTGTTTAGAACTTGTATCGCACACCAGCAGTCAATGCTCCGCCGTCAAACCTACTTACACGATCTTGCCCAAATTGATGTGAGTAATCAACATAACCATCAAGACGCTTTGTAATAGGCATTGAAAAATCAACACCAGCAGTCATTGCATACCCATCAGCACTTAGAGAATTGCTTAGATAAGCAAAACTTACGTTAGGGGTAACTAGAACTGGACCAAGCTTCATTAGATTGACACCACCAGCTAGACTAAAACGATTTTGATTGTTTTGTGTATCGGTGCTACGATTAAACCCAAGACCTACATTTACTGGACCAAAGGTCTTACCAACCGTCAAACCTACTGAGTTACGTGGTGTATTGCCAAAATCTCTTGCAACGTTTGCACCAAGTTCAAATGCTGAAACACTTAGTGCTGCTAGAGCAATTGCTGAACCTACTAATACTTTCTTCATAAAATTTCCTTCTTTAAAAGAAGTATATTGTATTCTGTATTAGAATGATTTGCAAACAAAAAGGTTAAGTTTCTAAATTTATCCAAGGATCAGTAATTACTATGGTATTACCGCGCATCATTGCATTTTCAGTGTGAAGATCCCAATCTTGTTTGTTGATTCTTCCAGTATGAAACAATAATGTCATCAATGAAAACAATACCTGATATTCGGCAACTTCTTTTAATTTTAAACTTTGAAAGTGCATGATAATATCTTCAGGGTCAAGTCCACCTTCATAACCAATCCAAGTATTTGGATCGTTGATTATTTCTTCAGCTTGTTCCCAATTCATTTTACGAGTGGCTAATTCACTTAATATCCAAACCATTGCTTCTTGAAAACTTCCATTTGGTATAGGTGTAAGTTTTTCCATAATGATCATTACATAATCTTTACCATCTTCTGTAAAGATACCTTGACCTTCTTTATCTATCATTTGAAATTTTGGTAAGTTCTGCAAGTCAGAGTGTTCTTCGCAAAATTTATAGAACTTAAAAAAGGTTTGTGCTGCATTTCCTGCACCTTGTCCATGGTCTGGCATTATGATTTTTATAACTTCATTTTCATTTTTTGCCCAGACTGTTGCATCAGCACCACTACCTATTAATTTATACCCTTTACTACGTAGTGCATTTCTAATGTTTTTACTTGCACTGGTTCTTATTTCTGCTTCAAATTGATATGCTCTCATGTTAGTATTTATGTCTCACCAATAAAAAAGGCTACAAAATTTGTAGCCTTTGTATTTAGAAAGTAGAAATTACTTCTTTGCAGCTTCTTCTTTCTTTGCTTCAGCCTTTGCTGCTGGCTTCTTTTCATCGGCCTTCTTTTCATCAGCCTTTGCTGCTGGCTTCTTTTCATCGGCCTTCTTTTCAGCCTTTTGCTCACTCTTCTTGGCAGGAAGCTTCATTTCAGTCTTTGCCTTTTCATCAGCCTTAGCTGGTGCCGCTGCAGCGGGTGCCGCAGTTGCCGCAGAAGGAGCAGCAGCGGGAGCTGCTGTTTGAGCGAATGAAGCTACTGTGAATAGTGATGCTACTAGTGCGAGAATAAATTTCATAATATACCTCCGAAAGTTTAGAAATTTGTGAATATCACTGTTAAATATTAACTTATTTATGTTTCAAAATCAAGCTTTTATTTTCCCAAATAATCAATTAAGGGTTGTTTACTGATTTAATTGTCCAAAAATCAAAACTTAAGTTTTGATTTTGTATAACACTAAAGGGCATATAAAAATAACCTTTGTCTCCCCAACCACTTCCCCAACTGTTTCTTGCAATATATACTTGTCTAGTTTTATCATATCCAACTAATAAAACTGCATGGCCACCTAACAATCTTTCTCTTGCTGTATTAGGGTGCGGCATTATACCTGTTCTTGCAACTGTTGTTGACATAAAACTTGAATATACACAAAAACCAATTATCACTGGAAACCCATTATTCAATGCGTCCAATACACCATTATGGTTTTCAATTCTTTCATATAATGTTACTTTTCTTTTTGCTGCATCTCTTACTGAAACATCACTGGGTCTATTTTTGAATTTTCTTATATCATACGGCCAATATATTTCTAATGGTGCACCTTGCTTGTTTGTTACCTTTATTCCATCACGTATATAAGCACCACTATCATAATTAACTGTTCCTAAAAGTTGTCTCTCATAATAATAGATAAACAATCTACTAACATCAGTTGATTTTCTGTTTCTTTTATTCAAAAGCTCAATTGCACCTGCAATTGCCTGTCCTGTACAACTTCCCAAATTTCCTTGATTTTCTATCAAAGAACAAAAATTTCTTAAATCAACTACATCTTTTTGTACGTTAGATGAAACCAAATACTTATAATCTCTGTTATCTGGTTTATCTTTATTTAAATGAAACTTTGGAATTTTAAGATTGAATTTTTCTTGTTTGATCTTTTGTATTAAAGGTCTACGATGTAATGCTGGATCTTGTTCTATATCAATAATTGGATTATTATTTTTAGCCATATGTTTACCTTAAAGTTAATCTTGTTTTTTTGCAGAATATTTTTTCTTTAAAAACTCAATCAATTCACCGACATCATTTAATCTATTAGCTCTCATAAAATTTATAATGGTAGTTGCATGTTTTCTATCAGGTCCGGAATTTGGTTTACGTGCATTTGATAAATCAGATTCAAACCCATTAATCATATCTTGCTTGTACATTCCGCCATAATATTTTAAACTATATACCAAACTTTTAGCTTTATCACTCATCTTTGAAGGATCTTTTGAAGAAAGTAACTCTATCCATGGCAATAAATATCCACGATTTCTACTCACATAGCCTTTAATATCATCTACGCCCTTTTCAAGCATAGAAACATCAGTTTGTTTTCTGATATCTTGTAATCTCCAGGCTTCTTTATCATTATACAAATATGTTTTTATTTTTCGTTTTTTGGCTAAAATCAATGCCTTTCTTGCCCATGCCCTAGTTCGTGGTTCGGCTTCCGGACTTACATAAACGTGCATAGCCATAACGCCAGTTATAGGTATAGTAGGTTCTTTACTGAACAATCTATCTTCAGCTTCATGCGCCCTGTGAAATGCTACTGCTGGGTCTCTATTCAACCAATAATCTACGCTTTTTGCAGGATATCTTTGATTGTACCAAGTACCATCTAAAACAAACATTACAGCATCACTTGATATTCCTTGATGATATCCACCTACTTTTGTTCTGGTAGTGCTTAAAAAATAAAAATACCCTTTAGGAGAATATTTTTGTTCTATGCTACCCAATACACTACTTAATTCAAATGTACCTGACTCTAAAATCTTTATAGCAGATAATAGTCTGGTATAGTGGAAAACAATAGGGCTTAAACTTTCAGTGATTAACTCTTTTATTTGCATCTAGTATTTATTACTAGATTCGTATTTTGTCTTATAGTAATTTTCTAACCAATCCCATTCATATGTTAACATCAATTTCTCATAATTTCCATTTACTATATTGTAATACTCTACTGCGTCTTTACTGCCCAATAAACAATATTCAGCAAAATTACCTTCTGCTTTTGTTAGCCAAACATTTAATCTTTCTTTGCTAGCTTCATCCTTTTGATTGCAAAGTTTTATACATTCTCTAAACGCTGTTTTCCAAGTTGTGTAAGAACTACAGTTAAACTTAGCGGTGCCAACAAGTTGTTCTACAACTGCATGTTTACCCTCCATAGTAAAATCTAATTCTTTACCTGATGTTTCTAGCACTAATCTTCTATTGTAAAGTACCAAACTCTGATGACCATATACCAGACCGTTGACTGGGTTTAATGCATAAAAAATATAATGTTTTGGGTCTTTATGATTATAATCAAACACATAATCAAATTTGAAATCATCGTTTATAAACAATTTTGCAAAAACAATATAAAACCAAAATGATTCAGCTTCTTCAGCCGCTGCATGAAATGCTTTAACTCTACCATTTATGTTTTCAATTTTTTTAACTTTATTTGGTAAATTTTTTGTGACTCTAAGTAATTGTTCAAAATTTTCTTCACGGCATTCTTCACCATTACTCATAAAGATAATGTCAGGTGAATACTGTTTAGTAGTTGATAATGGAGTAACATCATGCCGATAGATAACATCAGACTTTGCATGTTTTGAACATAACATTGTTCCGCTATTCTTTTGATAAATGCTGGGCCAAACATTAATCTTTTGTTCAGAATCATCATCTAAAAAATCAAAGTCAAAATTCCAATCAAATTTTTCATACTTACAGTGTTCGTTTATTATCCAAAAATGCTCTGTCTTTGACCTTTTGGTAGCATCAGTTAAGTTATAAGCATATCTTTCTTTTGGATGTACGTTTGGTTTTTCCCCGAAATAAAAAACATCTCTATTCATGTGTTTCTTTCTGTAATGGATCAATGTTTTTCCTGTAGTTGTAGTGTCGCTTAAAAAACTTACTTTGTTCTGCATTTAATGTACAAATAGGAAGACCTAATTTGTCATGTAACCTATGACCTATTTCTTCAGCTTGTTCTTTAGGATTCAAATCTTTTATTTGTTCAAACATCATTGAAAAATAATCAAACCATTGTACATCTTTATAATCCCAACTATCCATAAAAAATGTGTAGAAAGTTCCCATACGTGCCCCGTATATTGCCCACATTCCGTTTTCTACATCAGCTCCTACGTTATGCCAAATAGTTAGATTGTTTAAGTTACGGATAGAAATTAGTTCTTTAAATTCGTTTATAGTAGGCACTTTTCCACCCACAAGACACATTTTAGTACCTTCTCGAAATCCAGCACGCCATGCTTGAAAGGGTGTATAGTTTGGGTATGTAGTTGAATAACAATCATTCATTGCCCAATATAAATTGTCAGACCTATCTAAACAAAAATCAGCAATACGTGCAACATCACCGTCAGTCTGAGCCTCATGAGTTTTCATGTTGGCTACATATTCTTTTGTCCAACAACTTATTCCGCCATTGCCATATCTTAATCCATTGATATGATTAATTGCTTTCCATCTAAATTGAGCCTTTTTGTATATAGGATCTTTGTTGGAGAAATTTAACTGCAAATCAAAAAATTGTTTATTAGGTAAATTGTCCCCATCAATTACAATGAATCTATCAGTATCACTTACTAACCCTGCTGCTTTATGTGCTGCATCTATTCCCTTTATCCCATCAACACGTTTTGCCCAAGGACACATGTTTTTTATTTTTAGCCAAAATTCTTCTTTTTGTGGCTCGTCATAGGTTAAATAAATCACAGATAAATCTGCAATATCAACTAAATCATCAGTTAATTTCATTAACAACTAATCTCCATTTTTGATGTGGCTCATTTTCAGACACAATAACACTAATGTCTTCTATTGCACATTTAATTCCATCATTGTCGTCTAGTACATATTTTGACCATACCAACTGTGTTGCACTTATAATTTTGCCATTTTTGATTTTTATATCAAATCTACATGCTGCATAAATTGCTGCATCTATTATCATAAAATTGTAAGGTAAATCAGTTTTTTCACCAGAGTAACTAACTACATTACCATCGTCATCATAATACAATCTAAATTCAGGTTTCATAAAAGTTTATTTGCAAAATCTTTAATATGGTAATGCAATGGATATTCTTGAGGAATAGTGTTAATTCTTATTGAATCTTTATTTATTTCATACAGCAATGCATCTGTCCAATTTTCTGAAGGTAAGTTATTTACAAACTGTTTCATATGTACCATTGACATGCCAGTGAAGCTTGGCATTGTGGTGTTTTCTTTTCCTAAAATATGCGAAGCTAATGCATATGCCCAATCAGTTGTTACTGGTTCATCTAAGTTACATTTAAGAAACTTTTTGTATTGTTCCCAGTTTTCAAAAACATCTTTCACTATCTTGAAAAAATCTTCAGCTAGTTTTGATTTCTTAAAATAGGTAATTGCATTGTAACAATCTGGTAAATTGTTTTCATCTATGAATTTTCTATATACCCTACAATTAGAAATTTCTTGTTTGAAATTTCGTATCGTTGTACATATTACTACATCTTTTTGATTAAGAATATCAAACCAATAATCAATTGGTTTAGATATCAACAAATCTGCTTCAAGTTTGATTGTATGTTCAAATGGACTAGCTTCATAGATTTGCCAATCATTTGAAAGTTTCCATTTGCCATTATGATCTAAGTCTCCGTAAGGTAATTTACTGATCACATCAAAATTTTTCACTTCATCGTCATTGATGGTTTCATTTGTTATTAGTGCAATTCTACTGTTAGGCATTACCTTTTTTATACTTTTTGCTAAAGCCAGAGCACAATTGATGTAATTAGTATCACTAGTATTCTGAGCAATAATTGCGAAACCTTTATCCATTTACAATCTCGGCAAAATTATCTTTTGACATCATATGAAAATCAAAGTCTTTAATGACAATATAGTTTTTTCTTGTCCTACCATTCTTTGTTTCATCCACCATCATTGTATATTCGGTATTGAATTCATTATTTGTGTTTGGATAAACTATTACATCTTTAGATACATGCCAAAGATTCCAGGGTATTAATTCTTTGTTTGAAATTTTATGACCATTGGCAATTCTTAGTGCTAGTGTAAGTGCATAGTCATTTCTATATACTCCTCCCAAAAAACCATGTATATTAGCATAATGTTCAAAATTATTTTGTATCATTTCAATACATTCAAAGATATGTTTTGTTTTCGTTGTTTTTTTAAACACCATAGCAGTTGCCCACAATAGTTGAAAACTATTTTTACTTAAATATTCTTGGTTTAAATTAGGGAACATGAAAAAACTAGTAGATCCATGACACATGAAATCATCGTATATTGAAAATACTTGTGTGAGTTTATTTGAGTTAATCAAAAAATCAACATCTAATAAAAGTGTTTCATCGTACGGAGAAAAATGATATGCTTTATATCTATCTTTATTTTGCCAAACTTTTTTGTCTCGTTTGTTAGATGTATTAGGTTCTTCTAGAATGATAGAGTCAAAATTAAATTTTGGGTATTCTGGTAAGCTTTCTTCGTTAGTTACAAGTGTTACTGGCAAATTTAAAAAATGATTGATTCTTTTTGCTGTGAATTCAGCCATATGATAGTAATCACAATTTTCTGAATTGAATGCGAATAGTAATGCTCCTCTTTTCATCTTCTATTTTCCAAAGAAGAAAATTCATTGTACCATTCACTGGTAACTGATTGGTACACTAAAGATAATTTATCGAGAAGTTCTTTTCTATTTACTAATACTGGATTACCAAATATGTCTACAACAACTAGAGTTGTAGTATCAAAACTAGATAAAAAACTAATAGTTTGAATATCTGCCTTCCATAGACCATCTTGTTCAGCCACTTGAAGTTTTGATTCGTATTTTTCTTTTAAGTATTGTTTAGCTGAATTTAGATTAAATCTTGCTTTAGCTTCAATAATAAGTTGTTCGGTATTCATCTAAATACTTCCTTTGAAATATTTAGATGTCTTCTCGAAATAGAAAAAATTATGACCCTGATACGGTGCCTGAAAGCGTTATAGCTCCCCAGGTGTTAGCAATGTATGTAGTTGACGGTGGTCTTATAGCCAATGTAGTAGTTGAACCTGCACTTGCAGTAAATCCATCAGGAACTTCATCCCAAACAGTATAAATTGTAATTATATTACCAGCATCACCGTTTGATCCTTGTGTTCCATTACTTTTTACTATTACACGAATAAATGTTCCTAAATATGGACTTGGTCCTTGTGCCGCGGTTTGCGTGAACACGTTTGCATTTGCAGAAGTCAATGCATAATACCCATTATTGCTACTAATAGTAGGCGCAGGAAGTCCTCCTCCTATTTTAGTTATTCCATCATAAGGTGTTGATGCAATAGTTACCGTACCTGATGAGGGCGCGCTTAAATAAATTGTACCTATATTAGCTGCTAACCCAGTTAATGTTAAGTCGATTCCTGATCCAGAAGGATGTTGGCATTGGAGAGAAAGTTGTCCTCCGGCATTAAAAAAGTATCTTGCTGCATCTCCTGAAGCAAAAGTTACAGTATGTGTAAACGTTAGTGCAGATGACCAAGTTGAACCATATGTTGCAGTGTTTACCGTAATTGAACCCTGTGAAATAGCATTTAATCGATTATTATAGATAGTAGTTAAATTAGATGAAATAGCAGAATTAAAAGTAATGACATTTCCCGCAGAAGGAGCGGTGACACTTGTAATACTAGAGCCTTGATGTGCTGCTGCATTTGTAGTATTGTTTACAATTGAAGCCCAATTGCTTGCTGCAACACTGGTTCCAACTGTAACATTACCCACTGGAGTTTGACCATATCCCGCTGAACCACCTCCTGTAGCCCATACAGTATTGATTTTACCACTACTGGTAACTGGATTTCCACCAGCTAAATTATTGAAGTCGCTAGCTTCTACTAATCCAAATTGTGCGTAGCTCATCTTAAACCTTTACTTAATTACAACTATGGCTTCGACCATACCCACATCAATTGAGCCTTTGTCAGCCAATGACCTTCCTAAAGTATTAAATGCTGTTGCTTCACCCTGTTTAGCTGATCTAGCCAATCCATTGCCAGCGCTGACAAGTCGGTCACCTTTTTTAACTGTTCCCTTTACCTTAACATGTACTCTTCCGCTAACAGCAATTGGGGGATGTGTATTGTCGTCTCCGGCACCTGCATTCATTAGATAAGCAGCAGTATTACTTACTACGCCGAAAACATCTTCACTTAATTCGGATTTAACCATAGTAATTTCTTTTAATCCGCCCAATTCTACAACGGTTCCGGGCTCATAAATTTCGTCAGCTTCAAATCTTTCAGCAAGGTCAGCATAAGTTGCTTGTAATCTACTACCTGCTGTTAAAGTCCAATTACCAGTTATATTACCTGCTGTCGTATTTGCACCAGTATTAATTACTCTTCCATTAAAAGTCGCTGTTGCTGATCCGTCACCTATTGTTCCTGCATATGTTGGTAAATATGCTGAAACGTTGCTATTTCCATAAGAACCTGCAAAACTTATCGGTGAACCATTGCTATAATAGAAGTAATCGGAAACTATGCCAATAGACCCTGGACCCTTAACAACAATATTACCTATGTTAGAATAGAATGCAGTACCTGAAATACTATTTGCAGTACCATTTCCTACTACTGTCCAAGTTCCAGTAAGTACTCCGCCGGTAGTTGAAGATCCTGCATCAATAACGGTAGTATTCACAGTACTTAAATTTGCAGTAGTAATAATAGCATTTGAAGCAGTTATATTTCCAGTTAGTGTTGCATTTAATGCAAACATATTTCCACTACAGTTTATATCATTAATAACACTCAAACTATTAATCTCAGCAGTAGTAGTTATAGTAACTGAACCGAATGTTGTTGTTCCCGTTCCTATTGATGATGTCAATTGAAGCCAATTATTGGGATCAGTTTCACCATCACTAGGACAAACATACATTATATTATTGTTGATATTAAACCATAACTGACCTCGTATTGGATTGTCAGGTGGAACAGTATCTGCAAAGTTTTCTAATGTTCTAACAAAATTAGTATCAACTGATTGCCCATACCCAGCATAATTTCTTCCAGGTAAACCTAACGATGTACTTGTAGTATTAATTGTGCCATCTGGAACAGTTGTTAATACTGTACCGTCACTTTTAACAATTGTGTATGCCATTTTCCTATCCTATTATATAGTTATCATGTTGGTTAGTGATTGAATTCTAACCGTATAATCTATTTGAATTTGTCTGTTTAAACTTTTCTGCACCGGGTGAAAAATCACATGGGTCAACAATTTTGTAATTACTTGTCCGTTTTCATCGGTACCATATCTAGCTTGTAACCCCAATTCATCAAAAACAAATTGCCCATCATACAAAGTGCCATTATCAAATGCATCTTGACCAAATGGTTCGCCGTAATCTAGTAAACACTGAACTAAAATATCAGTATAGTAGTTTCCTGCGGTATGTGTAACAATCATTTTGTTTCTAGATGGGTCTAAATTGAATACACTCGTATCATCAACTACTTTTTGATATGTTTGATTATACAAAGCAGAATTCTGCCCAGTAGTATTAGGTGGCAAATAGGTTATGACGCCAGTGCTATCAACGGATGCTCCACCATTTCCAAACGCCATTTGATAAATAGTTCCATATCCTCTGTTACTCAAAGAATCTGCTATAGCAATAGACATATTCTCATAGTTTATTTGATTGTTTTTTTCAACAAATACTTCACTGGTGTTGGGGTCAAATATCTTTATTGATCCTTGAATTTTATATGACACATTAATTGTTGACATCAGTTATCGCCTCTTTTTTGTACTAATACTTTTTGAGTTTTAGGATCAAAAATCTTCAAATGAGTAGAAAAATAAAAACCCGCCTGCTCATTTGGTTTGTTTTTTTCCTGTTTGGTATTTAATACTTTATTTTGTTCCATAATGTATTTATCATTCATTTGAATCGATCCTTAAGAAAATAGCACTATCTGTTGTACTAATTTGCAACGGATCACCTTCTGTGCTGTTATAAAAATAAGAGTTCCATTCTAAATCGTAATAATTTTCTGGCATTTTATTAGTATTTAACAAGCCATAAACTTTGGTATATTTAGGTATCAAATTTTGAGTACCGGTTGTGTTTATTCCTCTTGATAGACCTGTTATAGTATTTGCCGCAACATTAATAGTGGTAAATCCTATTTGTTCCCCATTAATAAAGATAGTATCACCTTCTGTAATTGTTATTGTCAATGTTTGTCCATCATTTATTACCAGTGGGTCAGCTTCAATTATTAACGTTGGAACTAAATCAATAACTTCAATAGTGTAATAAGAAGAACTTATATATGAACTTGTATTTTCGTTATAAACAGTTACACTATTTATTATGTTTTTATCAGCAGTTAATCCAATAAAATATTCCCCTGAAACTGCGGAAATATTAGTTTCAACTTGAGTTGTTATAGTTACTAACTTTAAAACGTCGTTTACATATATAGTTTCATCAGTAAATTTAAAATCTTCAGTTAACCAAGTTACAGTTGAAGGGTTTTGTCTATAAACTAAAGGTTGATTTAAAGCATTTACATTGATGAAGAATTTTTCTTGATTTGGGGTTGCTGATGGCATCATACTTGTGATGATTACAGTATCGGTGTTAGTTATTGAAGTTAAAATACTTAACTCATTTACATTGTTTATTTTTAATAAATTAGTAGAAACTTTATAACCATTCAATGTTACCCATAATCTATCAGTATTAGTTTGCTCCCATTGCGTGACATTCATGGTTCCGGTTGCATTACTAAGACTTAGTTCGTCTCCGCCTCTTGTTGTTGAAATTGTAAATTGAGTTCCGCTTACTATTTCTCTTACATAATATTCCTGTCCATCAGAGATGTTTCCAAATGTTGTTACTGGATTACTAGAAATTATCATTTGAGTAAAATACACCGGAGTATCTACCACTAGTTTACTAGTATCATTAACAGTTATTATGTTTGTACTTGCAGTAGTAGCTGTTGCGTTTGCCGCTGATGGTAACAAGAAATTATCTCTTAACCATCCAAAGCCACCACTTATATAAGTTGACACTGAAAGTACTGGATCATTTATTGCATTGATTCCTGAATTGTATGCAGTATTGTACAAATCAAAGATAGAAGATGTTATCTTCTTTACATAATACAAGTTATTGTTAAGTTGAACTGATCCAACGACTCCGTCAATTCTAATTCTATCATTTTCCGCAAATGTAGTAGCAGTCGCAAACGTAACTCTTACCGCAGGTTGTCCTCCCACAACAGCAACAACAGCACTAGGTGTCGCTGTTCCTGGATCAAAAGTACTTCCACCTAAAGATGTAGAAATAGTTATGTCATTACCTACAACTGTTAATATGAAATAAACAGTTCCATCAGTCAATACGTTTCCAAATGCTGTTCCCAAAAATTGTATTGTTTGATTTACAGCCATTCCAGCTGTACTACCAAATGAAATTTTATTTGTTACTGCTGATGACGCGGTTGGACTTTGTTGAGCAGTATATGGCGTAATTGAATTGTTAATAGTTTGAATTTGGTAAACATAATTACCTGTAATGTTGTACTCTGTATTCAAATATTGACGTTCTGTGTTGTTGTACGAAGTTACTCCAACAATATCCCCATTGTTTAGTGTCGCTGATACAGTTAATTGATTAGTAATACTATTAATGGTATAGTCTGTGTCTGGTAATCTTAAACCGTTTAATTCAACAATTGCATTGTCTGGATTATCTTGTCCAACAAAATTAGTTAAACTAAAGGTAGAAACTATACCATCAGCAGTAAATTCTTGATATTCAGGAACTGTATATCCATATTCACTTGCATCACCCGAGCTACCAAAAATTGTATAACTTATAAAGTCTGTATCTACATCATAAGAATTTGTAAAAACTAGTTTTGCTAAATTGTTTAGGTCTCCTGGAACTATTTGTTCAATGGTATAATCAACTCCATAAACCAATTGTGATCCGTTATGATAAACTATCGGATCAGTGTAAACTGTTTGTAGTGTAAAATCAATTATACTGTAATATAAGTAATCCAAATAAATTTCACTATCACCAGAATCTTCATTAGTAATGATAGGGTTAATGTCAGTGCAGGATTTTACAACCTGATTTCCGTTTCCGACTTCATACACATTAACAATTAATCTATCTGCTATTGGTAAATAAGTCAATGGAGAATTTAGAATAATTTTTTTGTTTACCCAATCAACAGTGTAGTTTGAATCGAAATACCTTTCTGCTAAATTAGTTGATCCATTTACTAAATAAACACTAATTTGTGCAGGAACCTGCACAACATTATTAAAAGAATATTCAACTTGAGTTCCTGATTCCGGTGAAAGTTCGACAGATACAACATTGTACCCAACATGTTGATATTCTGTTGCTGACCATACTGTTCCAGGAGTTGTATTTACTTGCAACATTAAACTATCAGTAATATTGCCAGGAACTAATTCTTCTGGTCCATAACCATACGCAAAAGTCGCGCCCTGAAAATCATATACGGTAGGAGTGGTACTAGTGAACGTTCTGTCACTTATTTCACTATCTAATGCAAACTGTTGTGAGGGTTCAAACGCATTATTCAATAAAGTTAAGTATGGGAAAGCTATTCCATTTACCAACTGTGTTAAATTCAAACCAGGCATATTTGCAGTTGGTGAGTAATAACCCATTATTCTGTCTAATGCATTTAATCTTACATCATCAGATTGTATAAGTTGCCATTTTGAAGAAATAAATTCATCATCATTGTTACCTACAATACAAACATAAAGTCTGTTATTAAATTTGACTATACTTTGTTTGAATTCATAAGGTGAAGTTATAACAAATACTGATCCTATCTTAGCCATTGATAATGATTGATTTGACGGAGAACCTACGGCAAATGTTGTCCCGCCCGGTACTGTACTTATTGTTATAGTATTAGTTGCTTTGGTTAAAATGTAATATGTTTCACCAATAGTAATGTTACCGCCAGTTATATCACCGGTAAATACTACCATGTCATTTACTGAAAAATTAGTTCCTGATGTAAGTGTTATGTTTGGACTTGAAATTGAAGCGACTGTTGTAGAAACTATTCCAGAATACGGTAAGGTCAATCCACTCACCGGAATCGTAAACATGTTATCTTCATATAACATAAATTCAGTTTGATTTATAGCTTTTAAATAGTAGCTATTTGTTGTATCGTTAGGATTTCCTTGGCATATTACCTTTAATATTTCTCCGTCAGTATCTATATCAATAACGGTAAGTGTTAAGTCATTAGTAGGAGTAGTTCCACCAATCAAATTGCCTGTAATAACCAATGTGTTATTATTTGCATATCCTTCACCTGGATTAGTAATTACAACTCTATAACCACCTGCAATATAGCTAACACTGAATTCTGGTGCTGTTGTAGGTGTTTGAATTAATTCACTAACTGTTACACTATCATTTCCAGTAGTTGCAGGTGTTCCGCTTTTAGTTGTTGAAACCTGAACGTAGGAAGTTCCAGTTCCTACCATAGTTCCTGTGCCATTAGCGACAACCAAAGTTGATCCCCCTTCAGTGGTTGATATAGTAAATTGTGTCCCATTAACAATTGTTTTTACAAAATAAATCTCATTTAAATCTACTCCACCAATTCCAGAAAATCCTGAAAATTTTATTGGCATATTTACATACATTAAATCAGTGGTATCGCATACTAATATATTAGTAACTGCTATTGTTTGAGTAACTGTGATTTCAATGGTGTCTATTGTAACAACATAATATTGTGTTGCAGCGGTCAAACTTCCTATGTTAACTGAAAATTCAACTGGCATATTTACATAAAAATTATCAGTAGCATCGTCAAAATATTGATTGGTAGGATTCAAAACAACGATGCCACCAGTAAGTGTGGTGACATTTTTTACTAATCTAATACTTGCTTCAATTAAAGTTTCACTCGTTGGATTTATTCCAACATATTGACTAGAAGTTGTATAGAATGTAACTCTTTGACCGTTCAGTTGTCCGGAACTCACTGGGGAATCCATGTTCAATAACATACTACCTGAAGCAGAGGTAAGCTCAACAGTGTTAATTTGGCTGGTCATTTTTCCAGTTGTGTTTGTTGCACTTGCAACAGTAGTTAAATTTACAACTGATCCATTAACTGAAGTTGCAAGTTTAATCTGAGTTGTGTTTACTATCTCTATTACATAGTATGTTGTTCCTGCAACGATTCCACCAAAATTAGTTACTAATGAACCTGCAATTTGCAATTCTGTAAATATAATAGGTTCATTAATTTCTAATGTGTCAGTAGTTTCTTCAAGTGTCACTGTGTCACTTGCACCATCAGTTGAAACTAAGGTAAATATATTTGGGTCCTTTGTTTCTGACATTGTAAAGTTTTCACCATCAATTACAGTAGTAACATAATAGGTTTGATTTGATTTGATTCCACCAAACTCAGTTCCAGTAAAGAATATTGGTAAGTTTGTGTAAAAACCATTTGTACCAGCAGTACCAACTAAAGTATAAGGAACTGTTATGGTATTAGTTAAAGCAGTAGTTGCATTAATATTTCTGATATTTGGAAAATTAACTGAGACAACCGCAGTATTTATGATCTGCCCGGTACTTACATACAAAGGCGAAGAAGCAGTTGCAGTAGTAAGTGCTAATGGACTACCTAAAGGATCACCGCCTGCAATTGTAGAAACAGTAAATTCATCTAATCCTAAAATACTATGTACATAGTAGGTAGTAGTTGAACTTAACCCACCTATCATTGCACCGCTGAATTGTATAGGCATTCCAATGAAAAAGCCAACTGTTGAACCAGAACCATTCTCAAAAGTAGAACTTACATCTAATATAATACTGTCGGTAGATGATGAGGTACTCAATGCACTACGTAAAAATGAACTATACGTAATTTGTTCATTATTTTCAACACTATTAATAGAAAAAACTGAACCATTGAAACTTGCAAGTATATTAGAAATCGGAGGATCAACACTTTCTAATTGAATCGTTGAACTTGATAGGAATGTTTCCGCAAAGGGTGCGCTGTAGAAACCACCCGGTTCCCAATTAGTAACTTGACTTGTATAACTTGTTCTGTCAAACTTGATAGTAGTTTTGTTTTCTCTTGTTGGTCTAGAGGTAACAACTGAAATAGCCTTCGCACCCATACATAACTGATATTCACCTGTACCTAAATTCAACAAATCTATTCTGTTGAAATTGTTATAGCAATCATGTATGTTGTTGTATAAACCTATTTTCAGATTTGGGGTAATTTGTAAAACATTAACGTAATACCATTGACCATCTATCAAATTGCCAATATTTGTTCCAGAAACAACTTTATATTGTACCAAATCACCTGTCTGTAATGTATTAATTTCCAGATCAATTGAGCTTGTGAAGGCAATATCATCATTAGCAAATGACACATTTGTAGTTGAAAACCCTAAAGTAACTGAAGGTTCAATTATTATTTCTGGAATAGTCATATATCCTTTTCCAGGATCTATTACTTCTACACCTATTACCCTACCATTATTCATTATTGCTTGCAATAACGCTGGTTTTATTGGGGGAGGAAATACAGTAGTGTCTATCAATGCATAAACATCAGGAACTTCAACATAATTTCTACCTGATTCCATTACTAATACTTCAGGTAAGTTAATATAAATTTGATCCCCTGGAATGTGAGTTTCAATAGCTGTACCATCTACTCCTCTCACTAGTTCAGTTAGTAGTCCCAATTCTCTGTCAATATTATTGTACTGAATAATTTCGTTACCAATAACTACAGTTCCCGTTACAGGAAAACTGTTAATGTTTTTAACCGACATTGAAGTTGTATTCAGTGCAAGATATGAACTAAGATATGTTATTGGAACATTTTCATATCTAGACAGACTTAATCCTCTGTTACTAAACCATTGATTATAGTTTTGATCATTCCAAATATCACTGGTAGTAGAATATGTATAAACATTATCAGGATTTGAGTAAACTAATTGTGGTGAAACAAAGTTATCAACAGAGGTATTATATTGTGCAGGTAAATCAAAATCAGTTATGTTACCTTCATATACATCTGTACCTGTGTATCTAAATGTGAATTCTTTAATAACTACGTGATAAGGTTTAGCTTCTCTGATATATCCTTCCAAAAATTGATCATTGTCATTTTGTAAATTTTGTATAGGTCTAAGTTCTCTGATTGTATGGAAAACATCAACAAGAGAAGTTTTATTTAACCAAGGCAAGTAATTTTGATTTTCTAATGTTTCACTTTGAATATACTCAAAAAGTAAAATCAAACTCTTGTTTCTAAAGATAGAAAATTCATCAGTGAAAATTTGTTCGTTGATCGCACGAATGATATTTCTTGTTTCTTGTGATGGGAAAGAATCAAATGGTGTTGCATCAAAGAAATTATCACCGAATCCAATCTTTCCTGCACTGTAATCATACAGTAAAGAACTAAATTGTATAGTTCCATTCTGCAATCCAATTCTTATCCAACCTACTTCTGTGTAGATATATGTCTCTACACCTACTGTATTGTTTTGTGTGACATTTACGATTGTGCCAAAAGGAACAGTTAATGTTGACAAATCAGCATAGTAAGTTACCTGATATGCAGCTTTAGTATTATTACTGTATCCAGTTGCCCACCAATTTGCATATTCCCAGTAATCTTGTGTACGATAGAATGGTAAAGGACCACCTTGCCATTCTGGATTATCTACTGTTGAAGGATTGATCGCACCCTCAGTGAACAATAAACTAAACTGCTTAAGTTCAGTTATTGGGAACTGTAATAAAACTGTGTTGGTATACTGAATATAATTTTTTAATGCCAATAACCTATTGTAGAAAAAGCTTTGTCTGGGTCTTACAAGTATACCAGTTTGAACTAGTTTAGGTAAATTAATATCAGGTACATTTTCTCCTTCTTCATCCAAACCTGCAAAACTATCTAACAATCTGTCATACAATGAGATAGGAACACCATCTACTGTGTCTGGTACGCCTGGTAAAAAGTCATCAGCATAATTTGATCTTATCAAATCATATTGATTGTGAGTCAAATCATCACTATTTCCAGTTGCAAATCCTATATTCAATAAAGTATCAGATGCATTGATATATGGTCCTGAATTGTAAAGTGCAAACACATCAGGTAACAATGGAGCAAAATAGCTTATACCAGAAAACTTAGGGGAAGCTATATAACGTTCAATAATACTATCTGCTAATGTTTTACCTTGATTTATGAAGATAATGTTAGAATTTCTTACCCAATAGAAATATACTGGGGTAAGTGTTCCTTGATCATTTATTATGAACTGAGTTGAATAACTATCAAAATCATAAACTGTTCCAGGACCTGTGTAGTTTATAGGCAACACATCACTTGATATCCATGAATAAACTGCTACATCACTACCTGGGAATAAAGTGGCCCAATATTCACTATTGTATGCAATATCATTGTTTTGATGATAGTTTACGAATCTTACATTTGAAGTGTTGAACCATATTTGTCCGACTTGAGTTGCACCCCAAACTAACTTACCATTAACATTAGATCCAGAGTTGTATCCAGCTGGATCAGCGTTACTAATAAAGTCGATATTTTGTCTAGCCGCACCAAGAATTTTTCCTTGTAATGGATCAATATAATCCATATTAACTAATGTGTTATTGGTTTCAGCACTAAACAATTGGATGTTTGCAATCTTTTCAATATCAACAACTTTGCTTGACTGTCTGTAAACTTGCCAATCTGATAAACGTGTGCTATTAGTATAGACGGTTACGATACCATCATCTTGATCTGGTGTTCCGATCAATACGTTAAAGTTGTTGAAGTCAAGTGCAGTTCCATATTTAGGCTGACTTCCATATGTTTGATCATTTGAATTAACACTTTGTGCATAAATGTATTTTCCAGGATCATTTATGTTTTCATTGTAATTACTTACATAATCAAACATGTAGACTGCACCTGCATTTGGATATTGATCTATAAATTGTGTTGCATTGTTATCAAAAATAGTGTCATTATCCTGATTTTCATCGTCAGTAAAATCAAAAGTAGTGCTTGAGAATCTTGTTCCAACTATTG